CGCTAACCGGACTTGAACCGGTACGGGTTTTACCCCGAGGGATTTTAAGTCCCTTTGGTATATTTAATAAAACTGCGTAAATACGAGATTTTCATGCAGTTGTCATTACGAAAGTGTGTAAAAGTGTGTAAAAATATTTTGAGTGTGTATTACCAATTTAGCTTTGTGCTGATTGTATTTTACATTTTTATGTTATAAAATATTACTTATTGTTATTCCTCTGCTTGACAATTTAGATTATTTATGTTATAATAACAAACTACCCTAAAAGGAGATAATCATATGGCAAATGTCGGAAACAAAAAAACTAGACACATTAAAAATTTAGGTTCAGTTTATTATGACAATAATCGTGCAAAGTGGATAGGACAAATTACCATTGGCAAGTATGGTAATGGTAGAGTGAAGGTAAAACGTTTTGTTAGCTCAAATCAAAATGACGTAATAGACAAAATGCGAAAATATAATAAAACTCATGCCAATAATATGATTTTGGACGAAATAAAAAATTCTTCAGGAGATATTCTTGTAAGTGAGTATTTCCACAATTATATGCTCACAGTAAAAAAAATTCGTCTAAAAAGAGCAAGCTATACTAGGGAACTTGGAACACTTAATAATCATGTCATTCCGTATATAGGTGAATATCGAATGAATGAATTAACAACCGAAATTATTCAAAATGAAGTTTTAAACAAACTAATTTATAAAGGATATAGCTTTTCAACTATTCATAAGGCATATGTTTTAATAAACCAATGTCTAAAATACGCTTATCATCAACACATTATTTCAAACAATCCTTGTGATTTTGTGGCTGAACCTTCAAAAAAGATATTTACTCGGAAGTCCATTCGCTTTTTCACTGACGAAGAAATTGCCAAATTTATTGATTGTGCAACATTAAAAGATAGTAATAATCAATATAAATACGCAAACGGTATTGCTTTAGTTATATTGATGTATACAGGGCTTCGTGCAGGAGAGCTTATGGCATTACAGTGGCAAGATGTAAATTTGAAATCAAATTACTTAAACATACACAAGAATGTTGTAACTTATTATGACGATAATAATGAACGCAAGGTTGCCAATCAGGAAGATACCAAAACACAAACACATCGTTTTGTATATTTAACGAAATCTGCAAAATCGTATTTAAAACATTTGTATTTAACTCGTAAACCTCGTTTAAACGACTATCTTGTTATTACTGCGAGTAAACGCTCGATTGACTCTCTGGAAACAACATATCGTTCCATTTGTAAAAGAGCCAACATTTTAAATCCACAAGGCTTGCACACGCTCAGACACACTTATGCTAGTCTTTTAATTCGTAAAAAAGTAGATATTAAGATCATAAGTGAAACATTGGGTCACGCCAGTGTTGCCTTTACCTATAACACTTATGTACATCTGATTGAAGAAGAAAAGGCTAAAACCATTAAAGAAATAGACATATAAGACGAAAAGGACAGAAATCAACTTTCTGTCCTTTTATTTATTAAAGTATTATGTTTCTATCTATGTATCGTTGTAATCTATCTACAACAATATATGTTTTATTGCCTATTCGTATTGTAGGTACTTCATTATTATTAACGAGATAGTATGCTTTATTTTTACCGATATGCAGATAATTTTGCAGCTCCTTAATCGTCATTAAATTAGATAAATTGTATTCTTTAAATTTGCAATTCATTAATTGTCCTACCTTAAATCTTACTTCCCACTACTACCAAGGCGACCTGTACCCCTTTCTGACGGAATGGCTTTAAGCTCCTCGTATGTATATTCTTCTATCTCAACTTCTGGAACAGGAAGTACAAGAGCCTGACAAATGGCTTTTTCATATGGGTATAAAATGTAATTAGCTTCTCCATATGGGAATAACAAAATACTAGCAAAATCGTTAAAGTCAGTAATAGACTCTTTCTTGCAAATGACTATTGGTACGTCATTTGTATTAGTAACTGGAACACCCCACTCGCCACGATAGCCACTGTCAATTATTCCACACCTCTGTGCCATGCCCTTAGTGCCTGTTGAACTTCTCTCGTGCAATACGAAACAGTAATCTGTATCACAAGCTGAAGCTATGCCTGTCGGTATTATAACCGTAGTATGTGGTTTTATTATTATGTAATCTTCGTCAAAACAAGGATAAACATCATAGCCTGCATCTTCTAGTCTTTTGGTTGGTATAATTGCGTTTGGTTTTGTCTTTGCAAATTTTACTGTCGTTATCATTTTATCTCCTTTACTTTTCTTTTGCTTTATGTTATAATTAATAGAGTCATTAGTCGCCACCATTCAGAAAACATAATATTGAACACATTATAATTTCTATGGTGGCTAATGACTTGTTTAAGGGTTTGTTTGTATGCAAGCCCTTTATTTTTTTGTTATTAATCGCACCACAATACTACTTGGTTTTGTTTTAGGCTTTTCTGCACATCAATAACTCTCTGATTGCTTGACCCTCGCCATTTTAATGTTATGTCACGTTTACTATCTTCGTATTGACCGTCAATGATTACATCAAGATACTCCATAATAGGCAAATCTTTAATTTCTTCCCACTTATAACCTGTATACAGCCATTGAGTTTTTGTAGGATGATAAAATTTAACCAATGTAGATATTGCTTGTATGATTTCACGATTATCTGGTAGTAAAGGATCACCGCCCGAAAATGTGATACCTGAAATATATGGTTTGTCTAAATAATCACATATTTCAAAGAAAGTATCTAAATCAAATGGTATACCATTATTTTTGTCCCAAGTTTGTGGGTTTTGACAGTTTTGACAACGGTGACTACAGCCTGATACCCAAAGGACAACTCTGCAACCAGTTCCATTAGAAGTGGAACATTTGTCTATTTTTAGATAATTCATGCGTGTCTTACCCTCATTTCTACTTCCTGTTGTTTGCCTTTGTTAAAAGCAGATTTGTAGTCGCCTGTTAGATATCCTGTTACTCTACGAAGCCTACGAATGTCAGGGCAATTACACATAGGACATTTATCATTAATTTCGTCCGTATATCCACAATTTGTACACATATCATTTGGCACATTGATAGCAAAGTATGGTATGTCTTTATCCATAGCATAGTTTACTATTGTTTCAAGCGACTCAAGATTATTCTTTACTGTGCCTTCAAGCTCAACATAGGTAATACAGCCTGCGTTTGAATATCCTGTAAGTTGTGATTCAATGTCAATCTTTTCAAATGGTGTCATATTAGTCCAAACAGGAACATGGATAGAATTTGTAAAAAAGTCCTTGTCTGAAACATTGGGAATTACACCATATTTATCTTTGAATTTCTGCATGGCTGTATAACAAAGATTTTCCGCAGGAGTAAAATAGACACCGAAGTTAAGTTTATATTGTTCTTTGAATTTAGCACATCTATCCTTAAATAGCTTTTCTATTCTTTTAGCAAGCCTCATACCTTCTTCGGTTGTATGGTCTTTACCAATAAGAATTTGAAGTGTTTCTGCAAGACCAAGCTGACCGATGGCAAGTGTTCCGTGTTTTAATGCACTGCGAATATCTTTTCCGTCATATCCTGCCATGACATTGTTTTCGTACATAAACTTTGCCGATTTAGGATTTTGAGAACAAATCCATTCAAATCTCTCGAGTAACATCGCCGCAGCTTCTTGAATTTTTACATCAAGAAGATGCATAAATCTACTTATAAGAATGTTTGTATCATCAAAAGAATGATGCTCCTTGACATCCATGTCATAATCTGTTTTACATTTCATAGCAAGGGTTGGCATAATAATTGTTGCAGGACAAATATTGCCACGTCCGTCTTTAAGCTGTCCGAAGCCATTTATATCATATCCGTTTGCCGTCCTGCACCCCATTGTACTGAATAAAGTTTTAGGATCATTTTTATCGTAACCTTTGTTACCACTCCAATCACAGTTAGCATAGTTTGGATATAGCCTCTGTGCTGTTGACTTTAAGGCAAGTTTAAATAAGTCGTAATTAGGTTCACCTTCTTTACGATTTACTCCCTTCATGCACTGGAAAATGCCACAAGGGAAGATAGAGGTTTTATGTAATTTGCCAATACCATTGATAGACACTTCAAGCAAAGCTCTAATTATAAGTCTGCCCTCTGGCAGTGTACAAGTGCCATAATTAATGCTAGTAAAGGGAAGTTGATTTCCTGAACGACTTTGGAGAGTGTTGAGATTATGATACATACCCTCGACAGCTTGATAAACTTCTTTGGTAGTCATATCTATTGCATATTGATAGGCTTTTTCATTACGTTTGTCGTTTGCTTCAATATCGTCAAAAGATAATTCATTTGGTACTCTATTTATATAATCTTCCGATGACTCACAACAATATTTAAGTCCATCTCTAAAATGCTTTGAAAAGCTTTTCCTAACATATGGTATCATAGTCCAATCTAGGTGACTAGCCGAAACACCGCCAAACTGCTGTAGGGATTGAAGCTGAAAAATAACCGCCACAAGTTGGAATGCTGTACTTACTGATTGTGCAGGTCTTACATCCGTTTGTCTTGTGTTAAAGCCATTTGCAAGTAAATCGTCAAACGGAATTGTCAAGCAATTATGATCTCCCACGGCATAATGGGACAAGTCATGAATATAAATTTCGTTATTAATATGATTATTTCTTGCCATGTCAGACATACAATACTCAAGAGCATATCTTTTCATAACAAGGTCTGCTGTCTCGCCAATTCTACCACCAAATGAATGTTCATCAACATTGGCATTTTGATTTTGAACGTTTTCGGCTGATACTTTTTCTTTTACAGCTTCCATTAACTCCTTGTATTCATTTCTTACCATAGCTCTTTTATATCTGTATTTAATATAAGCTTTCGCTACATTTTTGTCATAATCCATAAGCGTTGTTTCAACTATATCCTGAATATCCTCTACTGAAATTTCTAACATGGTTTCAAGTTTTCTGCACACTTCAACGCATATGTCGCTTGCAAGTTCGGCATTTATATCCGATGTATCAGAATAAACTTCATTATACGCTTTCAAAATTGCTTTACCTATTTTTGCCCTTTCAAATTTTACTTTAGTTCCATCTCTTTTAATTACTATTTTGCACATTTTATCGCTCCTTATCATTGCTTTCAGTTCCATTGGCATTTTCCTCTTTATCATTCTCATCTAATTCATTAAGCATTTCGGTCACTGTTCTATAGGCTATTAGAAAACCAAGTACAAGCCCAACCAAAGCACCAATAATAAAATTAGCCATTTTTATCATGTTCCTTTCTGTATTTTTCGTATTCATTTCTAATTTGCTCCAAAGTACAAATTTTATACGGTATATGTCTGTTGTCACAATATTTAATCTCCGTACAGCAACCTTTGGAGAATTGCCAATCATTTGAACAAATAATCATTTCATCTGCAAGTTCTTCAAGTAACAACAGAGTCATGTTTAACCCTTGCTCATAAGTGGTACAATCGTAAAGGCTACCAAACATTGCAATAGGATTGAGATACAAATTCTCAGGGTGCATTATAGTTAACAACCTTTGGCACTCATTTATTTTACTTAAATTTTCTTGCTTGCCACCATATGGGTGGGATAAGTAAACAATGCTATTATAATGTTCTCTGTTAATTATGTTCAGTTTCGGTATCATTATCTCCCTCCTGCTTAGCTATAATTCTTTTCACATAATTTTTTAGATTTTCATAAGCTGTGTTGATATTTTCATCATTATTGATAACGTAATCAACAGATGATTTGCAGTTTCTAAATTCTATCTCGTCTTGCTCAAAACGTTTTCTAACTTCTTTAAATGCTTTGCCAATATTCTTATACATTTTATAATAACGTCTAAACAGGCGATCATACCGAGTAATCGGCAGGCAATCTATAAAGATAGAATAAATTTCTCTATCACCCCTGTACTTTTTACGGAGTTCATTAAGCCCTGTTTGGTCTACAACGTAAAGATTATATGTATCATCGTCAATTTGACTTGCCGTTACTCCATAATGATTACCAAGATAATAGTTATATGCCACAATATCATTAAGTGCTTTAAATTCCTTTTCTGAAACAAATGTGTGACCTGCTTCACCCTCGTATCTCGGAGAACGAGTTGTGTAAGAGGGTATCTGCTTCATATTAAATTCTTTTTCAAGCATTTGTACAAGTGTTGATTTACCACTTGCCGAAGCTCCAAGTATGCAAAATAGTGGTTTAGTCATCTTTATTCTCCTTTAAATAGCATGGAAACATTTCTTTACACTCTCCAGCGTATTTACACATAGGAACTAAAAAATCTTTCCAAATATTATCAAGTTCAATAATTTTATCGCACATTTCTTTTATAACTTCTCTTGTTTCTTTGGCAGCCTGATTACACAATCTTTTATTGGCAATGCTCATGAGTTCTTCACCATTAAAGTCCCATATCATATTGACAGGTGTGTCCTGTGGGGCTTTAGTCCTATCATAATCAGATTGCCTATCGTTTCTCTGAGATTTAACATAAGGTTGTGCATGAATGTGTCTTACAAGATGTACCGCCACCCAATTAGGGATATCTTCAAACAGTACCGCAAATCTTAATCTACGTATTGGTGAATGTCTTGCTTTTAATATTTTATATTTCCATTCGTCTGTCGGTGGTGTTTTAGCCTTTAGCCCTACTGTCACCAAAGCTCTTTGTTTTACTGCAATCCAATCTTCATTAGTTGGATATTCAAGTATTGTTACTTTCATTGTTTTTTCCTCTACCTTATAATAAATTCTGCAAACATTTTTTCTGCGTTCTTTTCGTGTTCTGTCGGCACAAACATTATTACTTCGTTTTCAAGGTCAAGTGCGAATATGCCCACTATACTACTTGCACTTACGCAATAATGACTCTGCTTTAGGTCTATGTTATAATTAATCATATTTGCAAGCCTAATAAATTTTTGTACCTCTTTTACTGTAGTAAATCTAATTTTATATGCTGTATACTCCGTTACCATTTTCATCTGTCCTTTCTCGCTTGTTTAATTTGCTGTCATAGCAACCATAAAGGCTCTTTGTACGATTGCTTTATTTTTGGCTTTTGTGATCTTCTGCCTTTCTCTAGCCTGAGTAAGTTCTTCCTCGCTCATGAAATATGTATTTAACTCTCTACACTCTGTTTTATAGCGTTTTAGCTGTCTACTCTCCTCCTCTCTAGCTAAACGCTTTCTTTTTCCTGCTTTCTTGTCGTATGCCAATTTTTAAATTCACCTCTTTTCTAACTAATTTTCTGAATCGACACAATATTACCAGAATAATTGCTATAAGTACCAATGTTACCACTGCTCATAACATCATTATCAAGTGCATATGTATCAACTATAAATTCAACCACGTTCTTAAAGCCATTGCCTGTGTCTCTATACTGATTGTTATAGTCAGTATGGATATCAGCTTTACAATCGGCTAAAACAGCGGTGAATGAATTACCTGTGTCGGTTGTAATCAAATAGCGTGTGCCTATTTCTGTTCCATAATAGCTACCGAGAGCTATACAAACATCGTCACATTGTCTGCGTATTCCCTGACTATCCGTCCAACAATTAAGTTGTAATTGATATTGTGAAGAGTTGGTGTCAGTTATATAACGATAGTCCATGTAGGCGTGAAATGAAGTGTCGCCTATTGGGATATTATAACTTATCAATTCTATTTCTGGCTCTGCTTCAGACTCAGTAACTATCGTTGTAGTTTCGGTTACTTTGTGACTATACGGCTTTGTAGTTCTTACTTCTTTTGTAGCGGTTTTAGCAGTAGTAGTTTCGGCATTTGCTACAGTTTCATTTTTTATATTTGTCGCTGATTTGCTTTTGAATGTAGTTTTTGATGTATTATCTGTTGTGTTTTTAGTGATATCAGGTGTTGTTTTTATGTTCGTGATAGTTGTTGAATTTTCGGCTTTATTTTTTTCAAAATTGTGTTTGTAATCTTCATTGATACCTATAACTTTCACAACTCCAAAACCGATAACTATTACGCAAACAGCAACTATAAGTTGTATTATTTGTTTTGTTGTCTCGTTTTTCTTTTTGTTCATATGTGTTTATTCCTCGTCATCGTAATAACAATATTTATTGTCATAATTTTCAGCGTTCATTTTTTCACAAGGGATATCGTTGTATTCGCACAAATCATCAATATCCATATTATGATTTGACAAATATTCAATAGCCTTTTCTTTAGCACATTCGCTACAAAGTTCTTTCGAGTCATTGTCAATAATATAAAGCATATCAACCTCAGTTCCACACTTATCACATATTAAAACACGATAATCTCGACCCATGTAACAATGACAGCAGGGAAGTCCAAGAGCAGTACAACCCACACAATCATTTCGTATCTCACTTGCCATGTTTTTTATTCACTCCTTTACTTCTTTGAATCTAGCGTAAAAGCTGTCATTAATATCGTAAACATTGTCATATGTATTACAACTTTTTCTGCCATGACCGTCTATTAGTCTGCCATTTTTTACTTCGTATACTTTTCCTTCTTGAAAGTTATGGGTGTCAAAGCAAGCCACCCATATACATTTCAAGAGAGTGTTCCAAGCATTATTTAACATTTTGTTTCCTTTCTAGTTTCAGTATCAACCTCAAACAGTTTTTCAAATATGTAATAAAGTACATCAACTACTATTGAATTGCCTGCTTGCTTGTAGAGCTGACTATCAGAAGTAAACTGTTGAGATTTATCAAATTGCTCGTCCTTAAATCCCATAAGTCTGTAACATTCTCTAGGAGTTAATTTACGAACTCTGCAATTATCAACTACACCTATCTTAGATGTAGTTCTAAGACAATTAGAATAATTCTTCATAGGTGCTTGATAGCCAAATGAATGACTGTTTTCTAAAATAACTCCACAAGTTTCACCTTTAGAATCTTCGATAAATTTTTCAAATACCTTACGTTGCCACTCAGCATAAGTATCATTAGGTTCAACTACAACTTGATTGCAACTTGTGGTTAATGTCTGAGCGCAGCCCTTTCCAACACGACCTCTTCTTGTCTTAGAATTAGGCTGCTCCAGATTTACGCTATCACCCTCATAAATCTCTGCATAGCCTTTCTTCGTTGCTTCCTTGACACAGGCTATTGGCTCTGCTATTTTAGGTTGTCTGTTCCCACCCTGCATAATTTCCAATGCAGGGGAACAACCTTTTGCCCTTAATGTGCTTGCTACACCATTAGTATCCCTAGGTTTCCACAGAAAACCTGTTCCTTTTGCGGTATGATTTTCATTGTGCCTAATAAACCCTTTTATCATTGTATCTGTTAAATAATACTTTTCATCTACCTTAACCTCAAGTACATTTTTGAGTCTGATTCCATTGTCAAAAGGCTGTGGAAATTCAAATTTTCCGTCATCAATATCTTTACGAATACTTATAGCAAATACTCTTTCTCTGTTCTGTGGTACACCAAAATCTTTAGCATTTAAAACTTTCCAATATGTATTATAGCCAAGTTCATCGAGCCAAGCTATCCATTCATCAAACTGCGGTTTGAATTTCTTACCGACAAGATTCTTGACATTTTCAAGCATAAGATATTTTGGTAAAGCCAACATTTTATTAAGAAAATAAGAGATAAAACAAAACGGAACGCTCAGATTAGCTACCTGAGTGAATATGATAATTGCAATTATCTTCCAATAAAGAACAAATTGGAGGATTTACAAATAGTGAAAACGGGAAAAATAACAGTAAACGAATTATTTAGTGGTATAGGCGCACAAGTTTCGGCACTAAAAAGACTTGGAATACCTTGTGAAGTTAAACATACCTCAGATATAGACCATAACGCAGTTCTTTCTTATGCTGCTATTCATTGTGGGCTTACAGAAGAACTGATAAATACATATGCAGAGTATCCTACAAGAGAAGAAATGGCTAAGCAGCTTTCAGAAATTAACCTCGGTTATGATTTTCAGAAAAACAAACCATATAATTGGTACAGATTTGTGAATAGTAAGTCTAAGGAACTTGAAAAATATTGGCTTGCCAACAAACTTTCAAAGAATTTGGGTGATATTAGTAAACTCGATCATCTTGAATATGCTGACTTTTGGACATATTCGTTTCCTTGCCAGAGCATATCTGTCAGTGGTAAGCAAGAGGGTATTATAAAAGGTAAAACACGCTCAGGACTACTTTATGAAGTACAAAGACTTCTTGAAAAAGCTAATAAAATGTTGGTTTTATATTTTTAATTGCTTCCATTTTTTTACGATCCAGTTAATGCTTTTACTAATGCTTTTGACTTTTCAATCCTATTTTTCATATCAACAGACAGTCTACTATTAGAACACTTAAATTTCAAAGGATATACTCCGTTATATTCTGCAAGATGTTCCAATGTAATTCTATGCTTGTTTTTCAATTCAGTATATGTTTCGTGAGTACACGTCATTTGGTCTAGTTTAACAAACTCATTACAGCAGGGACAACGTGTTATAAGAATTGATACTTCATAAGGAGAGTGTTTTCCAAACTCTTTTCTGCAATAAGACTCACCCATTGAAACTCGAAGCATTTCTTCTTCTGAGTGACCGATTTCACCTTTCCCATACAATTCTTTGGCTTCTTTTTCCTCAAAATAAAACTCAGAATTGCAAGCTTTACATTGCCCTTTAAATAGTGTTATGCCTTCAATAAAATTTTCACCCAATTTGGTTACAAACATTTGTTACCTCCATTTCCGTCAATTAACTCCTATTACAATTATATAAACTCTGCATTATCAGGTAGTCTATCTCGAAATTCTTTAGGTACTTCACCATTGTGCCATAAATTATTTGTTACGATAATTTCACCTGTATGTAATTTAATTTTAAATTCTCTACCACCATATCCCCTAAAAGGACTATCACTCATTGGGTGAGCTTTGTCTAAGTAATAACAAATGCCATTAATAATAACGTGTTCGTCCTTTTCTTTTATAATTTCAAGCCAGAACTTTTTATGGAAACATTCGCTACTACCACACACCTTCTCATATGGCTCTGCGTGACAGACTTTGTGAAACACTCGACCGCAGATTTCACATTTTATATTTTGAATATTACAATCCATTTTGTTTGTCTCCCAACTTTTACATCAACCATTTTCTATATTTTCTATCTTGCTTACGCTTAATCTTCTTGGTATGGTTGTATATATAGTTCTCATAATGCTCGAATTGCATAGCCTTTGCATAGCAATATAACCATACCACAAAAAAGGTTAAAACCACCATTACACTTACTATAGTTTTGGTATGATGTAAGCCGTATTCGTCATAGAAATGTGCCATAATTGGCATTGTTAAAACAAAAGCACAAAAAGAAATAATACAAATAATAGTATATATTGTCATTCGTGTTTTGCACCATTGTTTAGAATACTTCGCTACTTTAATTTCTTTCATCAATAAACCTCTTTATTGCCCTTTTGAGCATATTTTTCTATAACAAAAAGGTCAAATCCGTTTCTTACGAATTGTTTTGTAAGATCATGTTTTATGCCATTACCCAAATATGTATAGATATAACTCATTTGCTCCATTGTAAAATTAGTTCCACAAATTTTATTAAAAGCATTAGTATTGTCTTGCCAATATCTTATAAGCCTTTTGTCTTGTGAATATCTTAACGCACAAGAGCAATCTCGACTTAGCCACTCACAAAGTTTTACCTTGAAATCTTCATTTGTTTTCACATCGTCAAGCTGAATATAGACATTGAATTTTGGAATAAGAATAACCTCGTTATTTCGATTAATAAAGCTATTTGGGAAAACTTGCAATGCAAGTTTTATACTTTCCAGAAGTTTCATTCTGTCTCCTTTCAACCAATTCCAATTCTTTCTTTGTATTCATCAAGTGTAATTTTGCCCATTTTATAATCTAAAAGTGATATAAATTCTTCTGTAGAAGTACAAAAGGGAAAATTACAGTTGTGAAGTTCTTTTCTTATCTTTTCTACCGCCTGCTCAGACGGAATATGCTGCTTACTCTCGTTGACACAGATTTCCGAGATAATAAATTCCATATGCTGATATTGATTTATTAGGAATATTAGTTGCTCTTTCGTAAGAGCGTTAAGAATTTTCTTTGAAATCATTTATTTTACCTCAATCCTAAATCATCAAGTGTTACAGGTGTGTAGTTGTGGAGCATACAACCTACATTTGCACATTTATAAGGAAAACCACGTTCCCTCATTTGTTTGACATATGTTTCAAGAGGTCTTGTATCTCTCCCATTATGAATATGCCCATACAAATAAAATTAAATCCACTCTATTATTGGTAAGCCTTCGTAATTATGTTCCCAAACAAACCATGCAAAGCACATAGTGCTTGCCCAAGGTTTCCCCTTTTCATCTACCTCACTACCATTACGCATTGGGTTTACCCTTTTAGAAAACACATAAATTGTTTTTATAGGAGTGTTTTCCCACATTTTCAATCTATCTTGCCCTTCAAGAAGTTGGATTTTTGCAAACATAATAACTTTTTTATTTGCTAATTCCAATGATCGAAGAATAAATTCTTTTGCAAATTTGAACGGTGGATTGGTAATAATGTTATCAAATTTGCGTTTATAATTATATGTAAGAAAATCAACGTTTGGAGTAATATCAATTCCAAAAGGACTATCTCTACTAACCAAATCAGTAGATACAATTTCTGAATATGGATAAAATTCTTTGAGGACTTTTGATATATGCCCTTGTCCAGCAGCAGGTTCGAGTATACTACCAAATAATTTTTCTCTTTTTAAAATGGCTTCTGTCGCATTGAATGGTGTTGCATAAAAATCATTAGTCACTCTTTCTCTTGTAGGAGACATTCCAGCTAGGCTTGTCCCCGTAAGTGTTTTCATTAAATGTTGTCCTCCTCAATAGTTTGTAATCAAGACCTCTATATCTTTTGTCTTGTCTTTTTTCTGATAATTACAGTTTCCATAAGTAGTGTTTAAATAGTGGGTTTTATATCCATGACCTTCCGCCCAATCCTTTAACGTTAGGTTTGTTTTTAGGTTATTTGATAACGCCCATTTTACATTTGAAATCGCAAGCATATCTCTTAAATCTTTCTCATCGGCATTAGTCCAACCGCCATTTTCATTATAGGTTGCCGTTGAATTAAAATACGGTGGATCGCAATACAGAAAATCATTTTCGCCAAACGCTACGCCGATGAACTCACGAAAATCAGCATTGGTAAACTTGCAGTCTTTATTGCTGATTGCTTCCGAAAATTCTATAAACCTTTCTCTTAATGTAGGGTTAAAATATCTTTCTCCAAACGGCATATTAAATTCACCTTTTGAATTAAAACGCATCTGATTGTTAAAGGCGTAACAAATTAACACATATAAAATAACGGACTGTTTAGATTCCGACTCGTTAAAATAGCTGCGGAGTCTCAAATACCCATTCCTATTAATCTTTGATAGGTCATATTGCTTGATTATCTCATCTATTTCGTCAAGACTTTTATCGGTTCTATTTCTATGTATGTATTCGAGTATTTGGACTACAGGCAAATTCAAATCATTATAAACAACCTCTTTCGCAGGAACATTAATTCCAACATTAAACCCACCGCCAAACAAGTCAATAAAAGTGTCAATATTTTTCGGAAACAATGGTAATATCTGCGGTAGAAGCTTGTATTTGCCACCTACATAATTGAGTGGCGATTTTATGTATTCTTGCTTTATCAGTATCATCTCCTAAATAAAATTTCTCTTTTATTCAGATTTTAAGTATCTAAAAGTGCGTATTTATGCTGTTTTAATATGTAATAACGGTGCGTATTTTTACTCAAATATTGCCAACTCATCAACTTTCTTATCTGGCTTTATCGGGAGTGTCTTAAATTCCCACCATTCAGAGCCATCATACTCATAACGTTCGAGCCAAAAATCCTTGCCGACAACGACTAGGGACATATTGATTTCAAGATGACCCCAACTAGGATTATATCTAATATCTTTAGCCTGATTTTCAAACTCCTCCCAAGTGTAATAGCCATCGTATTTGCCTACCCACTCTACATCAGTAGGTGATTTGCCATTATCATTAAGTATTTCTATCGTTTCTTGTAGCAAACTTGTTTTACAACTCATTATTAACCCTTTGCTTTCTTAATTTAATTATGTTTCGCATTTTATAACCCAAGATGGGTGTTCTTCATGAATTATTCGTCTGGCTAAATCCCATTCTTCTGAGTTATATTGGAATGTAAGCCATAACTGAAATAAGAGTCTGTCAGAACGTTTATGCCGATACGACTCTTTCCAATACCAAAAAGCCTTATAAATTCTATCATTTAAATTATTATAATAGACATTGCCAGTATTAAACATATCGGCTAAACTACGTTCTGAGATTTGTGATATTATGTATTCTTCATTTGTCATGAATCATCTCTCTTTATGAACAAATAATCAGTTGAAATATCATCTATTACATTTTTAGCTGTCTCTTTAAACCATACACTCAAATCTCTTTTAGTCATTCGTAATCCTCCTCAATCTTTTCCATCATCTCAGGATTGTCATAAACGTTGCCAACGATAAAAGAGACACGTTCGCCATAGCAAGATTCGATTTCAAGTTCCGTAAGATCAATCGTATTAAAAAGATGATTCACTTTAAACGTTGGAGTGCCTACATCTGTCAGCTCCCAAGAAAGTGTTTCATCATTCCACCTTACATCCATAAATCTATCAGTGCCACAAGAAGTTACGTTAATTATATCTCCTTCAAAAATTTTCTTGCCATACTTATCTGTTAATCCTGTATATTGGCTGACGGTCTTAGGGTCTACTACATAAGAAATTGGCATTGTATCAACAAACTGCTTATAGTCATTGTCCTCAATCTCTATATTGTCGTAAATAAGATGCTCAACATTAATCCCTTTGTCCTTGAAATATGGACGCTTTTTGCATACATAAAACCCCTGAACCCATTCGCCATTGTCTACACGTTTTCCTCTAAAAAGTATTTCACGCATTGCCGTCACCCTCTTCATTCATATACTCTTTAAAGATTTCATCCGTGAATCTTATCTCGTAAGGAAAAACTGTTATTATCGACCCATTAATGTCCTCTACGATACCTTCGGTTTGACCGCTTCGACCTATGCCCCACATATGAAATAGCATCTTTTCACCATTCACAAGGCAATGTCTTAACGGAAAAGTAACGTTAAGTTGCATATCTCTCATTCTTCAAACTCCTCCATTTTTTGCTCCGCAGTTAGTCTTGCTCCGCAGTTAGGGCAGTAGTTATAATAGCAATGTCCACAATAATATGCCGTTTCAGTTAATCCTTTGCATTCGGAACAAATCCATTGTTTACTGTCAACTGGGTCATTGCTAGGTTTAAACCATTCTCCATGTTTGACTTCCTGCACGTCGGCGGTAGGTTCATCATCAACCAGTTCGCACAGGTTATAATAAAGTTCTTCTATGGTCTTATCCCGATCAAATATGCTGTCTGTTTCCGAATCAATAGAACACTTTAATTTTTCTGCGTCAATATATCTTGACATTTGCTATTCTCCTTCCAGTGACTTTCAAAACCCTTCTCAAACTCTTGTAGTTCCTCATCTGTCGGCTCGTCCTCAGATCTGCCTTGATCGAAACCGAGAGTACAACCGCTTTCAACGCTACAATCTGCTAGGTCGGCAGAGCATTCCACGTCATCGCTATATTCACGATATCCCAAAGCGCAATCCTGACAACACTTCATTACAGGGTCTATGCATCGTGTTGGTAAGTCATGTATAATTTTTTTACTCATTTTCAATCTTCTTTGAAAAATTCTCTCGGTTCAAACCATTTATCTTTAATGATATTTCCTATTCCGACAACTAATCTATCTTCCTGTTTTACTCTAACATAATGACCTTTTATATCTTCCCATTTTGCAACGCCCACAACGTCCATAATTCTTGTAAGTGTTTCAAGTCCCTTTTCAGAACCTTCAAACGATGTTCCATTGAAAAAAGCTAAGTTATAACCACCAAAACTAGCTCCCCAGCCTGAGCCTTTAAGAGTTATAGAAAATGTAAGGCGACAATGATCGTTTATTTCCAATGACACATCGGTTATTTGAGCGTTTTCATAAATAGTGTCAGTGTTGCTTTCTGCCGAAGGTATATTTTTTATTACAGGTTTAGACTCATTTTCTTTTATGTAATTGGCAAAGATAAGTTCACAATTTAATTTATTAAGACGAAACGGACAATTCTCACAAATGCCTCCTGTTTCTGTGCAGTGCTTTACTGCTTTCAAAATCTCCTCTTTTGTCATCATATTCTACCTCTTTCTATAAATAAAACTAAATTTTTATTTGTCGTTGTTTTCTTTGTGCGGTTTTCCGATAAACGCTTCCATCATTCTTTCCCTATCTTCTCTTTCGTGTATTACTCCAATAAACTTTTCGTAACATTGATTGCAAATATCAAGTTCAGTCCATTCAGATGCTTCATAACGACCTTTCCAAGTCCAAACTCCACTAAGTTTTTTAACCTTAAAATGCTGATCGGCTTCATTACTTCTGCATACATCACAAATACATTTATATATTGGTTTCACCTTCTCTCAATAAAAGAAAACTTTTATATTACTCATTCTTATCTTTTTTGCCTAGCAACCACTCAATCGAGGTCGGCTTTTTGTCTTCCCAAGAACAAAGATTGTTTAATACCTTTGTTATGTTGCTGACACTAATTGGATGTATTCCACCATACCATATTGCTTCTGCTTTGCAGGGGCGTGTTTCGTAAGCTACTAAAGCATTACGAATATCGTCACAAGCCAAATATCTATAACCCAACAAATAAAGTCCTTCCAAAACAGTTCTCTGTTCATCTGTTATTTTTGGTTCGCTTGGTTTATTTATCACATCACCAACGATTGTACCTCTTACTGTAGGCTCATCGGTTGTAAATTTTGGATTAGATATTCTTATGATAGTTTCGCCAGTCTTTCTTTCGGTTTCAATAGTGATTGTCTGCTTAAAATTATCAGCATCTGAGTCCATGTGTTCAAGTGAATTTTGAAATATCCAAGTATAAATTCGACCTTGGTCAATTTTTACATGATATTTAATAGAATTATCTACAAGCTTAGTGTCAACAATTGTTCCTGTAAAATCTGTGATTTTTACTCTGTCGCCTACTTTAAATTTTTGTTCAGCCATTTAACGTACTCCCTTTCTGTCACTTTATTATTAACGTTTTTCTTTTCCATACGGAACGTGTATAAAATCAAAGACATCTCCCATACCCAAGCCACCTTGATCTTTTGGTCTAATACAATAATCCCATATTTGAGGGTGAGTGATTTTCATACGCTCAAATCGATTGGGACTTTTCTCCAAATGACAGCCAAATCCACAAAACATACAACCTGTTCTTCTCTCTCCCGTTGTCGTATACCCTTCATCAGTTTTTATAACTTTGCCATATACAGAAGCTATTTGTAAATTATTCTTAATTATGTATTCAAGAACATCATTTTCAGTCCAAAATGATATTGGTTTAGATATTGGTCTAAGTGCTTCAAAAGCATTGCAACCAGTTCTAACCCATTCTTTTTTTCGCATACCACTTTCGTAAGCCATTGTTCCCAAAATAGCCTTTTTTCCACTTTGTTTTTCATAGTCCTTACAAGGCTTCTTCTTCATTATGTCGCAACATTGTTCAGAAATAGGAATATCACTATCTGCCAGCCTTTTATATCTAGACAAATTATATCTCGGTGTATATTTATCTTTAATCGCATCAAAATTATAAATCTTACACCAACGTGTATACGATCCTTTTCTTGCGTAACGAATAATGTTTGCTACCTCTTTACTAATCAGAGGATAACCATATGTATCTATTATTTGCCGAAAATTCATATTCGGCTTTAGCCAAGTAACGTTATCAAACGTTTTAACAAAAGCCCTAAGTTCAGGATATTCAAGACCTGTATCAACAAACACAGCTTCAACATCAGGAAACAAATTTCTTACAATATGTAAAAGAACTGTACTGTCCTTCCCACCCGAAAACGAGATATACACTTGTCCATTCCAATAATTATACCATTCAAGAATACGACTTTGAGTTATTAGAACTTTTCTTTCTAAAGGTAATGCTTGCAACTCCTTTAAACGTTGAGTATCATGAACTTTATTATCATCTGAATATTTATCATTATTCAATCTGTATTGTTGCCTCCTTTTATAAATGAAATCAACTTTTTATAAGTTGCTCTATAACGTCCTTAACTTTCTCAAATATTTCCGAAGAATAAACAGTAACCTTTAATACAACCATTATTCTGGAAAGTTGTAACAGTAATGTCATGTGTCATATTGAAAATATCATAATTCATCTATTTAAGCATAATTATTATTTAAATTTAGTATTTTCATCTACAATGGAATTATCAGTTATTGTTATAGTCATTTTATCATTTACTTTTATTTTAACAATGTTTTCCGAATCATTATTATGTTGCCACCAAGGGGATGACAATCCTAAATCCATATTCTCCGCTATTACATATTCTCCATCGTAAAGCCATTCTGTATTATGTTCAATAAATTTAGTACCTGATTTTAGTGAATTAACATAAGCTACCTTTCCTATATAATTAGGAGCTAAATTCCATTCAGGATATTTAATAATAAATTCATTATAGATAGCAGGCATTAACTTACTTAAAGATAGTAGAAAATCAGGAATTATTTTATCGTTATAATCTGTAATAACTCCACCTAGTAACGCTCTAGGCTTAAATGTAGCGATGTTATAAATAAGGTCTGTATTAAATTTATTCATAGGCACATAGTCACTTTCAAAAATATAATTAGACCTAATTGTATAGTAATTATTTGTTTCTTTGTTTAATGCTACTTTAGCGTATGTTAAATAAATAAAAACTGTGTCACCTATAATAGCTAAATTGTTAGTATTCGGATAAGTTAGACAATTATATTTATCATTAGAAGTGTATTTACTTTTAAAATCACTATATTTCTTAGCTCTGCTAGTATAACCTTTAGTATTTATAACACTTCCCAATTTACAATGTGGTAAAGCAAAAGGTGTGCAATGATTTAAACATTGCTTATTCTTATATAAAGAACAGTTATCACAGTTGTCACAATAAATTTCATGAGCTTCCAATGGACTTTCTTTTCCACCGAATATAGATTTACCACCTGTCAAATATACATCTATTAAGTTCATATTTTACCCTTTCTCTATATGATTTTTATATATCATTTCTTTCATAATAATTTCTCCTATCTCTTATACTTTATAAAATTCTTTATCTTAAAAAACAAAGCTTTTATCTTTTGTGCCAATATCATCACCCTCTCTATCTCTAACAAGCGTACTCGAATGATAGTGAGTGCATATAAAACGCACTTAATTAATAATAGGTATATACTCAAGTGTACTCGTTTAATGGTATACTCATATTATAATGCACTAATTAATAGTTGTCAATATGGCAAAGTATACAAAGTTTGCTAGATAAACTTGTTAATTATATATTAACCGCCCAATAAGCTTAACCAAGTGTTTCTTTGTGAAGCCTGCATTTTCAAGCACCTTTGAAAAGCACTAGGCTCAGTAATCAATGCACATTTGGTTTTAGCTCTGGTAATCGCAGTATACAGCATACAGCGGTCAAGCAGCTTATAATGGGTATTGTCGATCAGTACAATAACATTCTTAAAACCGCTACCTTGCGTTAAATGGCAAGTCAGACAGTAAGCCAACTCAATACTACTTAAATCATTTTGTAAGAAATCAATTTCCTTGTCGGCAAATTTAATTGTAACAACATTCTGCTTCTTACCGTCTTTAATTGTCTGTTCAATTTTTGTAATATAACCCATTTCTCCATTGAAAACATTTCTATTATAGTCATTCGTTCTTTGAATAACTTTCGACCCAAGACGAAATGTCTTATTACCATACCTGATCTCAGGTGCAGTATCGGGTGGAATTATCATATCTTGTAAAATAGAGTTAATTTCAAAAGAGCTATTTATCCTGTCCTTTTTACAAGGTGTCAAAATAATCGTTTCATCATAGCCGTCTTTCTTAGCTGCCATTGTATACAATTTAATAGCCAATTCACGCATACCTTCACGGCTCTCTCTAAACATATAGGTCATGTCTTGTAGCTCGCCAGTAACAACTTTTAGTTTTGGTTCAGGCAATGGGTTTTCTCCATTTCTAATTTTAACTGAGTCCGAAATAATACCTGACTTTTGAGCCTGTCTTAAAATCTTAGTCAGTTTACAACAAGTAAACACATTGCAATTAAGTAAATCATGAAAGATATTGCCGCAGCCTATTGGCGGTAACTGACTGTCATCACCTACAATAATTACTTTTGCACCCTCTTTTATAGCAGAAACCAAGCTATAAAATAATGACGAATTAACCATTGAAGCTTCATCAAGTACGATAATATCGCTAGGCAATCTGTTGTCAGAGTTATAAACAAAACCTATCTTGTTAAAACCAAACAATCTGTGGATTGTACTTGCGAATAAACCTGTTGCCTCGGTTATCCTAATTGCAGCTTTGGCAGACAAAGCACAAGCTGATATAGAATAGCTTTTATATATCTTTGTGAGTCCTCTTAAAATCGAGCTTTTACCTGTTCCTGCTCTACCTGTTATAAGCACTACAGGGCTGTTGCAAGCCTTATATATCTCTTGTTTTTGTTCGTCTGTATAGCAAAAGCCTTGTTCTCTTTCTGCTTCCGAGATACCATTTTCGATGTTAATTTTATAGTCTGTTTCTTGTTCATTGAGATTTTTTAGAATATCCAAAATAGATATTTCAGTTTTATATTGGCGTAATAGTCCTACCTTGTTTTCTTCAAAATGTAGAAATATCTCATGTTGCTTTTGTGTGGATTTAAAGCTCTCGTACATTTCATAACAATCGTTTATGTTATCTCTTATTGCACTGTCTAATACAGACTCTAGCACATATGAATGACCGTCATTGTTCCCAACACTCTCAAGATAATACTTAACAAATGCCACAACTCTTTTGGTTGATATCCTGATATCTGGATTTAACTTCAACGCCAAATCGTCGACTCTCTTAAAGCCCAAGCCACGAATTTCTGTCATGATGTAAGGATTGTCAAGTAACTTTTCCTTCAATAATTGAGGATTAGGTTCATTGGAGATCAATTTGGCTATCATGGCATACGTTACACCCAACGGCTGAAGCATGATAAGAATATCTGAAATAACATAGTTATTCAATATATTGTCTTTTATCCTATTCCAACTCCTTTCGCCTATACCCTTGATTTTCATAAAATCAATTTCTCTATTATGAATAACATCATCAATTACATTTGGGTAGACAGCTAAAATGTTTTTTGCTTGCAGTTCTGTGACCTGAGTTTTCAAATATGCTATTTGTTGTTCTTCTGTCTTAGGCACATTTGCAGTAATGGAGATTGGTGTATACTGATACGAATTATATTTACTGTTAAAAGAACAAGTAACCTCAGCATTGTACTCGACACCGATTGTCAAGCGTTGCATTTTACCTGCCAATGTGCTACCTTTTAACTGCTTTGGATCGTCACCAAAGGGATCGTCATAACAATCATAAAAATATGGAATGTCATTAGAAGTTGTTATGAATGTGTACACTCCCCAATTACTATTTTCGTTATAAAATCGCTCCTGTTGAGGAACGATTTTAAACTTAAATGTTTTTTCTGTCATGTCTTTTCTTCCTTTCTGAAAGCCATTCAACATATGGTCGCATAGCCTGTATTGTAACCTTATCTTCGTCTGTTTTCCTGCACTTAATAGCAACCTGAGAACCTTTCTTAACCAAATCTTCATATTGCACAAGCTGACTATTCCAAAGAACACCCTCTATGATACCAAAAGTGGAGTAAATATTTACAAAAGCAAATGGTTTTTTATTTCTATCCTTTTTCTTTTGTACTCTGGAAATAACACCTACAATAACACAATCATTATCATTCTCAATGGCTTCAAATGCTGTTGTTAAATAGGGAAGTGCTTCTTCAAATGGGTTATTGTGTATAAATATCTGTAATGCTTCAAACTCCCAAAAATCAGCGTTTTCAAGATATTTGTTATTGGTTAAAAGAAATTGTTTCAACCTATCTTCTTGCTGTAGGTCAAACTTTTCTTTCTTTTTCTGATTTGCAAGAGTCAGTAATATATCTTTGTCATAGTCATACTTACCGTTACCAATGCGATATTTTTCAATATCAATATCATACTCGATAATAAGTTTGTTATACGTTGGTAACTTAGACAATTCTTTATACTCTAATGGTTTATATAATGACTTCAGATATTTCAACAAACAACTCTTTTTATCTTTCGTAGGTATCGCACCTGACTTCATTAAGTTAATAATCTGAGTTTTTGTCAGTGTTGTTCTTAACAATAAATCTTGAAGGTTTTTATACTTGCCGTTCTTTTCACGCTTGGTAACAATTTCTTGGGCAATTCGTTCACCAATGCCTGTAATCGCAGAAAAACCAAACAGCACATTGTTATCGTAAATAGAAAAATCGACTAGCGATTTATTGATATGAGGTGGTAAAACAGTTACTCCAAACTGTTTAGAGTCTACAATGTATTTATTCACCATACCTGCCTTATCCTTATTCAAATTGAACAAGGCTTTGAAAAAATGAACAGGGTAATTTATTTTTAAATAAGCAGTTTGAAAGCATAGAACAGCGTAGCTATAACTATGTGATTTGTTGAAGCAATACCCACCCTTGGCAGCAAGTTCTTCACTAATAGCTTTTGCTATATTTTCATCATATCCGTTATCAATAATTTCTTGATATAGTTTTTTAGACTCTTCTTTAACTAATTCAGGCATCTTTTTACCGATAGCTTTGCGATACTTGTCGCTACCACCATAACTTCTACCACCAAAAACACGCACTATTTCCATGATTTGTTCCTGATAAATACACTGACCGTAAGTGCTTTCCAAAATAGGCTTCATGTCAGGGTGTATATAGGTGACAAGTGAAGGATCATGTTTACATTTAATAAACTCCTCCAAAGCTCCCATTGAATCAGGTCTATACAATGCCAAAACAGCCGACAAATCTTCCATGTTAGTTGCTTGTAGTCTGAGCAGTAAGTCTTTCATACCTGCACTTTCCACCTGAAACACACCATTCGTCAATGCTTTGCTTAATAGTTCAAATGGACTTCTGTCATTTTCAAATTTGGGGTTGTTGATATTTATATCGTACTCAGATAAGTGCAAGTCATTTTGAATTTCCTGTACCATTTTTAAAGTTTGTACACCCAAAATGTCAAATTTAATGATACCTATTTGTTCAACAAGCCTTTTATCAACTTGAATAACGTGTTCACCGTCAGAGCCTAGTTTCATTGCCATATAATCGCTAATATCGGTATCAACAATACCGACACCGCCTGCATGACAGCTAACCGTTTTAACCCTACCACTTAATTTGCCTGCTATGTCAAGTAACTCACTGTACTCAGGGTGTTCAGATAGGTAGTTTATGTTGTTGTCAATACACTCTTGGAATGTATTGTACGAAAACTTTTTGGATAGTTTATCCCTTTCATTATATTTGAAACCTAGTATTTTACCAACATCTTTTATGGCTACAACAGGTGTTATATACGAGAAGTTTATAATCTGACAAACACGATTTTCACCATATTTATCAATGAGATAATTTATTACTGTAGGTCTGTCTGAAACATCGATGTCCAACTTTACTACCTTGCATTTCTGCAAGGAATAGACTATATCTTCACCATGCGTATCACACTTGTAGTAATACGTTTAGGCGTGTGGCACTTCGAGTCAAGAATTTCACTTGACCCTACGCTCCTTTGAGCTAGTCGTTTGACGTTTTGCATTTATGATTTAATAAGTGTTATTCCCTTTGATTTATAATTTCTTACAATACCCGATAAACTAGCACCGTAATGTTCATTTGCGTATTTAGCTGCGTCTAAAATAGATTGAAAATGCCCTAGAAATACATTGTCTTTGTATAAATCGCAAGTCACATAATTTCTTATTTGCGACATTGTGCGATAACTGTAATGTATGTTTTCTTTAGCGGTACACCATTCTAAGTTATCAACATTATTATTTTTAGTATTGCAATCTAAATGATTAATCTGTGGTAAATGATTGTAGTTAGGAAGAAACGCCTGAGCAACTATTCTATGTACTAATAATTTATGGAATTTATTATCTATTTCATTCTTTAATTGTACCATTAAATATTTACCTTGCGAGTCAGCCCACGGCTTTATTCTTTTTAGTTTGCCCGACTTTGAGGAGTAAATTTCTCCCAACTCATTTACATAATAATCTTTATAGTTTTCAATTTCTTTTAGCATATTGTCTCCTTTGTTTTGCAACGGGAAACAATATTAAATCATAAAATGCAACTTCGCACAGGATTGTCATATCGTCAGACAGAACGACTTAGATGTTCCCTGTTAGCTAATTAATACACCGCCATTTCCTGCGGTTACAATTATAATAATTGTTTAATTAACACCCTATATTTTATAGGTTCACCACACTTAACACATATGGTTTCCCATATGCTCGACCGAAAATCAATCTGGCATTGAAACTCTTTCTGGATTAAGAAAACGCTCAAAAATCAATCCATATTTAATAGGGTTAAGATCAGTTATACCTATTGTATAGCATACAAGACTTCCTGCTCCAGAGCCACGTCCTGAACCTATTTTAACCCCATGAGTTTTCGCATAATTTATAAAGTCCCATACAATAATGAAATAACCGTCAAAATTCATTTGATGAATAATTCCCATTTCATAGTCTAGTCGGTCTTTCATTATTTTCTGCTCTTCTTTAGAAAGTTTGTCAAAATTTCTAGTTTTCCACCCCTCATTAATAAGATGTAAAAGAAATTCATTATTAGACTTATATCCACTTGGCAGGGGGTATGTTGGCAACTGTGGATCTTGAAAAGGCATATGTACTTCTTCTATCATATTAGCTAAAACATTAGTCTGATTTAAACCTTTTGTAACATTATTTACCCCAATTTGTTTATCCATAGTTATATGAATTTCTTCTTCGCTTTGCAGATAACAACCTTCGTAGCTTTCAGACATTGTTTCAGTGTCGTGAGCTATCTGAACGTGCCTACCCTGATAATACAAATCTTCCTTTGTGGCTGCGTGGCTATCTGTAGTAATTATGTATGGAGTGTTTGTTACCTCAGATAGTTTCAAGATCTTTTTATTGTAATTAGTTTGTTCTTCTGATTTGTGAGATTGCATTTCCAAATAGAAATTAGGAAATAACGATTTGTATTCTTCGATATATTTAACACAAATATTAAAATCACTTTCTTTAGCTAATTTTGAAGCTAAACAAGCAGAACAAATAATTAAATCTTCTGCATACGGAGCAATATCTGAAATCTGTACTCTAGGCTTAAAATAAAAATTTTCAAGATTTGACTTAGTGATAATTTTATTTAAAGCCTTTCTGCCATTCTCATTTTTTGCGAGAGCGATAAGATGGAAATACTTATTGTTTTTATCTTTTATGGCAGTATCGAAGCACTCATACAGCTCTACGCCATATATCAGCTTAATATCAGGATATTCTTTAGATAGTTGATCGAAATATATCCATGAATATTGGTTGCCATGTTCCGTAACTGCATATGCTTTAATGCCGACTTTTCGACATTGCTCTAGCATTTCTTTTGGTGTACCATAGCCGTCCAGTAACGAGTACATTGTATGGTTATGCAAAGAACTATACATTTTCAGCCTCCTTGTATTTTAAAATAACTATCTGAGGGGTAATTACACCCTTATACTCAGATACATTGAGCTGGCAGAGTGCATTAATGCACATTTCATCATCATATCCATTCAAAAAGTCTAATACTTTATCGTCACTAGGGTTACAGAACTTAATTATTGCAATGTTATCATCAGTAATAAACTTCCATGTATCTTCATTTTTACCCATAACAACGCCTTGGCTATGCTCCAAAACTATATTATTAATGACAAATAAAGGCTCTTTAATTCCTGTACCATAACAATTCTCCAATGATGTAACATCAGAAATCATTCCAATATTAAATTCGTCATAATCAAAACAAAAATCTATTGGCAAAGGATTGTCTGAATCAATATTCTTATTTAAAACTTTAATTGCTTCAGCCACGTTCTCAGCTTTTATCTCAAAACCGAAAGCATTTGCGTGACCCTGACACCAATTAAACAGACCTGTTTTTAGTAACTCAGCCTTTAAATCTGGCACATAGCTATTATCAAAGTTTCTAGCAGACCCTCTATATACATTATTTTCTTCATCTTTGCGGAGTATTAAACAAGGTTTTTTCGCATAACTAGCCATTTTCATGGCTATCAATCCAGAAAATACACTTGGGATATTGTTACCTTTTAAGAATAAAACTGTATTTTCGTTATTGTTTACGTTTTTCCTTAACGCAGGAAGTAACTTTTTCACTTGATTATCCTGTCTTGATTTAGCGTTTTTACAAAGTCTTACGACTCTTTGATAAATATTTTCTTTTGTAGTTTCAGTTTCGCCACGTTTTTTGTATTCAAATTCTTCGTCCTGCTCAACAAACGCTCTGAAAAGCAAGTCCTTTTCTTCCATATCACCGACTCTACACATGGCATTTATCAGGGAAGTAATGCAAAATGCAATAGTATGAGGATTAACCTTGCCTTTCATGGAATAATTTTGAGCATTAATAAATTCTTCAAAGCATTTATTTGTGACGTTATAAAGACCTTTATCAATCAGCCTTTTTGTTTCAAAAGAACGTAAATCCATAATGTCAGAAATATTAGCCAATGCCACAAGGTCAAGGTAGTCATCGGCATAATCATTCCAGTAGCAATCATCGAGTGCTTGTAGAAATTTATATACAATTCCTGCACCGCACAATTCTTTATTAGAGTATTCTGAACTAGATTGGTTATTTACTATAACCGCATATGGGTTTAGTCTTTCAATATCATGGTGATCGAGAACAAGTATATCAATACCTTGTTCTGCCAACTGCTTGCATTGTTCAGTATCATTGCTCCCTGCATCGGGAACAATCAACAATTTTGTGCTTTCAGGTATTTCTATCTCAGAAGAAATACCATGTTGCTTTTCAGAATGTATCAGATATGTAATATCAATTTCTTTGTTAAGCCTTTTCAAATAAGAATACATCATGGCAGCACTGCACTGACCGTCAACATCGCAATCAACAATAATCGCCATTTTACTATTGCTTTTAATGTGTTTACCTAACATTTGAACCGCTTCATTAATATTATCAAGATTATCATAAGGAATTAATACGTCATCGGTTAAATGAGTGTATTCATTAACATTAGTTATTCCTCTATTAGTAAAAATAGATATTGGAATATGGCAATAATCATTATTGCCTATTATTTTATAATTCATGTTTTGTTGTTTCACTTCCCATTCTTTATAACTTGCGTACATTTGGCAATCAACTGTTTAAACTTATCAGGATTATCTGTTGGACTTTCTTTTTCTTCCAGTAAATTTTCAGTATCAACAATAGCACTGATTTGAATACAATCCAGAAATTTGTCAGCTATATCGTTTAACTCGTCTATGGTTACGTCTTTATCAAAGCAAAATATAATATGAGAACTCAGCCTTGTCAGCATATTTATTTGATATTGGCTTATTTTCTTGCCACAAGTTGCTACGCAATTTTTTATTCCCATGTTCCAAAGTTGCATAACACCTTTTTCAGCTTCAACCACATAAACGTAGCCTGTCCGAGCTATATATTTTTCGGACAAATAAAGTCCATATAATATTCTAGCTCTGTTGCAACGCTCCAAATATATATACTTAACTCTTTGTTCTTCTTCTGTCATTTCTTCTTGCTTTAAAAATAGTCTACCCTTAACACCTACCAATGTTCCCATTTCATCTCTTACAGGAATTGTAATTCGATTGGAAACATCGTCATAACCTATTTCAAACAGCATTTGAGTATCATATGAGATATTATCTTTCAAAAAATAATCATTAACGGCAGGGAAGTAGTACGATAGAACATTTTCCTTAATCGGCTTTAAAGGTTGCATTTCTTCGTAATTAGACTCATCATCTGCCATTTCAGAAATGAATTTCGTAAACTTTAAACTTTCAGGCAAATCGTTATATTCGTCTTTATAGTAGTTAATACCGCACCAATTACAAACTTTGCGAACAGCTTCATAAAACGTACAACTGCAAAAAAATTGCACAAGGTCAAAAATATCTATCGTATCTAAGTTTGAACTACTATGTATTTCTCGTGTGTAGTCAACAGTTAAAAGACCTTCATTGAGATAAACAGTGATCGCCCCTTGATTATCTCCATCGGGATTGCCACACTGAACATAACCTGCTTTACAGGAAATATGGTGACAACCTATTTCGTCAAGTATGACAGGAACATAATTGTTCTCTAGTATCTTTTCTTTGAGGACAGAAATATCCATTTTATCCTCACTTTCTTCTTAGCTCTCCGACTTCATACCAAGTGTTCAAATCTAGGTCAACTTCAAATACAACTTTCTTTTTACAACCAAATCTGTTTTTGTCTACATTGCCTATATAATACCTCTTACCAACTTTAAGTTCACATTCAACATCTTTGCCCCATTCAGCATCATGCTGAACATAACGATATTTATGAAAGTCACCAACAGATATTTCTTTGAATAACGTCATAGTCCATATAATATGCTTTAACTGTTTTGCATTAGCAATATTATTAGAATTAAGCTCGTCAGGTTTGCAAAACTCCGTATCGTCTGTAAGCTGAATTGAAAGATAACCAAACATATTTAGTTGCTTTGCTAAATCAGTAAGTTTTGTTACTGTTGCCTTTAAAGCTGCCCAATCTCCTGTAGCTTGTGTGTCTTGTTTGCAAGTATCGTAAAAGAAATACTTTGCCCCATGGGTCAAATTGGCTTTTCTTATTTCAAACTCCAGTGTCTTATCGTCATAACCGCCAGCCATATCTTTAACGAGAATCAGCTCATTAGTTTCAGCCTCAATCCATTTGGCGATTTTCATTATTTTTACATATTCCTCTGAATTTTCAGCGACCCTTTGAATGTACTCTTGCAAGGTTTCTGTTGGCTCTCCCCAATCGTCTGTTTCCTGATATATGTACTCACCTGACTTATCCTTATACAAACCAAGTGTCAATTCCTTTTCAGGCTTCTTTAATTTGATGCCGTGTAACTTTTGAAACTCAACATTGTTTATACACGTTGTTATCAGACACTTTCTAAGATCGTCAACACCCATCTCGTTAAGCATAACAAAGACTCTTTCATGCTTTGCAAGTGTTAAATATGCAATGATTTTTGTCATAAATCTTGATTTTCCTGCATTAGAAAGCATACCAATAGCCATTGTCGAGCCTAGTTTGCAACCTCTAAATATGTCATTTAGAATAGGAAAGGGAAGTGACACACCCAAATCAGGCTTCTCCATACACGCAATAAGCGATTGCTTAATATGACTATTCAGAATTTCGGCTTCTTGATTTGTCAAGATCACCGTATGTATTCTATCTGCTTTACCTCTAATTAATCTATAGATGTCTGAAGCCGTAAATTGTTCAAACTTTTTATGTTGTACAATTTTTGTAATATCAAAGCCATTCCTTTGATATTCTCTCAACAAAGAATACTTTTTAATGATTTCCTGATACTTACCAATATCATCAGTTATAGCAATTTTCATCCAACTGTCAAGAGTTTTCCAACCACCATATTTTTTGTACAAAGAAAGTCTTTCAGGCTCTTCTGAAAAATAAGTTAAAATAGTAGTTTTATTGAATGTTTGTGTCCTAGTTTTGTATATGATTTCGGCTGAGTCATAAAAAAATCGTGTAACTTCATCTGAAAAATCATATTTACTACGGATATATTGTCCGTAATTTACCAGCAAATCAGGCTGTTTGTAAATACAACCCACAAATAGAACTTCGGTAGGAACGTTTGTTATAATATCCATGTTTGTCACCTACCTAAATTTCATCAATGATGCTGTCAATATCAAGGCTGTCATTATTTTTATCACGTTCTTTGGGAAACTTTGATGTTGCCATTTTTTCATAATCTATATTAACTTGTTCTTCGCTTGTACCTGTTTTAGCCAATGCCTGTTCTTCTTTCCATTTCAAATAACCATCATATTTAGATAGGATAATAGCGAGATCATATGTAACTAACGCTGCACCTTCGATATTTTTACCTTTACGAGTATTAAACTTGTGTACTTTACGAAGAAATGACATTTTCTTTCGCCACATATCCCATAAATCTTCAACGGGAACAGGTTTGTTCAAATTCTTGTAAGTGCCTTTATACACCTTATCAAGATTTATAAAAAAATATTTTGGCAAGAATGAAATATCATATTGTTTATATAGCCAATCTGTAAATTGTATTCTTGTTTTTTTGTCCTGTTTGTCTTTTTTTATCTGTTCTTTTGTTCTTCTTTTTGCCAAGTATTTCACCGCCTTAATCAAAATAACTAAATAAAGGCAAGTGAGGGAATAACCCTCACTGCTTCATTTATAAAAATTAAATCTTGGAAATAACTTCAAGAACCCTTTCAAGAACCTTAATATCGGTGATCTTCTTCATTTCTGTTGGTTTAATAGGCAGATTTTCTGCTGAAAGAGCTTCCTTTGCCTTTGTCTTACCGACAGGATTAAGACTTTTCATAACGGCTGAAATCTTATCCAAAAGTTCTGTTGTCTGATTTTCGGCAGAGTTTTCATTTGTTTCAATATTATCAACTGGCTCTCCGACCTTGCCCATAACTTCCTTTGTATAAATATCCTGCTCAATATCGACAGCCTTTGTAAGGTCATTCTTAATAGAAAACTCTTTCTTATCCTTTGTTCTATCAATAATGACCTGCCAATCAACAAGTGACAAATCTTCAACTGTTTCCTTATCGTGTACACCTGTCCTGTCCTTGCTGATATACGCACAGAAATTATTATCCTCATTAATGTACATTCTGACAACAGTTTTAACATTATAGTTCATCTGCTTAAAGCCGTCAGGAATTTTTCTGCCTGTTGCAACGCTGGTAATTTTACCATCGTCACCCTTTACGGAAACCTTTTCGTCTGTTTCTCTTGCGGTCACAATAAAGTGTGCGCCGCAGGACATGAGATCAAGTATCAAATCCTGTCCCTTAAAATTAACTGTCTGATAATCTTTAAGTTCAAGTCCTGCACCTTCAATAGTTACAGTTTTTTCAATGCCAGTTAGTTCCTTTTTCTTTGCTTTGACAGTGTTTCTCTTCTTAGAGAACTCCACAAGTGCCTGCTTAGTCGTCAGGTTAAGAATAGTTGTACCATCAACTACAATAGCATCAGCTCTGAATGGTTCACCATCTCCGTCAAGTACAACCTCGTCTGTTTCGTTACCCTCATCATCGAGAACATGAAAATCTTCCTTGTTCTTAACCTTATTTATGTATTCTCTTGTTTCACCAAGGGATTGAGTATACACAATATAAATATTCTCAGTGTTAATGCCGTCAGCTTCAAGCCCACCGATAAAATCATCAATAGAGCCGTTCTCGTTATCTATGTAAAGAACTCTAAATGGCTTGCCGTCAGGTCTTTTAAAATAAGCAAGCTGCAAGGCAAGTGTTGACTTGCCTGTGCCTTCTTCTCCAAAAAGTATCATCTGAAGCTTGCTTTGTGTCTGTGTTGCTTTTCTTGCTCTAGCCATATTTTTTATCTCCTTTTATATTATCGTTTCGTTGTTAATAATAGTGAGTAGTAACAATTTACCACTCATCGTCCTCGTCTGTCAGATCATTATCTGAAACAGAACCCCAATCATTATCATCAGAGCCAAAGTCCTTATTTGCGTTTTCGGTAGCCTTTGTCTTTGCGATAGCCTTATCAATAATTTCTTCTGAATAAAGTTCTGTATCTACGCTATCCTTATCAGCTCCAGTAATGAGAAGTATTCTCTTTGTCGGATTGTTCACTCTATCCATAGGGTTGCTTTCGCCCCAACCGTCATCATCATCTTCCTCAATTTCTTCAATATCATGTTCTATCATAATATCACCAAAGACCTTGAGGGCTGTATATGGCTTGAGCTTTCTTAGAGTGCTTGCAAACTTTGATTTACTCTTGTCAATAACGAACTCCGCATCTTCTATAGAATTGTAAGTTACAATCTTTGCAGATACAGTGAAGTTACCCTCGTCATTCTTTTCAATGCCCATGAACACAATAACCTGCTCGAAATTGCCAATGACATTAAAGTCCTCTGCGTCAAAATCTACGTCCTTGCAGAGTGAAATCTGTGACGGAACAAATCTAGTCTGGTGTCTATCCTGATAGGTGGAAAACTCATTCTTTCCTCTGACAAACACGGACATACCGTCCTTTGCATTATCTGCTATGTACTTACAAGCATCATATTCAACAAGTATCTTCTTGTCGTTTACTTCCTTACCTGTCGAGTCAGTCACCTTTGTCAAGCCGAGATTAATTCCAATAGGTCTAAAGTCCTTTTTGTTAAATGTAAATCTGTCAGCCCACTTTACCTTTTCTGTTGTTGTCTTTCTATCCTTACCCTTGCCCTCGGTCTTAGAGAAGTATACTACGTCTCTTTCCATACCATTGAGATTTATGTATACAGACTTATTCTTGTCAATTTCTACACCGACATTAACCATTCTCATTGGCTTGCCTGTAGAGGTTGTCAACTCTGTATAGAACTTGTCCTTATCACAGCCTGTCAGCTTACCTCTGATCTGAAAACTACCCTTTGTTTCCTGAAGTCCAAGACCCTTATTATTTTTCTTTTCAGCCATTTTATTTCTCCTTTTATGTATTTGTTAGATTTTGTTGTCAAATAAAATTATCATTTTGTGGACTCAAAATTACACCATCTTATCATGCCTTCTTTCTTATCATTAGTACTACTTTGCGTTCATGTTGTCAAGTTCTTCATGCAACGCAGTGCCGAAATTATTCAGTGACTCTGCTACCCATGTACCAGCAATGTCATATCTACTAATTAAATAGAGAAACGAGGTAAATAAAAATGAGAGAAGTTGCATTAGTTGTTGATGAGTACGGTAATGAAATATTCTTCGGCGAAACTATTGGAGAGTGCAGAAGATATTGTGATGAACATCATATTACTGGTGAAAATGGTGAATATATTGCTGTTGGAGATTTTGATGATGAAACTGCATCTTTTGAAATGTTTGACTATGAAAATTTACCTCTTACACCGATTATATAGATATTATCTATGTGAAATCTATCATGCGAACGGCTGGGGGTGAATTGCGGATTGTTGGAATTGTTGGAATGTTGGAAACAACACATTGTATATTGCTTTATTTATATCAGAGTGCGAGAACTGCTTATCACATCTATACTCAGATTTTTCTTTAGGGTTTATTTTAGTATCAAAAAAACGTATCTCTTTATTATCACAACTAGCGTTAGGAAAATATATTCTAGCCAAGGCAAGCAAAGCACCAATATATGCACTATATGTATCATCAGAACAACATTCTGAAGTGCCAACTCTTACTACCTTGCCGTATTCTTTCATTTTCGCAACCGTTGTCTTATCGTGGAAAGTAATCTGAATTTCACGGTCAATATCGGACGATATTTTCTTTAAACAGTTAGCAAAACTGCTATAAATGTAAAACATACTATCACCACCATTTGGCTTAACCGTTTGATATCTAATCATTTTCTTATTATCTATATACTCTATTGCTTTAATCCTTATTACGTTTCCAGTTTCGGTCATTCTATCATCGAAACTATCTAAACCAACTCGATAAAGTTCTCCAATCTTAAACTTTCTTTTGTTCATTTTTATCAAACTCCTTTATTTTTTCTACAATAAAATGTGTATTTTAACGCTCTTTTCAGAACGGAATAAAAATTAAAATCTATGTCAACAGCATGGCTGCTGATTGCTGAAACATTGTAGTAAACACTCTAACGAAGAATGTGCCAAGGTAGATTATTCTTACTACAAAACAATAATTCATTCCATATTTGTTGTGATATTATCTCAATATCAGGATGCTTACGCATTTGCTCAAATATTTCCTTTGTTTCTTCAACCGTAAATTTGCCATAAACATTCTGAAACCACTTTACCAATGTTTTATTAGTATCTTTCGGAAATAAAAATTTAAGTTCATCTGCTTTTAAAATGCTATATGTACCAAAGACATGGTAAAACATATTATGCTTTGAATTAAATCTAGCTACATCAGTTTCCCTTGTTTTAAGATTATCTGTCTTAACCGCACCAAATATCTCTGCAACTGCACACAACTCTTTATCAAAACGACCATAACTCGCACTACCACTATATTTATAATCCATACCCATATAATCACCTACTTTACAAGTTCAAAATACTTTGCTATATCTTCCATAGATAGATTCATTTTAGTTTCCACCTTATTTACTTTTCTTCATTTGTTACTGCTATTACAAATAATACATTCACATACAATATGTTTACAATTATCTTTCCAAGTACAATTTTTACAAAGGCTGCGTCTATAATCAACGATGTCCGCAATAGATGGCATAAGAGATTCACTGTGCTCTTCTAGTTCTTCTTGTGTGGCATTTTCAATTATTCCTATTCCATTTAATTTTGCTATTTCCTTTATTTGTTCCATTGTTAGCATTTTAAAACTACCTCCTATTTTACAAGTTCAAAATATTTTACAAAATCTTCCCAAACAATGTCTACTGTCCCACCAATCGTTGTGATTTTAAAACGTGGTTGCCAAGTATCTGCACGTAAAGCAACATAATTTATCGTCACCACTTGATTTATAGGTATAGGCTCTAAATGGGAAAAAAGTGTATGAATAGTAAATTCCGTATTCGCAGGTATGGTTTCCTTAAAGCACTCTGGAGCATACGGAGAATCTTTAAAAGTATAATCCTTGGTACATCTACACTTCTTACCTTTTAAATACTTATTAAAAAGTTTAAGATAATCTTCTTTTTTAGTATACTTACTTAATTCTCTATCTGTTACCCATTGCCTAGTATTATTAGAAAGGTCAATAAGGTAGTTGTCATTTATATAATACACAACTTTACCTAATGTAGGTTTTGTAAAAGAATTTGTGTAGATTATCTTATCTCCTATTTCATATCCGCCAAATCTCATTTTTACCCTCCAAAATAAAGCCACCACTTAGAAGCTTTTGCATTTATCTGCTTTTCCTTCAACTCAGTTATCTTCTTATTATTATCTTGATACACCTTTATCTGTTTCTTTACGAGTTCATCTGATTTTAAATCAGGATAAAGGCTTACAAGAGTAATAGAACTTTCAGAAGAAGTCATTGCATATGTATCACTTTCATATTCTTGATATTGCTTTACAACTGTATCAATTTGTTCTTCAATTTGATTATTTTGTTGTTCGTACATAGTAATCTTTTCTACAATATATTTAGATTTTACAACTGAAGCTGTAAAGCCCAAAGTTACCATTAAATATATAACTGTTGCAAAACTAGATATAATTAAAGAAGCAAACCAACCTGCTGTATCCTTTCTAGCTTCATTACCTTTCTTATTAAATATTATAGAAATAATAAGCATAGTGATTGATATAATAAATAAAAGTATAATCATATATAATTCTCCTCATATGTAAAATGTAAACTAAGTGATAGTTTGTGTATAAATTGTGTATAAAAGATGAGATATGCGTTAATGGCGTTGACAAGTTAATTGACCCATGTTATAATAAAACAAAAAGGTAAACAACTTGAAGTAAACAAAAGGTGGTGAAAATATGTTAGAAATATTCAATAGTTTACTAAGTGCAATATTGTTTATAGGCAATATGTGTAAACAACTAATAATCAACGTTCCATTCTTGGGATTTGTTCTTATTGCCCCGATCGTAACAGGTATCTTTAAATTTATAAACCACAAAGTCAATAAATACATCTAATATTCATTCGTAAGCCACTCTTTTGAGTGGCTTATTTTTTTTGTTTATTCATCGCCACAGACCCAATTTTATAATTCATTGGCTGATTTATTACACGTTAGTTTGAGTTTGAAGAATTTCCAATGTGAACCATAGTCCATTATTGTTTCCGTACCCTCTTACCAATAACACCTATAAGGTTTTACGTTCCTTAATTTGTTATTTGAAATGTAATCATTCATAGCCCGACTACATTCCTGTGAAGTTCTGTAGTTTCCTATGACTCGTTTTTTTCGTATCTTTCTCGACACGCTCTATAAAATAAAATTTAATCATTTTATCTCCTTATAATTCGCTTATTTCCCTTAACAATAACACAATTATTAGGCACTCCTGTGTCTATCATGTATTTTAAACTGTATACTTCCAAGTTTGGGTTTAACAGTATTACATATTCCAAATTGTCACAATTTAGAAAGGCGTCTGTGCCTATCTTTTGACAAGATTGAGGAATTATAATAGTTTTTAGACTTACACACTCCGCAAAAGCATAACTACCTATGGTTTCTATGCCTTCGGGGAGAATTATATGTCTCAACTTATTGCAAAAAGCAAAAGCACCATCTCCTATCTCGTGTACCGTCTTTGGCAAATTTATCGCCTTTAACTTTTTACAACCAAAGAAAGCATCTTTTTCGATGATTTCTACACCGTCAGGAACGTCTATTGCTCTAAGTGATGTAAAGTTTTCAAAAACACCCTCCCCAATAATTGTTGTTCCATTAGGTATTTTAATATCTTTTTTGTCAAATCTCATAACTATCTTCCTTTCTCTTTTTACGTTACTTTATATTCATAACCTAAAATACGTTACAAAATATTTTGGTTGGACTAGCTGGATTCGAACCAGCGGAATGAGAGAGTCAAAGTCTCTTGCCTTACCACTTGGCTATAGTCCAATGTTGGTACTGCTTTCACAGTACCTTTTTGTTCACCTACCTTTACATACAGATTAGTTTGTAATTTGTAATCAGTGTAATTTTAATTGATGAACCGTTATCGTTGTCGGCACCCGTAACCGACTTGGTGCAACTTAGGGGACTTGAACCCCTGACCCTTTGATTAAAAGTCAAATGCTCTACCATCTGAGCTAAAGTTGCAAGTGCAGGTATCACACTACATTCCCTTATGGTGAGATAAGCTCTGTACCTGCTATGCCAATTTACTTTGTACAGTATTGGCAAACTGTACTGGTGTCACTGACGAGACTCGAACTCGCATGGATTTTTCCGAGGAATTTTAAGTTCCTTGTGTATACCTATTCCACCACAGTGACAAGTGTACTTGTTTCAAGTGTACTCGTTTAATGGTGAGTACATATAGATATGTACTCGTTTAATAGTGTAACTATATTATAATTCACTAATTAATAGTTGTCAATAGCAATATTATATAGTTTACAAAATATTAATATTTTTAGTAACAAAAATAAAAGTATTGTATTATCGGAAGAGATGATACAATACTTTTATTTTTTATAGTTTGCAATTACTCAATATTACTTATCTAACATTTGCTCTTTATAAATTAGATACTCGGTAAACAATCCCCTACGATTTGTTCCGTACCCGAAAAAGCCCAAAATTATATTAAAGTTGTATTTTGTAACATCTTTTTTCATTGCAATTGCACGTTTGGTAACTCGATAAAATAGCCCTGAAATTTCAATATCACTTACTCTTTTTATTATTGGGGCAAGAGTGCGGCGAACGTTTGCGACAAGAGCATTATTATTGCCTATGTCATCATTTAGCAGTCTAAATAGGGAGTCATAGTCATTATAACATCCAATTTCTTTTCCATGAGCATCATAAGAATTATCGTACATTTTTATGCAAATTACACTTCCATTGTAAAAAAAATCTTTGTCAACAAATTTTCTAGAGCTAATATTTCTGCATAGCTCATCGTGCAGTATTTCCGAAATATCGTCGTAATAGGGCAATTTTAAATCAATGGTTCTAACGTTACCATTATCATCGCCAATATACAAAACCTTATTATCGATATCATAGTCGCCCTTTCTAAGTGATTTAATCTCTTTGTTAGACAGACCTATCCAAATCAAATAAGCGTATAACCTTGCGTAAACAAGATAGAAAATAACGTTACGACTAATAGTACTTGGATCTTCGTATAACTTATTTAGTTTTTCGTTAAGAGTTTCTATTGTCATATAATTTCGAGGGATATCTTTGTAGTTAATCTCAAAATTACAATCTATTCCCTCTTCAATTACCCATTGCTTTAAGTAACCACATTGACTATCATATGATCGTTTTGATACACCTGATAAATATTGATAAATATTATCCTGTAACGACAAATCTTCATTATATTTATTTAATAATCCCAAAAGAACTTGAGATTTTCTTTTGACAACTTCAATGGAAGCTTTCTGTGCGAACAAATGATGTTCTACACTTGTTCTAAGTTGGTCTATAGTGTAAAAACTGTTTAATGACATAAAAATCGTCCTTTCCTGATATAATGTTTACATATAATTGTACTAAAAATTGCCTATAATTATATGTATTATACCACAAAGGACGATTAAATGTCAAGTGTTCACCAATTAATGATGCAGGGCAAGCGAAACATAAATCGCTTGTTCAATCTGCTTCATAACATTAGGTGTCAAATGCCCAAGTGTTTTAATAACACTAGATTTATTAATAGTCAATAGCTGTTCACACAAAACGGTGCTAGTTTTCAGTAAACCGCTTTCAACACCGATTTTAACATGGGTTGGTACATATTTTTTTGTAGCACTTGTAATCGGTACAACTATTATGCAAGGGGAGTGTGCGTTGCCCATGTTATTCTGTACAACAATAGCTGGTCTCCTACCTGTCTGAACTGACTCGCCTACATTTGGCAGATCAACCAAAATTATATCTCCTCTAGTAACTATATTTTTATTAACTCTTCTTTCTCTTGTTTCTGTGGTTATTACTGGTGTTATGGTGTTAATCATACGACATTCAACTCCTCTCTATTAAACGTTTTGTTGTCTCTATTTGTCTTTTTTGTCGTATTTTCTATATTATAATCTGCACTCGAATAATAGTCAATGTTTATTTGATTACGGATATGTTAATTATCTATGAAACGGGACGTTTTCAAAACTGAAATTACCGATATTAAAATTTAGATTTCCGACTTCTGACTTGCTCAAAATTCTTTTTACTTCAGAACTTATTTTGAATACCTGTGCCTTGTTATTTTTACTCTCGTAATTATCATATCCTATAACTTCTATTGGTACTTTACTGATAAGATGGCTATTTTGCAGACTCCATAAACCTGCAAATGCAAGCTCGTGTACATAATCGTACATGACATATGGTGTACATGAATAATCATATTCATCGTTCTCCGTGTCGCCAAACTGTAAATCTATATATAAATCTTTTAGACCGTCAAGCTGTTCCTCTGAAAGATTACCAAGTGTATAACAATCAATTGGCAGTATTGCTTCATGCTCATTTGTTTTAACTCTGGCAAAATCAATGTAATCAACTTTAAGAAAATTCATTAAATTATAACAATCCAAAGATTGAGGAGCAGGCGGCAAGGGAAGTGAGGGTACAACGTGTGTTCCATCATTTTCTCCAACTATGGTTAGTACAATATCTTTACAATTTATCATAACGGTACTGTTGTTATCTTCAACCGTCATTTCGGACAATTCAGTGAGATAGTCTACATCATCACCTAAGCCCAATGACATTATGTAATCGGCTAATAACAAATCATGTACCCTATCTAGTTCTAAGACAAGCCACTCAGGATCATCAAAATACGGCACTAATTTGTCACTTATGCTTTTTAGTGACTTGTATACAACAGGCTCATGCGACAATTTCAGAGCCGTTCCATAAATGTGGTCTGTATTTATGTTGTTAGTGATGATAAATTTGTTCCATAAATTCTCACGAGCAAATGTCATAAGCTCTTGTAATGTCATTTTTTTCATTTTATACACTCCTTTTATTCAATCTCAAAACGAACATCTGTTCTATAATGTTTATACTATACTACAAAACAAATGCTTTGTCAAGGGATATTTGTCCTTTATTTTGCACAGCAATAATTGCCATACTAATTACCACTATCACAATTCTATCACCATTCAATGTCTAAATCAATGATAAATTATTCCCAATAATAATTACACGATTTAACAGCGACAGTAATTTCTTCGGAAGTTCCATACAATGCCGATATAAACTTCTTTTCGGGTTGATGGGAATGAAAAAGACTCTCCATTCTCATTTACCCATATCTCATGCGACCCCTTACCTCTGCGTGAGTATGAAAACCCACGCTCGGCAAGTAGCCTTTTAAATTTGTTTATGTTCATTTTGTTTATTGTCCCTTTCTTTTCTAATTTTGCAAGATTTGAAAACAAAACTTGCATTTTATTTACTTTAGTTTGTTACTTTACATTTTCTCAACATTCTAATAATTCCACTCTGACCCTTTGGCGTTACCATAGGTGTTAGTCCTATTCTGACTTCGCCATTCTGTATGTATGAGCTTTCTTTAAGCTGAAACCATGGCTGAGTGTCTATGTACCTCTGATAAGGCATATTCTTATGACCATCCTTACAGCCTAACACTTTCTTCTCTCTCAGGAAATTAAACAGCCTTGTTCTACCTATCTTTGTTCCATTCTTAGTTGCCAGCTTCGCCATATCGTTCATTGATATACAATCTTCAGAAGTTTGTATATGACTTGCAAAGTCCACAAGAGGTTTATCCTGCTCTATCTTGTTATTAAGCTGTCTGATCGTTGACAGATTGAGCCTGAACAGTTCTCTCGTCTGAGCATCGGCATTCGGTAGATAAGTGTTAATGAATATCTCGTCATTGGCTACATAACCGCCTGTCTTGCGTATAGTCGGGAGAACTTCTGATGTAACCCAGCGTTTAAATGTTCTAGCCTTTGGCAATTTACTTCCAAGAATAAGAGAATACAAGCCTGACTCGTTGATAAGAGTTATTTTCTGCTGTCCTCCAGGAGTGTCCAAAACGGACACCCCTTTATCTTCGGCACAAATATGTGTTCTTATTGCCTTTGCCGTTTCTTTATACCCCAAAATCTCAGCCACATCTTTTCCGACAAACCAAGGCTCTCCGTCCTTAACTATTGTCCTCACTGTTCCAAATTCCTTGTTTTTAAATGTTCTAATTCCGTCCATTTTCTTTGTCCTTTCTGTTCTTAATTTACATTGTTGTTTGAAATTTCCTGCTTGCAAGCATAAAAATACACTATTGTCAAAGAAATAGTTCTTGACAGCAGTGTTTACTCATGATATAATATATTTACCAGAAGTAACACTTGTCAAAACACCATTACTATAAGTAATGTGCTTGTGTACTTTTGTTCACCTGACAACTCTGCTTGACTTTCCACGGACAGCAGAGTTGTTTTTTATTTGCCAACAATAGTTTTAGTTTCGTTTAGCCTTAGTACCAATTCAAACTTGTCATCTACATACATCTTCATGAATGTTTCCAACAGATCGTTCATTTTAATGCCGTTGATAGCACATTTTGACTTGAATTGATTTTGAATTTCGCTATCTATTGTTGTTGTGAACGGTTTTCTGTCCATTATTATTTTCTCACCTACCTTTTATTATAGTATAATTTATTTTTATATGTTTGTCAACCATATAAAAATAAAAATCTTTCACAAAATTCTAGCGTATTTTTTGTTGAAATACACAATTTTAGTTTCTGAGATATTACACTTAAACCCTAAATCTTGATTTTCAGCCTAAAATATGCTAAAATTTTCTTATTAAAAGTAATTCTAATTAATCTTAGAAATTGGAGGAAATAAAAATGAGCAAAATAAAATTAATTCTTATTGCACTCATGACAACATTAGCATTGTCCTCATGTAATAGTAAAACAACAAGTTCCATATCTGACAGTAATTTCACTACCACTACAACAAGTACAACAACCACCACTCCCACAACAACTTCTCATACTTTAACAACAACTAAACCATCAACTACCACAACTACTTCCAAATCATCAACTACTACCACAACGACTACAACCACAACGACAACTACAACTACCACGCATGATTATAGTTCTGAAATAAGTGCTTTAGAGCAAGAAAATAATCGCCTACAGAGTGAAATCTCCACCTATCAGAACGAAATAAACAATGAGCAATCTGATATTTCCATCTATGAAATCTACAAATCGGATGCCGAAGATGATGTTGAGGAGGCTAAAATACAGCTTGAAAACGCCAATAAGAAAATGGTTAAAGTTTATGGTGATGGCGGTTGGACTACAGAAGTTGACTCAGAAGCAGTTTCAAAGGCTCAATCTCACTTAGACGATTGCCAAAGAGTTGTTGACGTGTACAATGAACTTATATCAGAAAGTCAAAGTAATATTGATTATTATAACACTTGTATATCCAATAATCAAAGTTCCATTGAAAGCAATAATAGTCTTATAAACGATTATCGTAGCAGATAATCATAAAACAGGAGGTAATACCATGAAGAAAATTTGTTCCATTCTTGTGATTGCAATAGGAATAACACTATTTGTGATAGGTTATACAACAAAAATTCCAAGCAAAAATTTAACCACATTTTCAATTTTGGAAGGTGACAAGTATAGTGCCATTGACGAATATGTTGGCGGTGACGCTTACAACTATATCATAGGAGCTTCACTTGTCAGCGGTAAAATAGCCGCTGCGAAAATTGAGAGAGTAATTTTCATATCCACTGGCTCATTAATTTTCTCCATTGGCATAATTGGTTTTGCATTTTCATTTAAAACCAAAGAAAAGAAACCTAAAGAAAAAAAGGATGTTGGCGAGCAGGGTGACTTGTCACAAACTAACGAATAAATTTTACAAAGTTCCACAAAATAGTATTGACAAAATGGGTATAGTATGCTATACTATAAATGATGAAAGATTATCTCTATCATCTCTAATTTACGCTTCGCAATGTGCGACACAGAAACATTGTAGATACAATTACGTTTCACAATGTACGGCAAAGTAACATTGTAGTATTCAATTTACGCTTCGCAATGTGCGACACAGAAACATTGTAGTGATGCTGTCATTTTGGTTAATCTGAAGTGACAGCATATTTTTTGTATTAGGAGTGTCAAAATATGACGGAACATGGTATGTACTTTATTACACCCGACTATTATCAACTTATTCGAGATGTAGGAGGAACTTGGAATGATTGCAAGGAAAGACCCATTGTTTGTTTGATTAAGTCCACCGAAAATTCCAAATTGTATTGGGCAATACCTGTAGGCAAAGTAAATCATCGTGACACTAAAGCTATTAATCGTATTTATTCCTATATGAACAAAGATCCAAGAAATATTGCTTCTTGCTTTTATCACATTGGCAAGACAACCACCAAATCTATTTTCTTTATTAGTGATGCTTTTCCTGTAACAGATGTCTACATAGACAGAATTTATGAGGGTTATGATAAACAACAATATGTCATTGAAAACAACAATCTTCTGTCTGCTCTGAAATATAAACTCCAAAGAATTTTAAGTTATGAAAATACTAATCCAAATTTCTTCCGTCAACATATTACCGATGTTAAAAGAAAACTGTTAGACGAAATTAACAATTAAACAAAAGAGGTATTCTTATGTCCGAAATTAAATCAATAACAGACCAAGAAATATTATCATACTGGGACTCAATTAAATCCGTAAGAGGAGTTGCTATTAAACTCGGTATCTCGTGGCAAAGAGTTATTAAAAGTCTTTCTAGTTTAGGTATTATAGTTAATAATACCCACGCCAAAATCACTCAATACCACAAAGAAGGGAAGTCGGCTAATGAGATTGCCGACTTAATGAATATGAACGTTAATGTTGTGAAAGCCTATCTTCCACGCAACAGACCTCAATACAAAGTTAATCAATCTAAAAATGCTCTAGCAGTACAAAGGAGTAAAGAACGTCACAAAAAGCACTAAAGGGACTTTTAAAAGTCCCTTTTTATTTTACATACTTATCCACAACTTCCTTGCCCACTTCCATTTTTAACATTTGCTCTTTTACGAGTCTGCTATCGCAACCGCTATAATGTTGCTCAGTTATCCTCAGATCAGAATGTCCTAGGCTCTGACAGGCAATACGCAAATCTCTAATAACATCTTCGCTGCCTTTTTGAATACAACTAATATACACGGAATGTGTCTGCCTAAAGCTGTGAGTACTATATTTACCTTCTATGCCGTGTTTGGCGGTTATATTCTTTAGAAATGTTGTAATGGAATTAAGTTCCATAGGAGCTATCCTGAGTAGCCTGCCGTTCCAATCATACTTCTCATTAGTATATATAATTTCTTCTTCTCCGTCCTCATTTAAGAAAGTATCCTCAATATATTTTCTTTTACGTTCTCCGCTTTGAAAAATATAATCTTCTGGGTCAAGTTTATAATACTTGATTATAAAATTCAGCATTTTCTTTGCAGTATCACAAAGCCATGCCGTTCTCCATTTGTCCGTCTTGTCCTCTTGTAATGTCAAGTAATCTACAATTTTGCCGTTGTTATCGGTTAAATCCTTGACCCTCAAGGTCATTATATCTCCGTAACGATAGCCTGAGTTGCAAGCAAAAATTATAATATTTGCCTTAAAATATTTTTTACTCTGAAACAAATCTTCCAAAATCACATTTAGATCATCAGGTCTGAACCAGCTTGCAGACTTCTGCCTGCTTGCCGTATGTTTTGTAATAGCATTTCTATGACCTTTTTTTCGCTTTGGCTGTTTTGTTATCTGTATTCCTGTCGGAAGTCTATCCGATAAATCGAAAATTTTGCAAGTTTGAGCCGTACTAATATTCATTTTCATTCACTCCCATCATATACACAATGTAAATATTATTCCTGCTATCAACATAACGCTTGTAAAGAGCAAGCCAAAACCACCATAGACAACGTTCTTCACTATCATTCTAACTTTTCTCTGGCGTTCTTCTCTGAGCCTTTGACGGCGTTTTGCTTTTAAATATGCCTTCCGCATATTATAATCTTGTTCTTCCTCTATCTTCCGTAGCTCTTCTTTACGATCGTTGTCTAGCATTTTCACAAAAAGTAATGTATTCGTATTTTCATTTTTCATATTTATTCCTCCTATATTTATTCCTACATAAAGAAATACTCCTATCAATCAATGTGATTAATAGGAGTATTTATATTTCTTATATTAGTTTTATACACACAATCGCTTTCATATTGCAAGTAAACTGTCTATTTCTGCAAGTCTTTTAAGAAGCTTTTCACGCTCTGCTTTTAAGCTTTCCACGTCTATATCAGATACAAGCTTAACGCCCTCATGGTCCTTTATCTTACTGTAAATTGTTTCAGGCACACCCTTAACACGAACGATTGTACCCTCATCAGCTGATATTCTTGGATTTTTGGCAGAGCCGCCCGAAGTGGCAAAGCCACCGTTTATAAGCATTGCATTGTCAGAGAAAATAACTTCTCTATCACGATAGAGTCTTTTCAGAACAACGATTGAGCCAACTCTGATTTCTCCGTCCTCGTAGCCCTCTGTATAAGTGTCGAGGTCAAGATCTACTGTGACAGTGCTGACCGCACCAAGCTCTCCACACTCTCCGTAGCATTCGATAAGCAACGCCTTGACGGCTTCCTTGTTCTCCTCTGGAAAGACCCAGCAAGGGGCATTCCACTTGCCCTGTATCTGCTTTGCCCCTGCGACAAAGCTTTTGTTGTACGGACTGTTAACCTTGATTGTCTCGTTTTCAACTGCAACTTTCATGTTTTATCTCCTATTATATTATATTACTTCTTATTGTCAGGTATCTTAGCCCACATTTTCTCTCGATAAGCCAACTCTTGGCTATAGGTTTTATGCCATTGCTTATCCAGTTCTTTTCGTTCCTCAAGCGTAAGACTTCTACCCTCATCAATAGCCTTATAAAAGGCGTCATCATAAATCTTTTGAGCTTTGTCAAAAGCTCCAATTGGATTGTATTTTCTGTTAATTTCTCTCCGCTTATTTTCGCTGTGGTTTACCCACAAATAGATAATAAGCAAAATTATTGTAGCAAGTAACATTGATTATTCCTCCTCGTCCAACTCATACTCGTCATAAGTTTCTTCATTGTTTCTGATATTGTATACAATATCCTCATCGGGATATGCTTCTTTAAAATAACACTGTAAGTCATCGGGTGTTGTAGCTATATAGATTGGTTCATAACTGCCCTCAAGCTTACTGCCTTTGATAGTTTTTCCGTCAACTTTGAACTCAGCAAGAGATAAGCTAATCTCACGCTCCAGCGGTGCGGTTTCAATGCCGTCTCCGTTAATTAGGTTTTCGATAGTCTCGCCCTCGTCCTCGTTTATCTTTTCACATTCAGCAACGAAATAGACTTCACATCTAAAAAAACGCCTTGTTGAAAACACTGTAAAATTAGTTATGTTTATAATATCTGAATGATATTTCTTCAATTCTGCTAAAGCTTCCACCTCGCTATCATAGATCTTAATAGGGTTTCCTATGTTTTCACACAAAGAAACTATATCAAACAATCTCTCAGGGAGCTTCCTTAACTCTACTCTTGACTCGAAAATTCCATATTTCATACAAATTTCTCCTTTGTTTAATTAATTATACCACAAAATTCCTCATTAGTCAACTAGAATTTTGTCGAAAACGTCCATAAAATCGGACAGTATGGCTATTTTTATTAACCACGTTTTGCACTCATTATCAGTATAGCCGTTACACTTCATTTGTGCGATATGTAATCTAATACGCTCGTTCCGTTCCAACGATCTAATACGCTCCATAAGACGCTTATCAGGGTGCTGTACTACCATGTTATTCTGCTTTTCTGTCATTTTAAATTCCTCCTTAAAAGTATGGTTTTATTCTATTCCAAATAACTTGTTACCACGTTCTATTTTCTTAATAACTCCTCTTTTTGTCATCTCTGTTATTTCAATTCCACCATTTGAAAAGCCTACCCATATTTCCCTTGGAGTTCTCCAGCCGTTACACGTTAAAAAAGTAACTACTCTGTTTATTTGTGACAAATGTTTCCCGTCATTTGGTATTTTCTGTACATTCATTGATATTGTACCTCCTTATTCAGCAATATTTCTTATAACTTTCCACCTACCACGATAGAATTTTACGCTTAAATCGTCCATAAATTTCTCCGTTTTAGTGTTATAAATTCTGTTATCCTCAGTAATGATATAGTTCTTTGAATAATAATATTCATTAATCATCTTTACCAAATCTTCTCTAGCACCTGTTGACATAATAGTTTTAGTTTTCATTGTTATTCACCTCAATTCACGCTCCAAACATTCAAACAGATAACGCCCTTGTTATCAGCATAAACGTTATCAATACTCGATACTTCCGCATAATTCATATGCTCTGGAACATCTCCGTAATCTCCGTCATAAACAATTTTCTCCCCAGCGTCCGACCATATCTGAATGTGTTGCGCATCAGGATCAACGAACATCTCCATAAATTCTTGTACTGTCATAGTTAAATAACCTCCTCTTTAATGTCAACAACTCCATAAGGCTTATCATTCCTGCCCTCAAAATAGGCATCACACTCACTGATTATACAGCCCTTTTGATATGGATTAAGGTCATTCACATTCATCTTTTCTCCGTTTACATTAAATAATTCATATCTATCTTCAGTTATACCACGTCCATAAAGAGTAAATGTACCTTTAAATTCAGATAATGTACCCATAGCAAAAATCTCATCAATTTCCTTGTCAGTGAGATTATTTCTCTTCAATTCGTTCCGCAGGTATTGCGAGTCATCAATAGTAAATGTTACCTTGCGTGTATTTCCGTATTTGTCCATTGTCTTATTCCTCCTCATCGTCATCTATATGTTCGAGTTCATCAGCGACTTTCAATAAAAATTCCTTTATACTATCGGCATCATTGATTAATACTCTTATGCTGTCAGGCACTCCTCTTTTTCCTCTTAAATCAATCCACATTTCAGCGTGTTCATCAGCGTCAAAATCATCAGCCATTTCTTTAAATGCTCTTACGAAGTTTTTAGATGTGCCGTCATAAAAAACAGTTTCAACAACATCTTCTCCAGCATCGGAATAAAATTCTACATCGTGACAAAATTCATTATTGCCAGCTTCATATTTCTCCGATAATTTAACCTCATTGTTTCCCAAAACCTTAGTAATCTTTTTGTTTAACATAATAAGACCTCCGTTAATATATTTTTCCATTGCTATACATATAAATGAATGATACTCTTTGCAAGTATTCCCCTTGCTTCAAGTATATAAGAGGGGAATAATTCCCCTCAGAATGTTAAATCAATCCATTTTCTTTGAACTCTCTTATCAGTCCGTATTGTGTGCCAAGCTTTCTAAGTTTATCTTGTATTTCAGCTAATTCCGCATAGCTTATTGAGCTTTCTGACAAATCAGCTTGTAATTGTATTGCAAGTTCTCTTGTTCTTGCTTTTCCTCTTGTGTATTTGTTACTATTCATATAGTCAAGCCTCCTCATCGTCAAGACCATCGTCAATAAGGTCATCAATTTCCAGCTCATAACATAGGTCATTCAAGACCGCTTCTTGAGCAACTATATAACGATAAACATCACGCTTTTTAGTGTTCTTTTTATCATTGTTATATTCCTTGTCTGCATACTCAAGTGCTTCCACTGTCTCGTTATACATTTTTATAATAATCTTAATCATTTCTTCTCTTGTCATGGTTAATTCCTCCTTAAAATAAATGTTTTATTCGCTTTCAAGCGTGTTATTGGTACTCTCAACGACTTCATGCGGTCATTTTGAGTATATAGGGCGGCTTATATAACCACCCTCAGATCATAAGATTATATAGCTTTTAAGCGTTATAATATTCTATCTGCTTGTGCAATTCCTCTTGCATGATCTTTATTTGATTTTCCGTTAAATCCTTGATATTCATATTTAAAGCCGCTAAAGCAGGCTCATAATCACAAGTGATACAAGCTTCATGATTCGCCAACTCATAGCTTATCATTTCTCTAAATACTTCATCATTTGACTTGATCTTATCAAATTCAGCTTGTAAATGCTCAAAGATTTTATTTGCACGCTTCACAATTTCATTGTTCTTTACATAGCAGAAGCAAGCCGGGCAAAAGTATTTATATATTTTGTTCTTCTCCTCAAATTCCTTTTCCCACTGCTTGCCAATTCCAAAACAAGATAAACAATCAAATTGCATTCTCCAATAGTTATGCAAATAGTATGATTTTGCGGTGTAGTCGTCATATGACTTTACAACGCTCATCAACTCGGCTTCAGTAAAGAGCTTTTTGCTCAATTCCTTGCAATAGTGATCCTTTAAAGCTGATTTTCCTTGCTCCTCAACCAAATATTTGTGGTGTAACTCGTATTCATCAGCGTGGTAAATATGCTTTTCGTTCTTGAAAACAAGTGCAGAGTATCCAAAGTAGCCGCCAAAATCAACAAAGAGTATATCGTGATCCTTTATGTTGATATAATCAAGGGCTATTTCAGCAGCTTCATTAAATGTTAATGATTCTATATCATTAATTGCAAGGGCTTTTGTGTTTGTCATGTTCTCCATAAAAAATATCCTCCTCAAATATGTATCATTTTTGGTTTATCTATGTTGTATGGTGTGTTTTTTTCCTCGTGCGGAAAATACCCACATATACCGCCCTTTATGGGCGGTTGTCACTAAATCATTTTAAATGTAAATTCCACATTATGAATGTGATCTGAATTATATCCACCTCCAGCAATCGCCCTCAGATCATCTCTAATGTATGATTTAATGTGATCCATGCCATAGAAATGATCGGGGTTAATGGTATATGTATCGCTGAATGTAAATATCTTGCCTGGATACCATTTAGGCACACTCTTAATATTTGGATGCTTCTCATCCATGGTGTACTTGATTTGCGCAAAGATTTTAATTTTGCTCCTCATAATAATTGACCTCCTCAAAGTCTTAAAGTTGTATAACGTATAAATAATGGTTGTGGTATCCACTCCACCTCATGCGGTTTCGTGGATATAAGGGGCGTAAACCCCTTTAAAATGGTTCAATCTCAATGCCGCTTAATATCTCTTGAGCCTTACTTAAAAATTCCACATTATAATCATCAACATAGTAGCTAATATAAAAAGCGGTTATCTTATCTACAAGTTTATCGTCACTCTTGATATAGTCGATTACTTCTATACGCTCAATAAAATCATCACTATCAAGATTTTTAAATTTTCTTGTGGCTTCTATAAGATCATTTTTAGAAATTTCAAGAGCAGCCGCAAATTCCGAAACTGAATCAAAGTAATCATAAACGTTCATATAGTGCGGTTTATCACTGTAAATAGTAACGTGATCGTCATTTATCCATGAATGACCGCCCACATTTACAAACGTTTCAAGGCGTCCTATTTTTGCATCTGCATCATAGTAAAAATATACGTCCGTTTGGTATGGGTTTAAGTCGATCTCAAATTTCCGCAAGATCACCGCAAGCTCAGATACAAGATCATTGATGTTGATAACGTCCTCATCGGTGATATAATGCTTAATGCTTGTACTCATTTTGATACACTCCTTTTGATAGTTTTTAGCTTTATTTTAAGCTATGGAATAGGGCTTTTATAGTGACGCCCTTTAGAACACTTGAAGTTTAAACGTGCAAATATGCTTCTTTTTGGTTCATTTTTACAACACTTTTGGCAGCGTTTAAAACGCTTTGCGGGATTCTATAGCCGCAAATAACATATTTGTCAAGGCGTGTATTGTAGCCGATTGAATAGTTCCAGCCGTAAATACCAGCGTTATAATAATTAGTGCTGTCGGTATAAGCATCAATGCTGCTATCATCTACAAGGATAATATCTTGACCGCTGATTATGTTTTTAGCGTCTTTATTTGTGATTTTTTTTGATGTATACATAAAATTACCTCCGTTTTTTGCTTGTTTTTGTTTTGTTTTGTTTTTTTATTGTCTCTTTTTTTTTGTTCTACTGTTCTTGTTGGTTTGTCAATGTGTTGTTTCCAACATTCCAACAATTCCAACAATCCGCAATTCACCCCCAGCCGTTCGCATGATAGATTTCACATAGATAATATCTATATAATCGGTGTAAGAGGTAAATTTTCATAGTCAAACATTTCAAAAGATGCAGTTTCATCATCAAAATCTCCAACAGCAATATATTCACCATTTTCACCAGTAATATGATGTTCATCACAATATCTTCTGCACTCTCCAATAGTTTCGCCGAAGAATATTTCATTACCGTACTCATCAACAACTAATGCAACTTCTCTCATTTTTATTTACCTCGTTTCTCTATTTGTTTTATCAATGCCATTATAACACGTATATACGTATATTACACTTGACTTTTTATTTCTTTTATGTTATCCTAAAAAATATGGTTGATTAAATTCAGATCATTGCACTGGATTTAATCGTATTAACGGCTATTGTGTAGCCGCTAAAATTTTAGCAGATACCCCTTTTTTATATCCCAGAAATTCGGAAACTGGATTAAAAACATTTTGAGCCTATCGTTTTTAAGATTTTCACCGCCTACATTTGACGTTGTTCAATTCGGTTTTAGCCGGTTCGTACGGTGAAATATTTAATTTTCAAGATACGCAAAGACTAGCTGTCGCATGACCTTGCAAAGGTCAACCAGATTTTTTTGTTGTGCGGTTGTCAACTCTTTTCATTTTAGATTTTCCGCTTTTTAGTTTTTTTGGTTTATTCTTTTCCTTTACTATATTTATAGTATAACATATATACGTACGTAATACAATATATATTATGTACGTAATATATGAACTTTTTATGAAACGTCTTGTTAAAATGTACAAATGCAAGACAATAAAATAAGGCATAATGCACAAAATAAACAATGAGGTATTAATATATTATGAACGAAAACAATATAAAACATAACGAATATATGAGAGAATATAGAAAACGTAAAACGTTTAAACAATTAAAAGTCGATATTAAGCCTGATGATTATTTGATAATTGATGAACATTGCCAAAAATCAAATATTAGCAAAGCTAAATTTATTGTAAAATGCTGTAAATACTGTATAAATCACGATATTAATTTTGACGACTAACTAAACTACAATATATAGCGGTTAATACAGCGTTTATTACTTGCTATATACAATATATTGTATGATTGTATTTTGAGCTATAAGGCTACTAGCAAGCGTTATATACTGTTGTGTGCATGGGTGGTATAACTATACTTGATAGCGGTTAGAATGGATTTTAGAGCATACAATATATAGTGGTATTGTAGCGTATTATGTGTGAGTGTGTACTGTATATTGTGGTTAGTGGTTTAATGATTGGTGTATGTATGTGTACAAATATTTGGACTGTTGCAAACGTTGAATAGCGTGAAATATGTGTACAATTTTTTGGACTTATAAGGATCTTTGAATAGTGACTTATTAATGACAATTAGTCAATTTGCATAATTTTAAAGACTGATTTTGTGTAATTTGCTAGTTTAAAATTGGGATTGAGTATTAAAATTTAGGCGTATTTTAGTGAGTGTTTACCACTTTGGCAGTAAATAAGGGGTGAAATAGGGAATTGATAGGGAATTGATAGGTTAAAATATTAATATAAAATGTTCAAATTTTAAAGATAGCGATTTAGAGCGTTCGGTATATCGAATAATACCAGCCGAAAATATATTTGATAAAAATCAAATATTAGCAATAAACAAATATACAAAAAGTTCAATTATTAACTTAATCAATAATTGATAAAAATCAAATAATATAAAGTCGGTTGAGCTTGCATGGAGTCAGCAGAATTATATTAATATTCTATTAATTGAGATACAATTATTTATATATGTGATTTTGGCAAAATCACATATAAACCACGCAAATAAGCGGTTTTATGGATATGTTAATATACTTAATCAAATAGCTTTGGTGGGGGTAACTTTACATTTATGGGAACATATGGAAAGCAAATTATCCCCTTAGTAGTTCCACTCTATCCACACGATCCTAAAGCCAAATCCAAAACAAAAATAGCATTTTTTTAAATTCCTGCACACTCTCTCACTACCCCACCAAAACTCCAATTTTCATTCGGTAACACGTTCGAGTAAACTTCGTATCTACGCCATTTTTTCAACTTTTCCAAACCTTAAAATATATTCAGATGCACCATAATACACCAAAATTGACTTACAAACATAATTTCTATACCATAAAAAAGAACCCATTACTCCTAAAAAAATACACTCCATTAAAGACTATAATAAGTCTTATTTTTTTTGTCCTAAAATGGCTATAAATCTAGTTTTACACTTAAACAATCACCCATTTAAAGTTCAATTATAATTCACTGTCAACTCATTAAACTACACTTCAAAAATAGTACACTATCACCGAAACATCTTAAAACAATAAAAAACTATCAAAATATCATTTATAAAACTTATAAAATAACCTATCGTAAAAACGAAAAAACGTTCTTACACCTTGATTTACAAGCAAAAACAACGAATAAGCTATCGTAATTTTACCGAACGCTCCGAAACAAAATGTTCAGACGAAAACAAAATATTTAAGCAGTTGCCAGACAACTCATACAAACATTAATGTTTAACTGAAAAAATATCTGTGAAGATTAGCGTGACCGTAGGGAACGATAATCAAGCAGGGAAGTTATATACGAGCGTAGCGAGAATATAACTGACTAGCTGTGCGTAGCACAACAAATCAATATCTCATCATTACAAAACTTCATTGTCATAATAACACAGTATCATAATTCCTATTAATTGTACAATCTCACATAAACTTACAATTTATAATTACAATCAAAATTATAATTATAAATATAACCAATACACTAAAAGTTTACATATAAATTTGCATAAATATATTGACAACCATTTAATTGTACATTATAATTGTAAATGTACTATTAAACGAGTACGTTTGAGAGTTGCTTACTTGATTTGCTTGCAATTTCAAATTGCAATTTTTAAAATATGATTTCACTTCAATTTCTCTCTCAGCTCTATTAGTATACCCTTTCACCATTAAACGAGTACACTTGAAATGATATCATATTTTAAAATCAAATTCAAGAAGTAAATATTGTTTATAAAATTGTAAGTTATAGGAAGTGATATTTAATGTCAGTTAATTGTAGTAAACAATAAATTTTTTGGGGCGTTTACGCCACAGTAAGGATTCTCTTATTACTAAAGATATCTAGTATTATTCTACTCTACACTTTGACCTACACTTTTGGTATACAGATTGCACACTTTTTTGCATTTTGACCTACACTTTTGGTATACAGATTGCAAAAATGGTGGACTAACAATAAAAGGTGGTGACAAATCATAACTGACAATTATTTTGTAAAAATACCCAAGAAATATATGTACGCTGACTCAGCAGACAACTTTGAAATTTTATTGTATCGCTGTCTTAGTTACCTATATAAAACTAGAACAAGGACGGTAGGTACATCTATAAATGAAATTTTGGAATTGTGTCATTGTTCCATTTATAGTAAAGGTAACAGAGAAAATACTCATAGGATAAAAGCACTTTTCAATATTTTTATTGCTAGGTCAGATTTGACTTGGGATAACCAATGTGACTTTAAATCATCAAATAATGTCAATGCAAATGCTCATTTAAGATTTAAGGTCAACAACGCAGTGTTTGATCCTCCAGATAATTTCGTAAAATTGTACGACACAGAATGGGACAAACTAATGTCTATTTCAAATAGGCTGTCTAAATCAATACTTCTTCGTGTTTACCTATACATTAAGTCATGGAACTTTCAGAACACAGAAATTATAACAGAAAGTGTTTGTGGTTGTTACAGGAAAGAAACAATAATGGCAGAAGAATTACATATGTCGGTCAGACAGCTAGATAACTATTTAAAAGCATTATGTGATAATGGGCTAATAGTCAAGCACATTACAGGCTCTTATAAAAAGAATGGTAGGGTCTATAATGCTCCTAACGTTTATGTACTTGGCTCAGACCTGAACGCACAACAACATATTCAAGAAGCTGTCGATAGACTAAAGTATACCTATAAAGTAGATGAATTTCTACCAATGGTACATAAGAACAGAAAAATTAGAAAGGATTGATAAACGTGATAGATAGTAAGATTATAGTATTTGAAAACGAGGACTTTGGAGAACTTAGAACGGTTGAGATTGACGGAGAAGTTTGGTTTGTAGGCAAGGACGTGGCAATGATATTGGGTTATGGAAATGGAAAAGTTAAAAGTAAAGCTTTAGCTAACGCTATAAAAGACCATGTAGATATTGAAGATAAAAGGTTCTTAAACTATGATGAACTTAAAGCGTACCAAAATGGTGACCTTAAAAATATTAGCCACTATGGAATGACAATTATAAATGAAAGCGGTCTATATTCTCTTGTATTTGGAAGTAAATTGTCAACCGCAAAGAATTTCAAACACTGGGTAACTTCTGAGGTTCTTCCTTCACTTCGTAAAACTGGCACATATAATACGCAGGCTTTTGAAGAATTAAAAGCAGAGGTAATAAATCTCAAAGAAGAATTAGAGAAAAACAAATTACCCAAGAAAACATATAGTCCATGGTTTAGTCGTATGCACCCTAAATACAAATTAATAGAAGATAGTCTTGGTATTACTAGGGGTGCATTGTATAGAGAAATTCTTAAAGAGCTTGCTAACAGATACGGACTTGATACATACCAGATAGAACAAGACTATTTGTATGAAAATTGTTTGGATAAATGTTATCCTCTTGACCCATATCAGTGTGTTCCGCAATATCGCAATATGATAGAAGATATTATTAATGAGTATTTAATCAGTAACAGTTTAGCTGATAAAAACGATATTATTGCGACTAAGAAATATAAGACAATTTTTTCAAAAACTAATTCTAAGACTGATTTTAATGAGTCTCATCTTAATACAGAGGACGGTGATAATAATGGGTAGAAATCGCAAAACAACTTCTTTACAGGAACTATTCCCTGAAGATTACACATACGAGGCTCAAAACAAGCCTTTAGATAACAATGAAGAATATTTAAGGTTTCGCAGTGAGTATTGGACTATGCTAGCTGAAACTGACGATACATACAAAGAAGATTATATGTAAGATAAAATAAAGGAGACAACAAAATGAACAATTTAAAACTTGTAGAAACAGACGTATTTAATGAAATCGCAACTTGTGACTTTTGGGGTAACGCCAACAATGAGTATCTTGTCACAAGAGAACAGATTGGTAGAGCATTGGGTTATAGTAACCCTACCAAGGCTATTGACAACATTCATAGGAAGCACAGAGAACGTATAGATAAATTTTCAACCACCCTCACTTTAGGGGTACTTGAGGGGGATAGGTATGTTGAACGTGAAAGAATACTTTACAACCGCAAAGGCATTATGGAGATTTGCCGTTGGTCTAGGCAACCATTAGCAGATAAGTTCATGGATTGGTGTTGGGAGATTATGGATAGGCTTATCTCCAATAGTTTAAATACCGTAACATTATCAAGAGAAGAATATTCTATGATTGTTAATGCTGCCAATGAAGTGGGTCAGCTTAATAAAGTTAATGAACAACTTACACGTCAGTTGCAAATCATTTCTGCACAGAACACCACAATGCAAGACAAGCTTTCTCGTATGTGGCAGAAAATAATGCTTATTGTTCCACCTGTACACTATTCTTCTTGGAAAAACAAAATGTCTTAGAAAGTTGTTTCGCTTGCAAAGATCTTAGGTTATACAAATGATGATGACAGAAAATCTATTTATGGCGATATTTACAGTATGATGAGGTCAGACTATGATATTGACCTTGACTCCTACAAAGAAAATTATTTGTTATCGCAAACAGATTATAAAAACGTAGCAATGATAGATGTTATTGATAGCGATATAGCTCTTAGAGATATTTTCGAGGAAATTGTTGACCGATACATACAAATAAAATCAGGACTGGAGGTAATTAACAATGCCTAAACTAACAAGACTTACAGACAGTGAGTATGCCAATGGCGTACTCGCAGAAGCCAAAAGAATAAACAATAACGAGACAATCCGTAAACAACCGCCTACAGAACAGCAAGTTAGATTGTGTCTTAGAGTGTTAAGAGATTTTCACATACATATAAACAAGGATAATATTCCTAGATTTAAAAGTGTTCAGGAGCTAGAGCTTTGGCAAAAGAAAATGATACACGATAAATTATATGACAGCAACTAAAACGGAAAGGTAGATTAAAATGACAGAAAATAACAAAACTATGATAACTGTATTCGAGAGCAAAGATTTTGGCAAAGTGAGAACGGCAGATATTGATAACAAGATTTACTTTTGCGGCTCTGATGTAGCTAAGGCGTTGGGGTATTCAAGACCAGCGGACGCAATAACATCTCATTGTAAGGGGGTCTGCGTTTTACCGACCCCTTCGGCTGGAGGTGTACAGAAAACAAAATTCATTTCAGAGGGTGACGTTTATCGTCTTATAGCACATAGTAAACTCCCTTCCGCAGAACGCTTTGAGAGTTGGATATTTGACGAGGTACTTCCAACTATACATAAAACAGGCAGTTATATTATGGAAGGCTCGGAAAAGGACAATGAATTAAAACTATTACAAGCTGCGGTTACTCAGCTTCAGAATATGTTACTTGCATTATCGGCTAAAAAAATACCAAATGCAAAAGCTCTGAACATATGGAAGAAACAAATTGGTACTCCGCTTATAGTGAAGTTACAGGATAATGCTTTACAAACTACAGGTGAGGTTGTCGAGTTTGCAGATATGCTACATAGAGTTTATACTCAGATGACTTTAATGTTTGGATTCTGTACTGCTACGGCTCTTAGTGAATTTACAGACAAGTATAACTGTGATTGCACTACAACACAACCTAGTATTATAAATGCTATTGCGGATAATCATGTATATCAGGCTTGGTTTACTCAGGCTTGTAATCAGCTTATGGTTTGTATAGATAATGGGGATAGATTTACATCTGACTATGATTGTACTTATAATGCTACACAGTTTACTTCAGAGGACAGCTTTGATTTTATTGTTTACACATTGGCAGATATTATGAAAGATAGATCGGCTCACCATGCACACACGCTGTCTATAGTTTACAAGAAGATAAACACCACGAGAGGTTGGCATAATCAAATGACTAGGAAGAAGGTTAAGACTAAGAAAGATGTAATATTGTCGGATAGAAAACAGTTTACTAAATTTGTGTTAGTTAGCAACGAAATTATAAAGGAATTGGGAAGGAGTTAAATTTATGAGAACATATACGGTAACAAGCAAAGTAACCGCAGAGGAACGTGAGGTTACAATTAACATTTCGTGTGAGAATGGCGAGTGGGTCGCTAATTTGTATACTTGTATTGAGAAGTATGCCAACAAATGCAAAAAGCAGGGTTGGAAGCAGATTGATGAAACAAGGCACACTGACGGTACGTTTATCGGAGCTACATTTATTGCTCCTGCCAAAGCCATTAGTATTAGAAACGCTCACCCAACTAAAAGAGTTATCTCAGAAGAACATAAACAAAAGCTTTTAGCTGCGAGAAACAAAGATTAGTTAAAATTGTACATTAATTGTGTTGATTTTACAGCTATATTGTTTTGAGTATAATTTTACTTGTAAAGGATTACTCTTTAAAATTTAACACAATTAATGTATGTTCCTGACGGTAGAACGTAGATTATGATAGATATAAAGATAGGAGATATAAATGGCATTAAATAAACTATATTATGTGTATGGACTTGACACAGCTTGTTTTTACACTGATAAAGAAAATGAGATTGAAAGGTATTTACTAAAGGCTAGGCGTGTTAAGAACAGATTTAAACAGAGGTACGTTGATAATAAAACCAATCTTTCGTCAAAGAGACAAAAGCTCTATCAGCAATTAAACAAACTCGTTATAAGGTTGAAGTCTGAATTGAAAGAAGAATTACATAAAAACATAGGACTAACTCGAAACGTGAGAATGGATAAGATCGCTGACAAAAACGGAGAGCCGTCTATTAGAAAGAGGGTTTCTATTTTTGATAGTTCTTTGACAAGATATTTTGGCTTAAAGGAAAGAGAATTTAATACCGAGATACTTATAATTAAGGTCTATTTTTACGATGTAGCTGAGAGCATTGTTAAAAATGGTTTTTATATGAATGGCTATAAATATAAATTTTTCTCGGCTTCAGCAGGGCAGATAAGAACAAAAAAACTTGTTGCGGTTAGAGAAGATTTGTTGCTTAAATATTGGAATGCCTTGACCGCTGGCTTAACCGTGGAGAAAATCAACAAGTTGGGCGGTATGAATATTAACAAATATTTAGCATATTTGGCTTTATGCAATTCTGCAACAGACCTATGGGAAGATTTTAACATTGATCGTTGTATTGTTGTTGATGATTTTGAAAATGTAATTCATGATACGGTTGATTTTATAGACGATAAAACCTACGAGATTACAAGAGTAACGAAAGATTTAGATTTTACACAAACTGATGGCTGTGGAATGATTTTACCATATCTAACTGATAGAAATTTTATGGTTAGACTACCGTGGATAAAGGGTTTATTGGCTAAATTTGATTTCGTAAAATTCATTAAGGATAACAATGCAACAGGAATCGTAAAAGATATTTATGGCACAACTCATAATATAATTGATGAAAACATTCAGATAATTTTCACTAAGAGCCAGTTAAAAATGTGGAAATATTTTGACAGTTGGGAAGAGTATAAAAACAATTTTAAAAAATATGGTTGTACAGCAGGTATATGTAATCGTGAAGAAAGCGTAATATCAGACTCAGTTATAAATTATCAGATGATACAAACTCTAGCTGATATGACGGATAGCGAAATAAAAGAGTTGGCAAAAAGCAACATAGAAGAAATAGATAAAATTGCCTCTGATGTGCCAACAATGCTTAAAGTTTTTGGAGCTGATAAATCTAATTATTATAAAACTGGTTTTCAAAAGTGTCTTGAAATTTATCCTGAATTGCTTTCTGACTTATATTGTAGGAGTATGTTAAAAGATATAAAAAAGAAAAAAGAGAAAGAATTATGGTCTGCACGTTTTGATATGGGTGGTAAATATAGCTTTGTCATACCAGATTTGTATGCGTTTTGTGAATGGCTGTTTTTGGGGATAAAAAATCCAATGGGTCTTTTACAGAATGGTGAAGTATGTTGTAAGTTGTACAATGACAATGAAAAATTAGATTGTCTTAGAAGTCCACACTTGTATATAGAACACCCAATAAGAATAAATAAAACACAATTTGATTGGTTTGATACCAATGCTATTTACATAAGTTCTCATGACCTTATTTCAAGAATAGTACAATGCGATTTTGATGGAGATAAGTTACTTGTGACAAATAATCCAACGTTGGTTAGCATAGCAGAAAGAAATATGAATGGTATTGTTCCTTTATTTTACAATATGCGTAAGGCAGCGGCAGAAGAAATATCAGTGAGTTCTTTGTTTAAAGGCTTGTTGTTGGCATATAATGGAGGTAATATTGGTACACCAAGTAACAATATTACAAAAATATGGAATAGTGGAAAGATGAATAATGAAAAAATGCAAGCTGTTAAATGGTTAGTGGCAGAAGTAAATTATACTATAGACTATGCTAAAACGTTGTATAAGCCACAAAGACCTGAAAAGGTTGATAAAATTATCAAGCAATACACTAAAAACAAAATACCTTATTTTTTTATGTATGCCAAGGGCAAAAAGAAAGAGCAGGTAAAACCATTATCTTTATGTACTGTTGATAGAGTTAAGATGCTTTGTCCCAAAAGAAAAATCAACTTTAATTTTACAAACTCAAATATCGGCAAATTTGATTATAAGGTTTTGATGAATGATCCAGATATAGAATTTAATCAAAACATTGCAGATAAATATAAAGAAATATCAAGTACGTTAAACTTTAAACATACAGACGATAGCAAAATGAATAATTATCTTGCGGTGTTTGATGACGCAAAAAGCAAATTATTCAGTTTACCATATTCCCAAAATGTAATTATTGACAACATTATCATTGATTTGTTCCACAATAGGCGTACCGCTTTAAAGAAAACATTTTGGTTCTTATTCGGTGACGAGGTGTACAATAACATAAAAAGAAATATTGGTAGTAATTTTGTACAATGTGAAAGATGCCATAAAAGATTTTATAAGCATAGTTCCAATGAAAAATATTGTGATAAGTGCAAGGGCTATCAAAAAATTAAAACAAAAACTTTGTTCTGTTGTGATTGTGGCAGGGAGTTTGCGGTAGATGGAATGGTAAAAAATAAAAAACGTTGTGACGAATGTCAGAAGAAGCATAGGAATAATAGTCAAAAAGAGTTAATGAAGAATAAAAGAGCTTGTTAGCATTTTTATTTTAAATAGAAAATAGCCAAATACCTCGCAAATACGTTGTTTGCGAGGTATTTTTTGTCTAAAATGCTTAAAAATCGCTACCCATATGGAAAGAGTATTTTGCTAATTTACAAATCTAAAGAGTAATTTTTTCTTTTTAAGCAAATAAACATACTTATTCATAATATATTATAGCACGTACAAAGTCAATATTCAATAGGCATTGTGTACAAAATTAAAATTGAAAAGGTGGTTATTTTACACATGATTTTCGTCACAAAGGACGAGGCGGATTATCTTCGTCAGAACATTAAGAACGTTAAGATTTTCAAAACGTGCCGTCTGAAAAACAATGGCTCTAATCGTGGCAAGAGATATGCAGAGGAAACATCTGCGGTTGTCAATCTGCTTGCCAAGTACAGAGCTGATTAAAAAATATCTTACAGTACGTCTGTAAGGGTGGATATATCCCACTAACTTATTTAGAAAAGGAATTTATTTTTTATGACAGTAACAGAAGAACTTCCAATTTCCATTGTGGATAGTTTGGATAAGAGAAAGTACCCTACGCCTGAAGAGTACAACTATTGGAAATCAAGAGAAAACAGAACATTTTTTATTGATTACGAGGTAGACGAGTTTTATAACCTCATTGAATTAAGCAAAGTTATTATTCAGATGAACATGGAAGAAAGAGAAATTAAAAATCCAAAGCCAATCTTTATTTTCATTCATAGTTATGGTGGAGATATAGAACAGGCAAATTATTTTTGTGACCTGATACAGAGTAGTCATATTCCTATCGTTACTATTGGAATGGGTGTTGCTATGAGTGAAGGCTTTCTTATTTTTCTTGCTGGCAAGCGTAGATATGCGTTTGAACATTGCCAAATGCTCGTTCATCAAGGCTCTGCTGCTTTTCAGGGTAGTGCTGCTGAAATTGAGGAAGCTCAGAAAAATTATAAGAAACAGCTTGAAGGCATGAAGTCATATATCCTTGCAAGGACGGACATTGACGAAAAGACTTTTAACAAAAATAGAAATAAAGATTGGTATTTATCTCGTGATGAACTTGTGAAGTACAAAGTGGTCGATAAGATCGTCACATCGTTTGATGAAATTAATTAGGCGGTGTTATCATGGGCAAGAAAAATAATAATACAATAACCTCGTATGATAACCCACCTGAGAAAATTGACGGTGATCTGTTTTATAGTCTACAATTAGATAAAGAACAAGAAGAATTTGCTAATGCAATTTGGAACAAGGACAATGATATTATTTTCTGTAATTCCAAAAGTGGAAGTGGCAAAACTACCATTGCCGTTGGTATAGCAAATTTACTTGTGCAGTATCAAATGTTCTCAAAGATTATTTATATTGTTTCGCCTTGTGCAGAAGGTAGGTTGGGCTTTCTACCCGGTGATGTAACTTCAAAGAGTGAGGTTTACTATGAACCACTCTATAATGCACTACAGACACTTGGCATAAATCCATTTACGGCTGTATGTACCAATAGTCTTGTTTCTGAGAAGTATGAAGAAGGTTATATTAAACCTCTTACGGACGTTTATCTCAGAGGTGTAAACTTCAAGGACGCAGTTATTATAATTGACGAGTCTCAGAACGCAACTTTTGACAATCTTAAAAAGACTTTAACAAGAATAGGTGAAAACTGCAAGACAATTTGCATAGGACATACAGGACAAATTGATTTACCTAATCATAAGGCAAGTGGATTTGAGAAATATCTAAATCATTTTTCAGGAAAAGAACATTGTCAGATTTGCGAGTTACATACTAACCATAGAGGTTGGGTGTCAACTTGGGCTGACGAATTGGAGGATTAGAATAAATGGCTAAAATAACAAAAAAGAACGTTCTGTCGGTACAGGGCATTGTAAACATAGAGAATGGAAAAATAACATTTAGCGTTGAAGATATTGAGGGTGAAATTGCCCTTGCGGAGCTTATGTCAGATTTCAACGGTCAGGAAGTAAAGCTGTCTGTAAACCAGACAGACGAAATTGCTTAACTGTTAGTGGGAGGAATAAATTATTTCTACATATAAAAGATTTGAAGGCGAGTCTGATGACGAGCTTATATTTAGGATTTGTAAGGACAAAGAAAAAATAGGCACTTGGAATGATGTCAGGGATATTTTAAATAATTTGCTTAACGCTGATTTTGGCGAGTCAACTTATCGTAAGAAATTTCAATGCTTCGAGAAAATGTTCAATGCAAATCAGAAAACTTTTGCAGATACAGAAAACACCCTTAATGAAATTCAAGACCAAATTCGTGAATTAAAGAAAGAGCGATACAAACTTCAAACGGAGAAGTTGGAGAATAATAGGTGGCTTAGAGAAAATGCACGAGATGAATTGATAACTGAAAAAATAGTCAATGCAATTTCTGATATAGAACCTATCATAGTTCCTGATTATTTATCTGGAGAAAGTAATAGCAAATCTGCGATATTGGCATTTACTGATTGTCACTTTGGCATAGAGTTTTGCATAAAAGATCTATTTGGCAATGTAATAAACGAATATTCTCCAGAGATATTTGAACGCAGAATGTGGAGTATGCTCGAAAAAGTTGTTGACATCATTGCTAAAGAGGACTTGGCAGAAATTAATGTTTGGGAACTTGGCGACAGTATATCAGGACTTCTCAGATTAAATTCTCAGCTTATGCACCTTAGATATGGTGTCATAGATTCGGCAATAAAGTATGCTGAATTTCTTGCTAATTGGCTCAATGATCTTTCTCAATATACAAAAGTGAATTTCCAAATGGTTAAGGACAGTAATCATTCACAACTTAGACTTCTCGGACAGCCTAAGAATAGTTTTCCTGATGAAAACATGGCAAAGGTGATTATTGCTTTCATAAGGGAAAGACTTAAATATAATCGAAATGTAAACATAATTGAGAATGAAACAGGCTTTTGTTTCAGCGATGTTGAGGGTTATAACGTGCTTGGTTGTCATGGTGAGGTAAAGGATTTACAGAACTGCACAAGTTCTTTTTCAAGAGCGTACAATACAAACATTGATTACGTTTTGGCAGGTCATGTGCATCACCAAACCTCAAAGGAAAATGCAAAACATTCAGAGGTGCTTACAATACGTTCCATGGTAGGCACTGATGACTATGCTATGTCTTTAGGCAAGACTTCTGACACGGGTGCAAGCCTGTTTATATTTGATAATGAATTTGGCAAGATTGCCAACTATGATATAAAAGTAAAGTAGGTGAATACTATGATGATTAAAAAGAGTTATAACGATTTTGATACTTTCATGCAGGATATTATAGATGTATATCTGGAAAATGAGGGCTTTAGTGTTTTATGTGATTACAAGTTGGCTTGTAAGATTATCAAGAAATTTTTATCATTTGACAATAAAACTAAAATTAATTCCATTTCTCTTGATCCGCCTGAGTGGAACGGATATGGTGGCGAATTTGTTGTTTCAACTTTTGAAAACGAGTTGTTTTGTGAAAGAGCAAGACGTGACGATAAGCCAATAATTGTTGGTGATGAGAGTATTGTTTTCGTTCAGCGAGATTTTGTCGGCAAGGATTTTATTGACGAAGATTATGTTCCAAAGCTTTATTTTGGTTTTACAATTAACGAATAATTTGTAGTTAAATACAACTCCTTTTATTATATTTTGCAGGATAGCAAGCGTTATCCTGCATATTGTCGGATAGCTCAATCGGTAGAGCAATGCACTGTTAATGCGGAGGTCGTAAGTTCGAGTCTCACTCTGACAGCCAAAACAGAACTCAATACGCCTCTTAAAAATGCGTACCACGTTGAGTCCTTTAAATGAAAAAATCTGACGAGATTTTGCACGGATAGCTGACAAAGCTTTATTGGCTATCCTTAATTTTAATTACAAACTAATTCAACCTCACGCACCTCTTAACAATGTGTCCCAGTGAGGGGTATTTTTAATGCCGTATAAATGTACAAGAGGGCTAACTTGTAAAAAGGTGGTCGGTGAGGTTTGTTGTTTCCAAAAGACGATTAAAGACAGAAAAACAGCGAGTTATGGTTTTGAGAATTTTGTATTACTCCAAAAACAAAATTCAAGCCCTTATGGGCGAAATAAAGAAGATTAAGTGTGAGGGCAGCACTCTAAAGAAATCCCATTTGAAGAATAAGTGCTAAAAGCAGCACTCTAAAGAAAGCTTGAGATGAGAAGAAAGGAGAGGTTAAATGGCTAAGAAAAGCAAACGTATTCAAGTACATGATGATGAAATACTTTCAAAAATCAATTCTGAAACAATGAAACTATGGAACAAATATAAAATTGATATGTCACTTAGAGAACTCTCCGAAAAGACTATCGCAGGCTATCAAAATGATTTAGAGTCTTGGTGGATATACATATATAAAAATCAGGGCAATCAAAGTATTATTGACTTAACGGAAGATGATATAACTGAATTTTTATATTTTTGTAAAACTGAGGGTAATAATTCAAGACGTATGAAAAGGCGTATGGCTTCAATTTCAGCTTTTTATAAATTTCTGCGTAAGAAGAAGTTAATTACAGAAAACCCAATGGAATTTATGGATAGACCTAAGAAAGATACAGATGTTATTACTCAGACGTTTTTAACTGTTGAACAGGTGCAGGAATTAAGAATTGCCTTGCAAAACTTAGTAGAAAACGCTGACACACATCATAAGAAACATAGGGCTTTACAATATCAGTGTTATTCTCTATTTTCATTGTCTACAATGGCTAGGGTTAATGCGGTTGCGAATACTAAGTGGGAACAAATTGATTTTGACAATAGGGTTGTCAATGATGTAGTTGAAAAAGAAGGCTACGTTGTAACTCTTTATTTTTCGGAAGAAGTTAAAGAACTGCTGTTAGGTTTACTTGAGTACCGCAAGATAAATAATATTATTGACAATGGCTATGTTTTTGTTTCTTATACAGACGGAAAGTTTGATAAGGTAACTAATGGTACATTAAATTCTTGGTGTCATATTATTGGTGAAATGATTAATGTTCCAACGTTACACGCTCATGATTTTCGTCATTCTGGAGCTACCCTATATAAAAATGCAGGTATGTCACTAGAAGATGTTTCAGCATTGCTTAACCATAGTGGAACTGACGTAACGAGAAAATTTTATATTAGGGTTGACAAAAAGAAAATTAGTCAGAATAAGGATAAATTTGATTTTTGAGCAATCAAACACTCTGATTGAAAATTGGGGTGCTTTTATATTGGCTTGAAAATTAAACAAATAAAAAGGAGGTGGCTTTGGTTATGCCAAGGAAAAAAGGTAGTATATCAACACAAAATAAATCTGGTATTAAAACCACTAAATATATTGAGCAACCAAAAGTAATAAAAACCATTTCTTGTGATGAAGAACAAGAAATGTTAATAAAAAAGCCTTATCAATGTGTGACCTGCGGCAAAAGATATGCCACACAAAAGAACAATTTTGCATATAGCCAATCACCTTTGTACAATGGCAATAATAATTTCTTACCAACTTGTAATCATTGTTTAGATAACCTTGTAGAACAATATACGTTATTATTGGGTGATCCAAATGAAGCTATTAAGCGCATATGTTTACATTACGATATCTACATTCAGGAAAGCTTACTTAATAGTTGCAAGAAAAAAGATCTAAACCAAAGCCGTATCAGAAATTATATCAGACATTGTAATTTACAACAATATGCAGGTAAAACATATGATACATATTTGTCTGAGGTCAATGGCATTGCTATTAATAACGAGGAAGATTTGGAGCAATTAAAGTCAGAGGGTAAATCTTCTCCAACAAAGGTTGCAGTTGAACGTTGGGGACTTGGTGTATTTGGCTCTGAGGATTATCCGATTTTGGAAGAACATTATAAAATGTTAAAGTCACAAAATCCAAATGCCGATAATAACCAAGAGATTTTTATAAAAGACCTGTGTACAACAAAATTGTTACAGAAAAAAGCCATTAAGGAAAAACGGTATGATGATTACGAAAAGTTTACAAAATTGTATCGTGACACTTTTAAACAGGCAGGCTTAAAAACAGTACAAGAGATAGATAACAGTGCGGAAGAAACTTTAGGTGTCACATTGGCAACTATTAGTCAATATACACCTGAAGAATATTATAAGGACAAAGAACTTTATAAAGATTTTGATGGACTTGGTGATTATATCAAGAGGTTTATTTTAAGACCTATTAAAAATTTAGTTTTGGGAACTAATGAACGTGATAAAACTTATTGCGTGAAGGACGATGGTGAAAATGGCTAGGAGAAATAAGTATGCTGATGACAAACAAGCTGTGTTGCACACTAAGTTTCCTTCAACTCATTTTCTAAGCAATCCGACAAATGTGGATCATACATATAGGTGGTGTACATTTTTTAGAAGAAATTTGCACAGGTTTGCAACTGATTATTTGGGCTTGAAATTACATTGGTATCAAGCCATTATTCTATATTTAATGGGAATATGTAATTTTATAGTTATTGTTGCTTGTAGAGCTGCTGCAAAGTCTTTTATTATTGCACTATATTCTTGCTGTAGATGTATCTTATATCCCAATAGTAAAGTTGTTATTGCCTCCGCAACAAAGGGACAAGCCAAACTGATTGTCACGTCTAAAATCAGAAACGAGTTAATGGCGTGGTCGCCAAAATTGCGAGAAGAAATTAAGGGCATTAAAGATAACCAAAATGAAGTTATCGTATATTTCAAAAATGGCAGTACGATAACGGTTGTAACGGCAGGTGAAAGTGGACGTGGTAACAGAAGTTCTGCTCTCATAAGGGAAGAATATAGACAAATCAAAAAGGAAATTGACGATAGTATATTATCACCATTTCAGACCATAAGGCAGACACAGTATTTGCTTGATCCTTATTATGAAAATATTTCTGAATTAAAAGAAGAACCAATTAATATTTACATATCTTCAAGTTGGCTTGATAACGGGCACTGGATGTGGGATATTGTAGATATGGCTGAGAGTAATATGCTTAAAAGTTATCAGGCTGGCGATATTGATACTTGCTTGTTGGCATTTGACGAGTCCATTACACTCAAGCACAATATTCGTACTATGAAACAAATGCAGAATGAAAAGAAAAAACAAGATAGTTTAACTTGGAGATTGGAATATCTCAATGAAAGAGTTAAAGAAAATACTTCGGCTTTTTTCAGTTATTCAATGTTTTCTGCTAATATGCGTTGCAAAAAGCCTTTTTATCCTCGCAAGAACATTGACGTATTGGCACATAGAAGAAATCCTTATGCTATTCCAAAACAACAAGGAGAAATTCGTATAGTTGCTTGTGATATGGCGTTCGTTACTAACAAGAAAAACGATAATTCTATCTTTTCTTGTATACGGCTTTTACCTGAAACTACCACATATCAAGTTGGTAATGTTGAGGACTCGAAAAATATGAAACGTGGTTATAGGCGAATAGTCTGTGGTATGGAGTCCATTCAAGGTGGCGAGGGAGATATGCAAGCAATCAAGATTAAGCAGCTTTATGCCGATTTTGATGCCGACTATTGTGTTCTTGACGCTAGAAATGGTGGTATTTTGATATATGATAGATTAGCTAGAGTTTTATATGACGAAGAACGAGATGTTGAATATGAACCATGGACTTGTATGAATGATGAGGGTGCTAGCAATCGTATCAAAATTGAGGGAGCAAGACCTATTGTGTTTATTATAAACGCTTCTGAAAGGCTAAATAGCGAAATAGCTATGGAGTTCAAAAGTGTTCTTGAAAACCAGATGATTGATTTTTTAATACCATTGCAAGAAGCACAAGAGTCTTTGATTGAAAAGATACCAGAGTATAATAATGCTACAAGTGCAGATACTCAGATATTTTATGAAAACCCATATTTACAAACACAAGAGTTGGTAACGGAATGTATTGAATTGACTTATACGAAAAAAGAACAGACGGGTGCTATTGTTATCTCAGAGCAAGGCAATAATCGTAAAGACCGTTATACGAGTGTAAGTTATGGAAATCATTTTGCCTGCTTGCTTGAAAAGGACTTGTTGTCTGATAATGATGAATACGATTATTGTTGTTTATTCAACTAATGTAAATACAAATGAAAGTGAGGTGAGGCTATGCCTGAGAATATTGCAGAGAATACCGAGAATGTTATTGAAAACAATCAGGATAAAACAGAAAATGTTTCAGAAACTAACTCCGTGTCAAATACACAAGAGCGTTCCTATGAGTCAAATGCTTTTTATGAAATGACATCTTTTTGGGAAGATTGTATTGAAGATTTGCCTATTAATATTGAGGACATTAAGAAATTTGCTCATAATCCGCAAATACATATAAAAAATATTCGCAAAATTTGTCGGTGGGCGTATTATGAGAATGGCTCTGTTATGACTTCTATCAACTATCTTAAAACCATGTTCACCTTGGATAAGGTGGTTTATTCAAAGTCAAAAACCAAACGCAAGAAGAAATTTGAAAATGCAAGGCAGTTAATGCAACAAACTCTTGACACAATAAGATATAAGGAAGTTATTCGAGATAATTTGTTTAACGATATGATCGAGGGAATGGACTTTAAATACTTTGAGATTACAAAGTCCGTATTCGCTGACAAGTATCTTGATGATATTGATACTTTAAACATCGTAGAGATTAATGAATTGGGGGTTAAATGTGCTGTTATTAATCTGCCTGTTGACTATTGCCGTATAGTTGGCAGAAAGAATGGTTCACCTATTGTTGCTTTTGATTTAAGATACTTTGACGATATGGCAGAAGACGACAAAAGAAGAAAACTACAGGCTTTTCCAAGAGAAATTCGAGAAGCGTATAGTAAATATTCAACTCACAATAATATTAAGCCATGGAAAGTTTTAAATAATGATAATACAATGGTGACAAAAATTAACTGTAAGGCTATTAATCCTTATGGTGTGCCATTAATGATTTGTGCGTTGGACGATGTATTATACGCAGATTATTTCACTTCTACAAAGCGGAATGTATTAGATCAGTTGAACAATCAAATTATTTATCAAACATTTCCTGAAGCAAAAGACGGACGTTGTACTTTGACGGAAAGTCAGCAGAAAAACCAACATAAGGTAGTTAAAGAAGCTATTACTACAAGACAAAATAAATATGGCAAGTCATTTTTCTCGCTTGCCGCAGGTACAAAATTAAATGACATAAAAGTTGACACTTCTATTTTTGATGAAAAGAATGAAAATGCCAATAAATCGAAAGTGCCTGCCGATTTGGGTATTGCTAGTAGTGTCCTTGACGGTAATAGTACAGGAAACTATGCTGTTGCAACACTGAATTTGGAGTTGGTTGCAGGAAATGTATATGATTGGATAAATATGTTTATTATGGAATTGAATAAATGTATTAACGCCAATATTATTAAGGACAAAAAGCTTTATATGGAGTGTGCTATTTTACCTGTTACTTTTGTAAATAGAGATAAACAGGTTAAATATATGACCGACCTTTATGCTAGAGGTAAGGGGTCTTTAACAGCTTGGATTGCAAGCACTGGTTGGGATAGTGATGTATACTTGTCGCTTATGGATTATGAATTGGATAATGATTGGGAAAATAAATATCCAACGCATAAGACGAGTTATACCATGAGTAGCAAAGATAGTGACCCAAGTGATGCAGACCACTCAAATGGTGGCAGAAGTAAGGTGGCTGAGAAGACAAACGAAAATAGCATAATGAGCGAAAATCTAAATGGAAACGCTCAACCAAAACCTTCAACAACAAACTAAAACCTAAGTTGCGTTTAGTGACTAGGTTTATTTTATGTCAGAAAAGAGGTGAAAGTTAGTGTTTCATTGTGAAATAAGCGAAGCAAAGAGGTCGGACGGTCGCAGACGTGTAAAGTTGGTACTACACGAAATTCATCAAGACCGTAATCACTATAACAAAAATGGTATTAGTTACAATGAGCAATATGTTAGAGATAACGCAGATAGTATTATTGGTATGCCTATTTGTGCAACATTTTTGGATAGTGAAAAAGATATTCCATATGACCATGGAATGACAGGTCAAGACGGCAATATGCCATTATTTGAAAATTCTGTTCAAGTAGGTTCTGCTGATGGTTGGTCTATTGAAGATATTCAGATTAATGGTGAGAAACATAAAGTTCTTATTGCCGAGGGTTATATTAATCAGCAACGTTATCCACATTTTGTTGAATGGCTTGAAAACAAAATTAATGATGGTGATACAATATATGGTTCTGTTGAATTTGTTGGTAAGGGCAAAAATAAAATAGTGTATGACGGAGAGCCTGTCGAAAAAGGTAGAGTGCCAAAAGTTTATGACTATAGTGGATATTGTATTTTAACTGTCGAGCCTAGTGACGATAGTGCAATACTGATAGAACTAAATCAAAAGATAAAGGAGGACGAGAAAGTGGACGAAAAGACACTTAATCAGATTATTTCTGCTGTTGAGAATAAGATTACTGAACTCAATACTAAAAATGCAGATTACGAGAGTAAGATTGCTGAAATGAATGAGATTATTTCTACAAAAGATGCCGAGATAGCAACTCTTACAGATGAAAAGGCAACAGCCGAAACAAATGCTTGTCAGAAAGACGAGAAGATTAATGAGCTTAACGGACTCGTTGAAACAATGAAAGCAGAATTGAATGAACTTAAAAAGTCTGCAAAGATTGCAGAACTCAATTCAGCTCTTGGAGATTTTTCAGACGATGAAAAGAATATGGCTAAGGATAAGCTTGACAAGTTTAACGCAGATCCTATGGGTTGTGGTATCGAGGTAAACGATATTGTTACAGAAATCAACGCTTGTATCGGTGCTGAGACAAAGAAGAAGGAAAAGGCAATGGCTGTTGAGATTAATTCTCAGAACAATTTTGCCGCTGACATATTTGGTTGCGTAGATACCGACAACGATGACGATAAGAATGACAAACTCGATATTGACAACCTGTTTGTATAAAAAAATACGATTGGAGGAATTTTAAATGATTAAATTTGCAAATATTGGTGATTTCAAGGTAGCACAGAATTTTGGCTATCTCAAGACACCTGTTGTTCTTGAGAACGGCATGGCTGTTACATATGATCTTAAAACAAAGGCTGTTGCTCTGCCAACCGCAACAACAGCAAAGCAGGCTGGTCTTGCAGTTGTAATGAACAGAATTGATAAGCCTGAGACACTCACTCCAAATGATTATAGAATTGAGATTGGTGAGTTTCCACGCATTTTTACTCTTGCTTCTCTTGTAGGACATCTTTTTGATATGGACGATGCAGTTGTAACAACAGCTTACAATACACTTGCAGTAGGTGATAAGCTTGTAGTTGGTACTGATGGTAAGTGGGCTAAGAGTGCTGATGTTTCTGGTTATGCAGAGTATCTTGAAGTTGTGGAAAAGACAAGTTTTGGTGGTAACGGACTTAGAGTCGTTGTACACGCTTAATTAACGAATGTAAAATAAAGGACGGTGTTTTAATAATGATTAATACTTCTTTTGAACTTAATAATCTGAATAAGTCTGAGGTTGCTGTTAAGAACGCAAAGGCTTTCAACGAAGTAGTTGAGATTTGTTCTGCTCTTTTTGCAGGCAAAGATACATCAAAGTACGGTCAGAAGGTAGACGCAGTACGTTCAAGAATTTCAAAGCTTGGTGAACAGGCACTTGCAGGCGATAGCAGAGCAGTTGCAGAGATTAATACTATTGTAAAGTATATTATACAGCCAAGGCTTCTCGAGGCAACAAAGATATTTAATTTCCTTGGTAATTATCGTGAGATTGGCTATGATGAGCAGCCAAGAGTTAAGACTTATTCTTATGAGGGTCTTGATGCTAGGCTTCAGGCTTCTGGTTCTGATGTAAGTTTTGCAGGTAGAAAGTGGGTAGAGTACCCAATCGTAACTCAGACAATATCTTCTGGTATGGCTATTGATTATCGTGAGCTTGCTTCTGGTAATTTTGGTGGTACTGTAGCAGAGGAAATGGCACAGGTACAGACCGACATGAACAACAAGGGCGTTGCTTATGTCTTTGATGTTATCAAGTCTGCACTGAAGAATAATACTGAATATGTAAAGTTCTATGGTGAGTATGACTCTGCTCCAACTCAGACACAGGTTGACGGTATGATAAATAAGGTTAGAAAGCTTGGCAAGGTTGGTATTGCAGGTGACTTCTCACTTATTTCTGGTATCTGTGATTGGAACGGCTATAAGACAGTTGGTTCTACACCAATCCCATTCTTCAATGCTACACAGGTAGATGAGATTGCTAGAACGGGTCTGAATGGCTTCTATAAGGGTTCAGCTCTTATTGAACTTGAGAATCCATATAACTTCACAAAGCCACTTGCTGACAAGTCAGGTTTTGACACATACTACAATCCAAACGATCTGTGGTTTATTGCACAGGGAGCAAATTCTCCAGTAAATATCTTCAGACGTGGTGGTATTACAACTATGACAGGCAATGATGTTGAGACAGGTACAGTAAAGACACGTTTCGATATGGAGCTTGGTGCTGACGTTGTAAAGGGTAGAGAATTTGAAATTGGTCTGCTTACAAAGCAGGGTTAATTACATAATAATTATTGATGTGGCGAGGGTGTAAGCTCTTGCCACATTATTATTATATTTGAAAGGAAGATTAAAAATTTGGCAAATGTAAGAAAAAATACAACTACTGCCACAATTAATAACGATATTACAGAAGTAAAGTCTAAAAGGGAAATTCAGCTTACCGATAGAGTGTTTCTTGAAAACACTCGTAATTGGGAATTGGGTTTTAGGGCTGTGGAAACACAAAGAGATATTACTATTCCACCAAATGCAAAGAAATTTGCACAGCTTAATGTTGGAGAGGTTATGGCTCAGATACAGGAAGGCAATGGAATGTTTTGTGGTACTGACGGCTTTGGCAATAACGCTTATCTGAAAATTCTTGACGAGGATATAAGAAGATACGTTTTTTCACTTGACGAGAGTGATAATAATGATCCTGTTATTCTTGATATTAACAGTGTAAAGGCACTTCTTGGCATTAGCAATAAAGCCGATTTTATGGCTGAACTCTCAAGACTTGTAGTTACTGAAGGCGATAAGAAAATGATTATTCCACTTGCCAAAGAAGTTGGAATTGACAATGTGGCAGTTTATAAGCGTAACGAAATAGAAAATATTTCAGGCTATAAGTTTTAAGAAAGGGTGTGGTTAAAATGGCTACTACCTATGAAGATGTGGTCGCTGTTTTTGAGTCCACATTTCTTGAAAGGGTTGCGTTAAGTGACGACCTTGTTTTTCAGTGGTTTAAAATGGCTTGTGGCGAGTTTTCAACTCAAATTAGTCAGCTTTATTTTAATAATGAGAAAAAAATATTTACTGATATTGACGGAAACGATATTGTTTTAAATCAGATAGTTGTTAATATATTGGGTTATACAATAAAGAGATTTTATTGTGAAAGACAATATAGCAAAATTGTCAAACGTAGCAACATAGTTTCTAAGGATTTATCAATAAACAACTCAGAGGGTGACAAAAGACAAGCTAAAGTTGAGATTGATTGGGTGAACTTTAAAATAGTTGACCTTTATGAGCAACTTAAAGACACTGCGTATAATTGAGGTGGTTGAATGAGTAAAGAATGGTACTTAATTCGGCAGCCGTATTATACGGAAGGTTCTGAAAAACAAGATTTATTGTTTGATAGTGAAATGTCATTTAATGACGTTTTAGATGATAGCGTTATTGAAGATGATATTATTCTGTGCAGTGGAGTGTTTAACGGTGAGGATTTTGAAAATGAATTTGCTACAAAGGGCATAATTCAGAATGAAATACCTGATACGCTAACACAAGCTTGGCAAAGACAGGTTTTAACCTATATTAGTACAATATCGGACTATAAGTATATTAAATACGATAATAAGATTTGGCTAATATTGACCGAGCCTACAAATAACAAGCTGTACGAAAAATCTATTTTGTATTTGTGTAATTACGTTATTAAGTGGCAAGACGAAAATGGCATAGTTCATTATAAGCCGTGCAATATTCAAAATGCTTCACAGTATAACGCAGGCACAAATGAGACAAAAGTAATTACCATTGGTTACGATCAGTTAATGATGTATATTTCGCTTGACGAGGAAACGAAATATTTTCCGCACGATAAGCGTTTTTTCATTGACTATAATGATAAAGAGCCTACACCTTACAGAATTACTAGACCTGATACTGTCAGCTTTTCTTTTGGAAATGGCAGATGTATGCACATTATCTTGTCAGAGAGTCAATACAATCCGCAGACAGATAGAATTGACCTTATGCTATGTGATTACTTTAAGCCCAATAATGCAACCAAACCTGTTGAAATAACTTACAGTGGTAATGCAGAAATTCGTTGCGGTGGTACAGTAAAAACATTTACTGCAAAAACAGATAAGAGTGTTATTTGGTCTTTAAAATTACTTGATAAACAGAAAGATTTCGTTATTATAACAGTAAACGAAAATAAGGTAAAGATAAAGTGTTTAAACAATAGTGCTTTAATTGGTAGCTCTTTTAAATTGGTTTGTACAGTTGATGATGTTTCGTCTGAGCTATTAGTTAATATAGTGGGAGGTGTATAAAATGCCAATAAATTCTGTTATATCGGAGTGGAAAAATAAAGCTATTTCTATGATATTATCACAAGATAATATATTAGATTTATTTGAAAAGGACGAGGAAGAACTAGAAAATATTGTGTATTCTAATATATACCCTTTTTTATATATACCTTACACTCAAACTAATGTAGAATTGTATCTTAACATTGAAGTTTCAGTTCCGAAAGTAATATGGGGGGCATTTAAGGGTTATCCTCAAATGATAATCCAAATAATTTGTCACCAAGATAAAATGAGACTTAACAAAGCTGGCATTTCCAAAACTAGAATGGACTATGTGTCTGAATTATTAGGTCAGTTATTTAACAACTCAGATGGTTGGAGCGGTAACAGAATACAACTTATTTCAGACGTACCTGATAATTTGTCGCCTGTTTATAAAAGGCGTACCTTAATATTTCAAGGTGAAGAACTTACGATAAATCCATGTGAGGGTAATTAGTTATGGACGAGCTTTCGATTTATCGTAATAAAAAAGAAACATTTATGTTAGGCAAGTTTGAAATTCACAACCCAACTTTGGACGAGATTTCAGACGAGTCAAAACTAGGTGAAAAACAGTTTTGGGTCATTGTGTCTGACATAATTTCAACTCCATATGATAGAAGGCTATATCTTTGGAGCAAGGGTATTGATTTTAACTCAGTAGATAGTTTTGACTTGTTTTGTGATATTGTCGAAAATCATTTGCTAACTGATGTTTCATTTATAATCCGTAATATTGATTTTGGTAAGATGAAACGCTATATTGACACGAATAGCGGTGATATTATTTTATTTGATGTTTACAATAATATTCAAATAGGTAAAGCAGATTATGAACTGCTTACTGAATATTTCAGGAAAATGCTTAATATCGCTGATAACAATATTAAAGACGGAAATGAACACACCCGAAAATGGAGATTGCAATATGAATTAGACAAGCTTGAAAGACAATTAGCTAGGGGTGAGTATCAAGAAAAAGAATTTCGTTCTATTTTGTTGCCATATATTTCAACATTAACAAATATTGAAGGGTTTAAATACAACTGGGACACGGTTTGGTCGTTACCTATTAATGTTTTTTATGATTGTCTTTTAAGAAATCAAATCATAAATCAAGCACAGAAACTTACCACAGGTTTGTATAGCGGTACTTTTTATTATAAGGACATTAAGAATAAAGAAGAATTAAATTATTTCCGTACATGGTAACGGAAACAATAGAAAATAAAGGAGGAAATAATATGTTTAATCCAGACAAATTGCTTTTTAAACAAGCTATTTCAGGTCAGATGTTTTCGCCTACTGACGGAGTGCTGTTTTGGACTCTTGAAGATTTGAAAGATGTAAACATTCAGACCAATGCTACTTCACAGGATAAGACAGATGCAACAGGTGCTGTAATTGCAAAATACTATGACGCTGATACAGTTCAGATTACAGGTAATACATCGTTCCTTACGCTGTCACTTCTTGCTGCTCAGTGGGGTACAGAAAAGAACGTTGCAAGTTCTACTAACAAAATTCTCATTCCTAAAAGAGAGAAGATTAAGGTGGGTAGCGACATAACAAAGATTACTCTGAGTAAAGTTCCTGTGGGTGGAATATCATTCATTTATCTGCTCAATGAAAGGAAGGAACAGGTTGCTTCTTACAAATATGCAGCGGTAAATTCAGAAAAGGAATTTTCACTTGATGCGGCTAAGAAAGAAATTACACTTCCGACAGATACTGCTATCAAGGAAGGAATGACTATTCAGGTATATTATACATATGAGTCTGAAAATGCAGTTGACATTACAAAGAGTACGAATGATATGCCAAAATCAGGTGAATTTTGGCTTGAATCAATCTTTACAGATATTTGTGATAAAAATATTGAATATCATGGTTGGGTTGTCGTGGCATCTTCACAGCTTTCTCCTGAGACTCAGATACCGCTTGACAAAACAGGCGACTTCCCATTTACTATTGACTCTCTGAAGGACTATTGTAGTGACGAGGGTCAGCTTCTGAGATTTGTTATTCCAGAGGATTAATTTATGGAAAACAACCATGAATGTATTATTTGTGGTAATGGATATTATGCGTGTAATAAATGTGATAAAATAAATAGTTGGAGGAGATATGTGGACACACCATCTTGTTATCAATTATATTTAATCATAGAAGAATATATGCACGAAGTCATTTCCAAGGTTGAAGCAAGAAAACTTCTTGCCAATATTGGTATTACTTCCGAAACATTAAAAAAGAAAGATTATAAAGAGTCGGTCTATAATGTTTTGGCTGATATTACAAACCTTAAAAATAGTACAATAAATAAAAAAACTAAATAAAATAGAAAGGGCGGTTATTATGATAAGTATTGACCGCCCTTATTTTTTTTATAAAGAGGTAGAAATGACAGATAGAAGTAAGTTTAATGTAGATAAAGACAAATCAAAACGTAGTTATAATGGTATTATTTTTGACTCAGTGTTAGAAATGAAATATTATCGTGACGTACTTTGTCCTTTAGTGGAAAGCGGTGAAGTGATTTCGTATGAGTTACAGAAACCATATGAACTGCAACCGAAGTTCGTTCACGATGGCAAAACTGTGTTGCCAATTAAATATGTCGCTGATTTCGTGGTTACTTATAAAAATGGTGTCACTGAAGTTATAGATACAAAAGGTATGCCAGACTCAGTGGCAATACTTAAACGTAAATGGTTTTGGTATTGCTATCCAGACATTACATATAAGTGGATTACTTATGCTAAAAAGTTTGGTGGGTGGATTGATTATGATGAGTGTAAGAAACTGAGAAACGCAGAAAAGAAACGCAGAAAAGAAACGCAAGAAAACGGAGGAAAATTGAATGAAAAATAAGCTTAGTTTTGCGGAAATGCAGGCATTTATAAATAATGTAGTCAAGGGTACAATTGAGTACGGAGCAGGATATGAAGAAATTTTGCGTAAATATTACGTTGTCACTCTTTACGGAGAACATAAATTTTCATCAGATGATATTGCAGAGATTTATGATAGTGGAGAGCTGGATAGGGAATGTAATAATATTGATTGGGAGTCGATTGATGACGCACAGTATAGCATGATTAATGCAGCTATTGACAGCGGTATTGACATGAATGTTAGATACAAGGCGGCTGAAAAGGTTATGAGCATGGCAAACATAGCTATAACGGAGCTTGCAAGCAAGGCAAAAGAAATGATAGAACAGATTAGTGTTACTACGAAAGATGTTGACACTGAAAGCTTAAATGAAGTGTTAAAAACACTTAAAGATAGTAATGACATGGCAAATAAAATTGTAATTTCAAACAACAAGGACGGTGACTAATATGTTCTTTGCAGAACAGGAAATAGCACTTGGGATAGTTCCTAATGCTAGGAATATTCATAGGTTTGTGTATTTTACACAGGCACGACCCTCTGTGATTAATCTGACAACAGATAGAACGGTCAATGGTAAATCAATTATAGGTCTTTGTAGCCTTGGTTTAAGAAATGGTGATAAAGTTACGATAGAAACACATAGTAAAGTTTCTCAGGAGCAAGCTGACGAGGATTTAAAGCTTGTTGTAAAGTGGTTGCGTGGTGAGGAATAAATGGTTGTAAAAAACCTTAAAGAACTAGAGCGAGAACTAAGAGCAAGAATTGATTACGCTCTGCTTACAGATGTTGCCGAGGTTGTTACCACTGTTATGCTAGATCATATTGAAAGAGATGTTTACGATAGTTATGTACCACATGAATATGTAAGACGATATGATAATGGTGGTTTAATGGATATTAGCAATATTAATTCTTCTATCGAAGGTGACACTTTAGTTGTTGAAAACAATACAATGGCTAACCCTTATATTTTTGTACAGGGGAAAATGATTAAGTCAGATAATGCAGGTCAAGAATTAGCATCTATCATTGAAACTGGTTGGGGGTACGATTTTGGAAATTGGACGTATCATGGTGTTGCTAGACCATTTATATATAACACAAAAGAGGATTTAAGTGATAATAAATATCACGTTATAGCTTTAAGACAAGGACTTAAAAGACAAGGAATAGAGGTGAAGTGAAATGGCAGATGATTTAAAAATACGAGTTCCTGTGGAACTTGACACAAGTAAAGTTAAGGACGATATACCTAAATTAAATAATGTACTTGCAAATGATAATAAGGCTCATGTTAAAATCATTGGTGAGTTGGACTTGAGTAAAACACAAAAGAAGATTCAATCTCAACTTGCTACAATCAGCAAAAATCTAAAAATAGATATTGGTGGTTTAAATGTGACCTCTATTCAGAATAGTATAAAGGTTGCTGAAAAACAGGTAACTAGCTCTGTTAAAAATATAAAGCATGAGATACAGAATATTGACACAACTCTTGCAGAAACTTTCAAGGCAGGTTTTAATAAAGACGGACAGATAGATATTGTTAAAACTATTGAAAATGCAAGAAAAGTTTTGAGTCAGTTTGGCAATCCGACATTTTCATGGACTAAAGATAGTTCGGGTGAAGTCGCTCAAATTACGGCAGAAGTTACAAGTTTAACAGGTCAAGTTGAAAAATTGAAATATGCTCTGAACGAAACAAATGGGTCATTTGACTATCTATCGGGTAGCAGTTCTGAAAAGGGTATCTTAAAACTGATTGCGGATATTGATAAGGCTAAGTCGGATTATACTGCTAAACTTTCGGCATTTAAGTCAGCGAATAAAGGTATTGAATCGGGTATAGGAAATGAAATTAATGCCGTTAATGTTGCTATTGACAATCTTGGCAACGGTGGTTCTATTGCAGAGGTTGATAAACTATTCAATTCATTAAAAACTACTGTAAGCAATATCAGGCAAAATTTAAAATCTCTTACAAGTTCTTTTAACGAAGCTACAAATGCCGAAAACACTTTGGCTAAAATGCCTGCAACAATACAGGAAATATCAAATAGTTTCTCAAAACTTAAACAACAACCGTCAGAGGTTTCCGATTTAATTAGTAGCTTAAATTCTCAATTAAACAAGGTCAATGAAACCGAAAGTCAATTTGGGCGAAATGAAAAATGGTCTGAGGAATATCGTGAGTTAGTTGTTTCGGTTAAAAAAGCAGAAACAGAAATAAAGAGTTTACAGTTACTTGAAAAATCTGATAATTCTGAGGCACAACAGCAAGCTAGTAGATACAATAAAATTATCGAAAATATTTCGCTAATTAACAAGTTAGAAAAACAACGTATTTCAGCAGGCAAAGAGGAAACTGTTGAAATAAATAGGCAAATAAAAAATGCAAAGGGTAGAATATCTACAGCCGAAAGCTATTTGAAAAAAAATAAATTAATTTCTTCGGAATATGAAGAACAAATACGTTTGCTCAAGAAAACAGGTGAATATGAACAGGCTATTGTAAAAGCTAAGTCTGCTGATAAATCGTCAGCTACATCTACTAAAACAGAAAATAATGTAGCTAGACTTACGCAAAATCTCACCACTTTAGAAACAAAGTGGAAAGAGTCGCCTATTTTTAATGGAGAGTTTCAGGAAAAGTTTAATGAGTTAAAAACAAGTTTGTCTAATGTGGGTGGCAATCCTAAAGCATTAGATGAATATCGTATTAAACTCAATGAGTTAACAAACGAGTTAAAGAGGGCAGATGTAGCTTATAAAGCTAGTTTTTCTAGCAATAAATCACAACAGAATATAGAAGCTACAAGGCAGAACATTAAAAAGTTAATATACACAATTCAGACATGGCAACAGGCTAATACTAAAGCCATGGGCAAGAATACTTTTAATGGCGGTACATATCAGGTTGAAACTGATAATATGATAGTTTCACTCAAAAAGTTACTAAATGCCAGTGATTTAACTGCGAACGATTTGAAAGCCAATGTTGATAAAATCAATCGTAGTTTTAGGACAATGAGTTCTGAGGCACAGGCGGCAGGTGTGAATGGGTTAAGCTTTTTCGATAAGATTAAAGAGGACGCCTTAAAATTCACAAGCTGGATGAGTTTAACTACTGTGATTTCAGGTATATCAAGAGAAGCTGTTAAGTTCTATAATAATGTTGTAGACATTGATACAGCTATGACAGAATTGCGTAAGGTTACTGATAACACAAATCAGCAATATGCCGAGTTCTTTGATAATATAGGTCAAAAGGCTAAAGATTTAAAGATTAATTTATCTGATCTTATTTCTCAAACCGCAGAATGGGGCAAACGTGGTTATAGTTTAGATGAAGCTGAAACACTTGCCACAAACTCAGGCATTTATTCAGTTGTTGGTGAAGTAGATAATGCAACAGCAGTACAAGACCTAACAACAGTTATGAAAAGCTATAACATGACAGTTGATGAGTCTATCAATATTGTCGATAAGTTTAACGCAATATCAAACAAGTATGCTGTTTCAGCAAGTGATATTGGTGATATGTTGTCAAGGTCAGTATCTTCACTGAGCGTAGCAGGAAATACATTAGATCAGGCAATAGCAATGGGTACAGCCATTACAGAAATAACTGGAGACGCAGCCGAAGCAGGAAACAGTTTGAAAGTCCTGTCAATGCGACTTCGTGGAGCAAAAACAGAACTTGAAGATGCAGGCGAGTCAACAGAGGGCATGGCAGTATCAACCTCAAAACTGAGGGAAGATATTAAAGCTCTTACTAACGTAAATGGCACAGGCGGTTTTGATATAATGAAGGACTCTCAGAACTTTAAGAGTACCTATGAAATTATGAAAGGTATCGCCAATGTTTGGAACGATCTTACTGATACATCAAAAGCCGCTGTCATAGAGAAAATCGCAGGCAAGCAAAGAGGCAATACAATTACTGCATTGCTTACAAATATGAGTCAAGCGGATAAAATTGTTAATGACTCAATAGGCTCTGCTGGGTCTGCTATGTCAGAGTATGAAAAATACCTTGATTCCATTCAAGGAAGAGTGCAAGGTTTTCAGACAAGTATTGAAAATTTGTCAGCTACTCTGATTAATGGTGATTTAGTTAAATTCGGTATCACCAGTGGAACACAAATTATTGATGTTCTTGATAATCTAATTAGTAAATTCGGTGTTTTAGAAACACTTATTCCTACCGTTATGGCAGGATTATCATTCAAAAACGTAGGTAAACAATTATTAAAGATGCCAACTTATGCACAGCCACAAACTATATGTGCATAGGTCACACACGTTTTAAAATAAGGTTGCCAAATTGCTGGGAACGGCTAAAGCTTTGCAACTACTTGTAACAATGGTATTACAAGAGTGAGGAAACTCGGAAACAATAGCAAAGATGACATAAGCTGAGATAAAAGTCTATTATACTATTATAATAGGTGCTAAGTGTTGTTAAAAATGTCAGGTCAGCAGCCAACCCCTATCGGGAGATACGGACTAGGTTCAGAGAGTAGACGGTAACTATCTTGTGGTAAGATAAAGGTGTACTCCAACTATAGGTAACACCTATAGCGTTTCCAAAATGAATTATCCCTCATTTATTTAGTTTTGCCCTTTAACAGTAAGGGTGGGATAAAACTGTTATTAATCATTTTGCATAGTGATTTATTTTACACTATTCATTTGTGTATGTCAACACTAAATTTGTTCGTTAATAAAAATTTTACATTTATATTAACACAATGTTTGTTAATGCAACCAATATATGGCTTGACATTAGTTCCTAAAATGGGTATACTAAGTTAAGAATAGTCCTTACAAGTCTAAAATATGATTGTGTGGCATATTTTATAAAAGTGTTATATAATCATATTAAATTATTCACAAAATCTCTTTTAGTATTTTTGTTAAAGAGTAAAGAATAAAATATAATTAAGTAGTTTAGAATAAAATGGAGAGGTGTGATAATATGGAAATGAGTAAGGAACTTAAACTATCATTAAAAGTTGAATATCAAAAAGATACAGATAGTATCGAAATTACAACTAATGGACAATCAAGTGGTATAACTCTTCCATCTAAGATGTTTCTGCCATTTGTACAAACATTACTTCGTGTCGGTTTGGATATGCAAGACAAAAAGGTAGTTGATTTGGGATTGCGAGAGGGGTGATATCATGAGGAACACTAGAGATGTTTATGTTAAAAATGTAAATGTTTGTAGAGAGGATGGTTATAAAACCAGTTTGTTGGATATCTTAAATATTGAGCCATATTATATGGAAATCAAACAGACTCTCGACAATATCTATTGTTGTACTGTTGACAATCTTGACGAGATGTCGAAGTGTATCAAGTGGTTGCAGAATAATAAGTTTAAGAACTTTGTTGTCAAGAAGATTTATGTTAGCCGTATAAGAAGTGAAATCTATGTAATTGCTGATTTTGACGATGGCAAAATAGGTGAAGTTTTGGACGAATATTATGAAGCAACTTTTACTTTTACAACTAATTACAAACAAGACATTGTTTTCATGATTACTTCCGAAAAGAATTTAGTGGAAGCAAATATGCCTAAATTTGAAGAAGTGATTGAGGTGACTCCTAGTGTCTAACTCGCAGGATTATTCTAAAAAAATAAAACATAATGAGTTGTTTGTGCAATGTCTAAAGGACACAGATGTTAAAGAATATGACGATTTTTCGGATTGGATAATAGTCGGTATATTCTATTCGTCACTTCATTATATGAATTTGTTTTTGTCCAAGAGATATGATGATATAAATCTTGAAACTGTAAAGAGTCATAAAGATAGAAATATTATCATACAGAAAAAATGTCCGTATCAAATTCATATGGCATATCGCACCTTATATGAGTTAAGTAGAGAGGCGAGATATCAATGTTCAGATGTATCGTCTAAAGTCCGTTTTGTAGAACAGAAATATCAAGAATTAAAGAATTTGTGTTCTGAACAAATGCAACGGAGCGCTTCTAAGAGATAACGTGGACTACATAATGAATAACCATAAAATAAGACCCTAGAGAAAATCTAGGGTCTTTTGTTATACATGAACACACATTGTTTACTTTTGCCCATTTGTACACTTGTGTACACTCATACTCATTGTCTATTCCCTCAAATTAACATTTACGTTAGTCCAATCCTTGCCGTCACGTTCCATAGTGACAGTATAGTATAATCTGCCCTTAACACCAAAACTATTTTCAGCGTCCACATAAGATGATACAGTGTAGCTATCATTATGATGTGTAATAAAGTTTTTATCATACATTGGATAATCTGCCGTGGCAGGGGCTTTTAACTGTTTGTTTACATAGAATTTAGCTGCTGTGTAAGCTTCTTGGCTGTAGTCTTTTTCAGAGCTTGCACTATTTATGGCAAGGTAAATAATTAAAATTAATATGCCCCATGCAATTACATTAGCAATAAAAATCCCCAAACAACCATTACTTTTTTTGTTTTTGTTGGGTATCACGTTTGTGTTTTCTTCCATTTGTATTTCCTCCATTGTTATTTGTATCAAAACTGCAAATATAGGGTTTAGGTCTTTAAAACAACCAAAGATGATGGTGGTAATGATAGGATAAGTGTATTTGGGCAAATGATAACTCAGTTGTCCGATTTTAAAAAGATAAATCCGTTTAGTCAGTTTAAAAACAATTCACTTATTCCTGTAAATGAAATAGCAAACGTCCGTCAATTTAATAATCTTTTAACACAAGGTAAATCAGTAGCCGAAGCCGAGTCAATAGCTTTAAAAGGCTGTTCTAAAACAACTCTTGACATTGCTAGAAGTGCTAATGGTGCAGCGGTATCAGAAGAAATACTGTCTGCTTCTTTAAAGGGCGTTGCAACTTCTTCCAAACTTGCTGCTGTTGGTATGAAAGCGTTGTCTATTGCTGGCAATATGCTTACAGGTTTAGCTATTTCTTTCTTGCTTGATGGTATTATAACACTTTTTGATAATATTGTCAATGGTGCAGATAATGCAAAAGAAAGTTTAGCTCAGTTCACAAGTAGTTTTTCTGACTCTATTGGCAAATTAGATGAAGAAAACAAGTCAGTAAACGAATTAGTAAATCGTTATGTAACTTTGGTTGCAACAACAGATGACTTGTCGACCGTTAAGGACGATTTGAATACTATTCAGGATAATTTAATTGATAAGTACGGCAATGAAGCTAAGAGCCTTGACTTGCTTAATGGCAAAATGTCTGAAAATATTAAGAAAATCAAAGAGTGGAAAAAAGAAAAGGCTGAAAGCGAACTTTATCAAGAGTCAGATATTACTGATCCTGATGATGAAGATAGGAAGCTGAGTATTGCCGAGGCTTACGCCTTGGCTCAAAAAAAGTTAAAAGAGGGAAGTTCTTTCGGTTCTAATGGCGGTAGAGTAGGTCAAGCGTATGTTCCCGATACGTTATTTGGAAAATACAACAGTAATGCAGACATAAACAAGGTTGGTTCTCGTGATTACGGCGATTGGGGCGATTACAAAGAAGTAGCCGAAATACTTAAAAAATACAATAACGTTGGTATGAGTGGTTACGATGATGATACATTATACTTTGCAGGTACAATGCAAGAACGTATTGATACTATGCAAAAGGTTTATGATGAATTATCCGAGAAATGGGCAAACATTTCAAAAGACGATAATCGTAACAAGTGGTTGGCTGATTTGCAAAAAGAAATTGCTACCACAACAGAGGAATATGATAAACTTTCTAATGCCGTTGATAAATACAACGAAATTCAGAAAACACTTGAAAACTATAGCACAAGTGAAGAATTTAGCAAAGCATTTGATGAAGCTCAGAAAGCTACTGAAAGTTATAGTCATGCTGTAGCAAATAAAAATATTGATGATGTTGATAGGCTTTATGATTTAACTCAGAAATACAAAGATAAGTTAATCAACTTGGCTAATGGTGACGAGGATTTAATTGACTATGTTAATACTTTCTTTGAAACTTTACCTGCAAAATTAACAACAGGTACTTTTGATATTTCTGAGTGGACGGACGATATTGACGAAGTTCAGAATAAAGCAAAATCACTTAAAGATACCTTAACGAGCCTGCAAGACGGAAGTATTTCTGATAGTGATTTGGTCGAACTGTTTAAATCATATCCTGACTTGGCTAAATTCTCAGGCAATACGGAAAAGCTGACAGAAGAAGTTAAGAAACTGATAAAGCAAAATCCTAAAGAACTAACAGATAAATTAAAAGAACTCTCAAACAGTTTGCCGAATGGCAATGATAAGGCTAATGTAGAAGGTCTTATTGCAAGTCTTGAAAAACTTGGAGAGGTAGCTTCTTCTATTTCTGAAGTTAAACTGTCTGTAGATGATATTGAGAAAATTTACGAGGAAACGTTTGATGATCTTATAGATAAAGCCGAGGACGAGAAAGATGTTCTCGAAGAGCAAAAGAATATTCTTACAGAACAAAAAACTCAACTTGACAATATTATTTCTCAATACGAAACTGTTGCAAACACAGTGGAGTCTTATATTGATGAGCAGAAATCAGCTATTGAGGACAGATACAATGCTGAAATTGATGCCATTAAAGCTGTTAATGAAGAAAAACAAGATACCATTGACTTACAGGAGAAGTTAAATAATCTTGAAAATGCTAAAAAGAAAAAGGTAAATGTTTATTCTGAAGCTAGTGGTTGGCACTTAGAAACCAATACTGAGGAAGTAAACAAGGCACAGCAGGAATATGAACAGGCTAGTGCTGATAAACGTGTATCTGACCTTGAAAAACAGCGTGACAAGGAAACTTCACTGTGGGATAAGTATAAACAACAGTGGCAAGACCTTATCAGTAGTTCTACTAATACAGAAAATGAACAGCTTGCCAAAGATATTTTAGGCGTTAATTGGACGGACAAAATAGCACAGCAAGACACGAATATTCTTAATGACTTTGCGAGCAAATATCAATCTTATCGTTCTCAACTTTCAGATCAGGTTGAAAAGGAAATTGAGAGCGTTGAAAAAGAGATAACGGCTAAAAGCAAAGAAATTGAGGCATACAAGAAAGAAAAAGAAGCTTTATCAAAGTATGTTACGGATATTACGAATAAGAACAAAGACTATATAAAACAGTTGACAAACGTTTCTGAAAAAGAAATGCAAACTATGGAAGGTAGGACTAAGTTCTTAGAGGATTGCAAAAAACGTGCTAGGGAAGCTCTTGACTATTCTGATATTTCTGTTGAGGGTGCTAAATCGAATGGTTTATATCTTGTCCAATATGACGGTGAAACTGTTGGAACAGGGCTTGATGAAGCGCAAGCAGAACAGTTAAAATCTGAACTGTACGGCAAAATGGTTTCATCAGAACTCTTGGCTAATCCTATGCTTGGTAAGAATAAGGGTGCATTAACAGCTATTCTTAACGCTTTAAAGAGTAAGTTTAACATTATTAAGCCATATCGTTCAGGTGGTATTGATGATTATACAGGGCTTGCTCAACTTCATGGAAAGCCAAATGCAGTTGAAACTATCTTCAATTCAGAGCAAGGCAGAAAACTGTATAACCTTGTGGCTAATACGGATAACCTTGTCAATTATATTGGAAATAAGATTTATAACGGCATAACAGATTTGGTAAGAACAAAAATGTCCTCGCCAAACAATATTCAAAATAGAAATGACACAAACAATAAAACTATTGTATTCCAGATCGATACTGTCAATACAACAGACGGCACAACATTCTTAGAGCAGATGAACGCTTATCTGCAACAGGCTGATTTGGATAGAATAGTCGGTAAAAATTATTAAATAAACACAAAAGTAATAAAGAGCCATTAATTATTTAGTGGCTCTTATCTTTTGGAAAACAAGAGAGGTGACAAAAATGATTATGACTCCTACATTGGTATTTCCTGATGATGAGGTTGTAAAGATAGATAAGCATAAGGACACAAATGGTGAATATGATCGTGCGCCACATTTCAGTTATCAGTTTAATTGTACAGCAGGTTCGGCTATGCGTTGGGCATTGTGCGAGTACACAAACCTTAAAACAGGTGAGGTTAATCACTCTTATTTTCCAAAGGGTGGTGACATAAACACCTTTTACAATGGTGATAAAGTTGGTGTTAATGAGTTAGTTTTTAATGATATTGCTGAGAACGGTCATGACTACCAATATCAATACATTCTTTTTCAAACAGACCCTACAACCATAGCTGACGACACTCAATATGGAGATGGTGTTGGTTTGTATGATATGTATTTCTGCCGTGGAAAAGTTCAGAGAGCAGGTTCTTCAACATCATTTTATATAAACAAGGAAATAGGCAATTTGAAAGACGCTTATTATTATGAACGTGCTGACGGCTCAAATTACTTAGTTGGTGGTGCATACATGGAGATAGGTGAAGAACGTAGATTTATTGAAAAGTATGACTACAAAACAGGCATGGTTACATTGAAATCTGCTTTTACAACTACACCAACAGTAGGCACTGAATTTAGGATATTTACTAATTACTTTATAGATAAACCGCATTATGTAAAATGCAGAAATGACCCTGATTGTATTGTGACGGCTGAAGTAAACGAAAACAATTCTACTAGACCAATACATTGTGAAACAACGTACACTCACCCTAATCATGTCGGCTTGAAATATTATAAGTATTATTTGTATCAGATAATTAATTCAAATGTAGTCCATGACGGAACTATTCAGGATAGCACAAATGATACAACTCAGGTCAATCTTGGTAAAAGTATAGGTGAAAATATAGTAAATAAGTGTATTACTATAGAGGTAGAGCCTAGTGGAACAGAAGGTCATGTTACCGAGGGTATTAATGGTTTTATTTCTAACTACAATACTGCTACTGGAATGGCTATAATTTATTGCCCAGCAAATACTCAGTTTGTGAAAGGTGCAAAATTTACTGTTTATAGTGAAACACAGAAATTGATTGGCGAGAGTCCTGCAATTTATAATTTCAGACTCAACTACGATTTCTATGCTATGCAAGCAGGAAATTCATATTGTGTTGTTAGTGAGATTATGACACTTGACGATAAAATGTATCATTTTAGCAAAAGAGTATCGTTTCAAGGCAACGAGTTAGGTGATTTAGTAAACAACTTTAATTGTCTAATAATTAATAATCGCATAGCAATGCTGTCATGGAATACAACTCTTAGTGGTACTGCAAAGATTTTTAGACGTAATGTGAACGAAGAAGATTATATTTTTCTTGGTACTACTAATACAAAGAGCTTCTTTGACACAACAGTTGGTAATAAGCAGACTTATGAATATTATGTTTGCTACGGAGATTACAAACCATATAAATCAGAGCAAGTATCGGTAGATAGAGACGGTTGGTTTATATACTCTTTAACTAATTTGGGTACAAAATATAATAAAAAGTATTATGCTATTTCTGAGTGTTGGGAGTTTATAACAGGTATGACCGATAATGATATTACATCAAATATTGGTCTTGCGGTACACACAGGAACAGGTATTAAGCCAAAAACAACTAGAACAGTAACAGATTATGAGAGTGGTTCTTTCTCTGCTGATCTTTTAACAATTAATTGCCCTGATGGTCGAATAGTCGATAATATTGACAGGGTAAAAGCATGGACTAAATTTATTAAAGGCAAGAATGATTTTATGTTAAAATCTCATAAGGGCGATGTTTGGATTATAAATATCTCAGATAACCCTACTAGAATTTATGATAGCACAAGTGTATTAGGGTTGACTAATATTAAGTATGATTGGATTGAAGTTGAAGATATAAACGATGTAATAATTATTAGATAGGAGGTAGGAAAGTGTTATGGATTATTATAATAAAATAGACAATGCTTATCTTGCCGAGTTACATAAACCAATGCGAAAAATGTATGTCAAAATGGAAATTTTATCACACTATGAAGGTGCTATTGGCGAAATAACAAGTGACTTATCTTCTACAGATGGTTCAATAACGATTAATAAAGAGCAAGGCTGCCGTAGGTCTTGCTCTTTATCTATTATTGATAGAAGCGGTAAATATATACCTCAAAAAGATAGCTCATTTTGGTACAATCGAAAATTCAAGATCTTCATCGGCTTGCAAGTTGGTGAGAATATTTATTGGTTTCCGCAAGGTGTTTTTGTTACAAAGTCAGCAAACTCTAATGGTAGACGATTGAATGTTGAGGGTGTTGATAAATATGGTTTTCTTGACGGAACATTAAATGCTAGAATGTGCCTTGTTGAGTATCAGGCTAGTGTAACTAATTCTAAAAAAGGAACGAATATTGCAACTTTAATTAAGGACACGCTTATGCTTGATTTGGGTAATAATATACCTCTTGACCCTGTTGAGCCGATTATTGACCCTATATTTTATAATGTAACTCTGTATGACGATATTGTAATCGATGAGGGTGGTTATCTTGGTGAGATTTTTGACAAGATTGCCGAAATGTATGGTGCTAACATCTATTACGATGTCAATGGCAGATTGAGAATGGAAAGAGTTTTTAACTATAACTTACCTTCTTGGTATCGTCATTTATCACCACAATTTGAATTGAGTGAAACCGAAATTACAGAAACGGATATTAATTATACTTATAATTATGACGGTGTAAACATTATTACAGTTACAACAGACAATACAAGTGGTGAAATTTATTCGTACACAGCTAAAAATGAAAACCCACAATCACCTGTAAACATAAATGCTATTGGCTATAAGGGCTTAGATGGTGGCACTTATTATATACCCCTAGGAGATACAAGTGAAGAAAGCGGAGAGGAAAAGTGTAGGCAACAAGCCGAATATATGTTATTACAACATACTTGTATGAGTACAGGTATTAGTTACAATCTGCCGATCACTCCACATCTGAATGTTGATAATACCGTTAGGGTTAGTAATGATTATTATAATTTTGACAAACAGTTATTTATCGTAAATTCTATTACAATGCCTTTATCGGCTACTGAAATGAGTATTGAAGCCACTAATCTACAATGGCTGCCATTTGATACAGATTGTATTTCGATTTACTGTGAAACTTTAAGTGATACAGTGACAATATCTTATAATACGAATGGTGGCAAGGACAAAGACGGCAATACTATCACTTATAAGAGTATCAGCCAACCCCCTAATAAACAAATTGTTTTACAAGGTGGGGATATGTATAACGAGAATAAATTGTTCGCATGGACGGATAGTCAAGGCAATAAATACAATTATGGTGACGTGTACATTGTACCAAATAATAACGCAACACTGATAGCTCAATGGATAACAGGAAATGAAGTTACAGTTACCAATACATTGTCGGCAGATAGTACGGTAGAATTTCAATCTATGTCACCGTCACGTTGTTTGATACGTTATGATGATAACGAAGTAGCCAGACGTAATACAAACGCAATTTCAACATTTAAAAAGAATTATTCTTTGGGTACACACGATACAACTATTGTGTCTGAAAGTGATGATTTAACTAACTTTGACAATGCTTTTGATAAAGAAACAACTACAAAGATAGATTGTTCCAAAGTAAAAGCTACCTACCTCACTTCACCTATGGGAAACAGATTTGAGAATATGACAGACTTTGTTTTCCCTGCTAATCTTGCAAACATTTCGACCAGTAAGGGCGTGCTGTCAGGTTGTAAAAAGCTTACCAAGATTACATTTCCTATAGCATACTGTGATATTTCACACCCTGAATCGTTTCTTGCTAATAGCACATTTGTTAATGGTTTGGAACTACCTTACACCTTGAATTTCGTACCAATGGTTTCAGTTGATGGGCAAACAGGTATCGAAGAAATAAAACAAAACGAGATATTAAAAGGAAGTCATGTTGTTGGAAACTTAAACATCAAAGCGGCAACTACAAATAAATGTGTAGTGTATGTAAATAAAGAAACAACAAGTTTAGTTATTTATCCCGCAACAGTGCAGGGAAGATTTTATCTTATGGGCAAAGGTATTGATGGAGATTTATCTGGACTTCAAACTATACAAATTGGGCGATCTACTAATATTAACGACACCGATGGTTTTGCAAGTAATACATCGGCAAACATAAATCTGAGTTTGGACTTTCAATCGGGTAATTGTACTACTAAAATACCTAAAAACGCTTTTAACGGCTATAGTGGTAATACGATTAATGTAGTAATTTATGGTAATGTGACCGACAGCAATGGTATCACGCTTGAAAGCGGATCGTTTTGCAATATGCCTAATATGACAAAATTGCCAATGACAAATAGCATAAGCTTAAAAGTTATACCTGAGAACTGCATGAATAATTTAGCTTCATTAACTTTAGCAACTACAGGCTATGTGGTTGACGTTGAGGGTTGTAACGATATGCCTAACCTGACAACTCTAAGAATTGAAAGTTCTTGCGAAATAGTGAATGGATTTAATAACTGCCCTAAATTGAAAAATTTGTCATTCATGAGTGACGGAAAAGTAAAAGAAATTGGTGGTTTAAATAGTAATGCTATTACAACATTTTATATTCCAAATATGGCTTTGTCTGTATCGGGCGTGAATAATTGTTCTGCATTAACAACGGTTGTTATTGGGGCTTCTTTGACTAGCTTTACAGGGTTTAATAATTGTCCTAAATTAAACAAGTTTACTGTGGATAGTTCTAATACTACTTTTAAAGTCGTTGATAATAACCTCTACCAAGGGAATAAACTTTGCCGTGTTCCAATGAGTAAATCAGATATTATGGTAACAAATGGTACAACGGAAATCATGAGCAATGCCATTCAGGTTGCTTTTGCAAACAGCATTTCTATTCCAAATGGTTGTATTTTAGCTAACGACTCAATCAAGTGTCAAAGCGTAGGTCAAATTATTTTCCATACTTCTTTTAACACAGAAACTGGGAAATATAATAATTTAACTATGACCGATTTTAGTACCCTTGATAATGTACAAGTCGGAACTATTTTCACATATGGAAATGGTATAACCGATACCACAAACGCAAATTGTTTGCCTGTTGTCAAATACTGTATAGAACATGACATTAATTATGTTGATATGAACGAAACAAATACTAACGCTCGTGGAGTTATTGGAATAAGCGGTAATGCAGAATTGGACGGTGATAATTAATGATAAATACTTATACTTGTATACCAAATCAAACTTCATCAGAAACCGTGTTTGCAGACCTTAAAACATTTTTTGAAGATAAGTGGACTTGGAGCAAAATTGAAACAAATTATCCTGACAGTGAGTCCACCGATTATAACACTTTGACATTTTGGATTGATAATACAACGTACTTTAGAATAATGTTTGATCCTGCAAAGTCACGTTATTGGGCTGGGTGTGGTGAATATGACTCTTCCCAAACGTCACCATATGCTGATTATGTCAGCTTTACCTATAGCAAGTTTGATAGTGTCATGTTGTATACTACAAGTCGGGGAATGTTGATTTTGTTTAAAAGTGGAGATAATGACTATGTATTAGGTGGGGCTATTGCAAAGATGAGAAAGCTGTCCGATGATACAGAGATAACAGGTTTCTTTACCCCTACTTCAAATTCAGGACATCAAGGAAGTAAAATGGCAAGTTTGTATAATATGTTTAGTCAAAGTTTGCACAATGGCGGTACGAACCTTGTACCACAAGTTGATTTTAATATACCATTGAATAGCACAGTTGAGGGACAATACGCTGCTAAAACTGACGGAATATTCTATGTTTATATGGGACAAGACAGTGTGTTTCCTGCTGACGGAACTGTTGTAAAATTCACAATGAATGGTGTTAAATATGTAGGTAACTGCAAAATGGTTTTAGCCGATTATTCGTAAAGGCGGTGTACAGAATGTCTAAAATGAATAAGCTGATTAAGGAAAGTCAAGATAATAAAAAAACACTTGGTTACACCTATGGAACGGTTAAAAGCTACGACTCTACAAATTGTACAGCCATTGTTTCGCTATTAGAGTATAATGGTGCTGAAAAATCTTTTCTGAATAAATCAGGTGAGATTTTAAGCATGGGAGACAGTGTGTGGATCTATTTCCGTGGTGGCGGTATAAACGCTGGCTACATTGCTATTAGGAATGGCAAACCCATACCTCTAGGAAGTCAAAATTCTAGTGTAGGACGATTTGTTGAATACGTTGATAGTAGTGGTCATCATCACATTTCGGAAAAGTTTAATTATTATGGCAATTCTTATTGGTATACTATAGCCCCTGATGGAACAAAACAGATTACTATTTATCTCGAAAATATTGCTCATGGTGATTATAACCATGTTGAAGGTCAAGCAAACCACTGCTACGAATATAGTTATGACAGCAATAATTATATTGATTTTTCAGGAATGAAAACTCACAATATACCCTATCTTCGTGAAAATAGCAGTTTAAATTCCTTAACAGGTTTTAATAATACTAGCGTTGGTGGTTTTTCTAATCACGTCAGCGGTATGTGGAATACATCTGAATATAGTGTGGCGGTTGAGTGTAGCGGTACAAAAAATACTATTTCCAATTCTCGTGATACATATGTTAGTGGCGTAGATAATATACTAGAGGGTGTAGCTGATAGTATTGTAGTTGGTATATACAATATTGTTAAGGGTGACAAAACTAAAGACCAAATGGCAAAATATAACGCCGTGTTTGGAGAGCAAAATGATGTTCTTAATTATGATGGATGTCTTGTCGCAGGTACATGGAATCACGCCACGGCAGATAACCAAACCGTTATAGGTATCAATGCAAAATCAACTTATAAAAGCTCGGAAAATGCAAGTATACTATTTAATATAGGAAACGGTCATAATATAGAAGATGGTACTCTAACTCAAAATTCTGCAATGCAAGTGGACTTTTCAGGCAATGTTTATGCTGGCGGTGCGTACAAAACTATTGGTGCTGACTATGCCGAATATTTTGAATGGCTTGACGGAAATGTTGACAATCAAGATAGGATCGGATTATTCGTTACGCTTGACGGTGATAAAATCAAGCTTGCAAATAAAGACGATTATATACTCGGCGTCATATCAGCTAATCCGTCTATTGTTGGTAACTCTGCTGAATTAGATTGGCATGATAAGTATAAAACAGATGTTTATGGACGGTTGATTTATGATGAGTCACACAATCCTATAGTCAGTAAAAACTATAACGATACGCTTGAATATGTTCCTCGTGGGGCTAGAAAAGAGTATAGCAAAGTTGGCTTGTTAGGACAGTTAGTAGTTCAAGATGACGGAACGTGCGAGGTCAACGGATATTGTACGGCTAGTGTGAATGGCGTGGCAACCAAGTCAGATAGTGGTTATAGGGTTATCAAACGTATTGATGAAACACATATAAAAATAATACTTAAATAGAAAGAGGGCTAACAACCCTCTTTTATTATTGGAGGAAAAGTTATGAAAGAGATTATTACTCAGATGATTACAGAGTATTTGCCTGTAATTTTAACAGCGGTTATGACGGCTATTGTCGGTTTTGTAAAATCGAAGTATACAAAAATCGCAAATGACAGCATTAAGAAAGATGTGGCGGCTACAACGGTTAAGTACATAGAACAGATTTATAAAGACGTTCACGGCACAGAAAAGCTTGAAAAGGCTAAAGAAACCATGCTTGCCCTGCTTGAAGAAAAGGGTATTAAGATTTCCGATGTAGAGCTTGTCATCTTGCTTGAAAGTGCTGTTAAGGATATGAATTATAAATCACTCACAGATTTTATTGACGAGGTTAAGAATGGCGGTGAGTAATTATGAGCACGGTTAAGGAAATTGCTACCTACTGTGGAAGTATTACAACCATTTTGGCACTGATAACAATTATTGTTAAACCAATCAGGAATAGATTTGTAGAGTGGATTTCAAAAACAAGTGGCAAAGATAATCTAAATAAAAAAATAGATAAATTAACAGCATTAGTGGAAAGACAGGTAGAACAGAACCAAAGCATGGAAACTGAGTTACAAAAACAAAGTTTGGCTTTGCAGGCTACGTTGAGAAATTCTATTTTAGCAATTTATAATTCAAGAATGAAAGAAAATAGTATTTCACTATACGAAAAAGAAAATCTTGCAAGACTATACGAAAGCTATTCATCTATTGGTGGCAATAGTTTTGTACATAATTGTGTAGACGAATTAAATAAACTACCTGTAAAGGAAGATTAATTGGAAAGGAAGTATACATATGACTATTAAGGGTATAGACGTTTCTGAACATCAGGGCAATATTGATTGGGCTAAAGTAAAAGGAAATGTAAGCTTTGTTATACTGAGAGCTGGCTATGGTGATGCTATCACATATCCAAATCAGATTGACAGAACATTTGAAAAAAATTATAAAGGTTGTAAGAATAACAATATTCCATGTGGTGTTTATTGGTATTCATATGCACAATCAGTAGAAGCAGCAAAGCAAGAGGCAAAGGCTTGTCTCAAGGTAATCAAAGGCAAAAAGTTTGAGTACCCTATTTATTTTGATTTAGAGGAGCGTTCACAGTTTAATAAAGGTAAGGCATTTTGCGATTCTATCGTAAAGGCATTTTGTGGCGAGATCGAAAAGGCAGGCTACTATGCTGGACTTTATATGAGTCGTTCTCCTTTGCAGAATTATATCTCTTCTGATGTAGCAAAGAGATATACACTTTGGATTGCCGAGTATAACAGCAAATGCAATTACAATGATAAACATGATATATGGCAGTATTCTAGCATTGGCAAGATAGACGGAATTGCGGTTAGTGTTGACGTAGATTATTGCTACACAGATTTTCCCACGAAAATAAAATCGGCAAACCTGAACGGATATACTAAGACAAAGAAGCTACCAACACTTGAAAAGTCTGGCTATAAAAAGGGTGATAAGACCAGTGGCGTTCTAGCTCTGAAAGAAATGCTCATCATAGCTAAGGCAAGAAAACTTCACAACGTCTCACTTGACGAAAACGGTATTTTTGGTGAGGGTACTGAAAAGGCTGTTAATGCTTTGCTGAAAAAGTGGGGTTATAAGCAGACTAGCATTGCAGGTGAGAAGTTTATCAAGAAGCTTGCAAGTGCTATTAAGTAATATCGTTGTTAAAGGGCGAGGTAATACAGCTTCGCCCTTGTTATATTTTATTTATACGAAAGGAAGATGAACTATGGCGTATTGTGCTACAAACGGAAACCTGTATGAAAACGGAAAAGCTTTTGAGCTGAAAGTTGGCATTGGTGCTGATTTTAAAGTACAGGCTTCGGGAACTGGTAGTTTTCAGGTTGTAGGAAAACTGACTCAGAATGGTGCAGAGGAAGTGCTTATGATGGTTGATCTGAGCGACTTCTCAACAGTTGATACGATTACAACAGAAAATGTTTATGCAGGAGATGTTAGTGGTTACTATAGTGTAACTGTTAAAAATGTCAAGGGTGTAAACAAAATTTGGGGAACTATAACATATTAAGGAGGTGGATTTATGGCTACAGATATTATTGCTAGAGGTATGGCGGCTAATGCTAAAAAGTCTGTCACTGAATTAGGCAACAAGGTTGAAAGCGAAAAGTGGATTGGCACAAAAGCCGAGTGGGAAGCCGTTGATAAATCCACTATAAAAGACGGCACAATTGTATATATCACTGATGATAAAACGGTGATTTTATACGATAAAGCGGAAATGGAAAAGATAGCCGCCCAGGTCGCCACAGACCGCAAAGCCGCTGAAACTGCTGCACAGACAGCACAGTCTGTAGCTGATAGTTTACCTGAAGACTATGTTACAGCAGTTGCAAAGATTGCCGAGAATACAGCGAATATAGCTAGTATAAAATTAACAGATAAGGAAATGAAACGTAGGGTAGATGCTCTGTATGACATAGGACAGGGTATCACACACCAGTTTGAAACTGATACAAATACAGCATATCAGAAAACAGTGCCGACAGGGGCAAAGCTGATGAGCGTGAAGTCAATAGGCGGTCATTCTGAGGTCATTGACGGTGAGATTGTCAGTGCAGGAGTGATAGAGGTCGCTGTGGGTGATACCGCCTACCCAATCCCCGAACCTATCCGCAATCTGCCTGGCTATGGCTGGTCAGCAGGAACGGCTAAGAACTGGGTGGATTATGAGAATAAGAAATACTATCAATGTGTTGGTAGTGTGGATTTGGGAACGCTGACGTGGAAAAATGGTGAATCTGTGTCATTTGAAACACACGAGTTAAACGGACAAAAATTGACAAAAAGCTATGGCATTGCACCAAACTTTGTGTGCCCAAAATATTCGACAAAAACGCAGAATGCTATGTGGGGCAAAACCAGTATAACAGGCATAACAGCTAATGCAAACGTTGACGGATATGTATATGTCAACGATACGTCCTACACCGACGCCACCGCATTCAAACAGGCAATGTCAGGCGTAATTCTGTATTATGAGTTAGCAAATCCTATAGTAACAGATATATCATCGTTAATACCAGACGACTTTCTGCGAAACATCGAGGTCGAAGCAGGGGGCTCAGTGACATTCAAAAACAGCAACGACAGCTATCTGATACCAGTGCCGTCAGAAGAAGAGTATATCGTGAAACTGAGTGAAGTGGGAGGTACAACATGACAGAGTTGCAGAAAAAGATGGTTGAGAAGTTAGGATTATCCCAAGAAGACTTCCAACCAAAGAAGGCTACAAAGGTTGATGAGTTGGAAGCACAGGTGCTATACACTGCACTGATGACCGACACGCTAATTGAGGAGAGTGACGACAATGTATAAAAAGGTCAAACGTTTGTACGACTTGGGGCTGTACACCGCTGAGCAGGTCAAGGATTTTGCCGACAGGGGGAAGATAACCCCTGAACAGTACGAGAAAATCACTGGGGAAAAGTATGAAAGCGAGGACAACGAGGGTGGTGGAAAGACTAAATGAGCGTAAGCATATATAACAAAACTGATAACAAGCTTAGTTCACTAGCAAACCAAACGGAGCTTATGAACAATGACGGTACGGCAGATATTACAAGCCAAATAGAAAATTTGACTACCTCGGTTAAAAGAAACACAGATGAAATATCTATTCTGAGTGGAAGTTGTGTTCGCATGGAGAAATTAAATCGTAATGCTCATATCGCAGGTGGCACATGGAATTGCAATGATCCAGATAATATAAATGGGCTTCTCGGTCAAATAAATCGTGGCAATATTTCCGAATTAGGTCTTGGTACAGAACTGAAAATAAAAGGAACTATTGAAAATGTTCCTTGTATCGTTGATGGTGAAGAAAGTACAAAAACGGTAGAGTATGATACTTATTTTGTATGTGTAGCTGTGGATTTTCTTAGGACTACAAAAACCTCAAGTGAAAAACGGTCATATACATTTATGCCTTTTGGCTCACCAATAGGAACAAATGTTATTGATAACGCTACAGGTTTAGGTGATGTTCACGCATACTCTCAAACATTCATTCAGCAAAAGGTTATGCCTGTTTATACTGCACATTTTAAAAATATTTTTGGAAATAATCTTGCTGAGTTTTCAGACCCATTACCACTTATGATTAACAAATCAGCCACGAGTTACACTTATTTTAATGGTGGTGGAAGAAGTGTGGAAAACTATGGCTATAGTGATAGCTATACCTCCTATTCGCTTAGATTACCGAGTGAGCCTGAGATTTTCGGACATTATGTTACATCGGGTTGTTATGACAATTCAGGCATGGAGTCACAGTTGCCATACTTTGCAAATAAGCCAATTACTACAGCTTTAACAGGCTTTGGTTATGATACTACTGGTGGAATGTGGCTATCGTCATATTCGGGTATGAATTATTACGGATATTATGATATTGATAAAAGAACAATTCACGCAAGACCAGCCAATGCCGAGTTTGGCATTTACCCACTTCTGACATTGGTTCAGAAATAATTTTAGGGTACTAGATTAATTTCTAGTACCCTATTTTTTTTACGTTTGACGAAATATAAATAATTAGATATAATAATATTACCTAAAGCGAAAAGGTTAAAAAGAAAATATTGTTAAGGGCTAACGAGATAGTGGAAGAATAGTTTCTATGAAATAAAGATTTTATTAAAAAATTACAAGGATTTTATTAGAAAATTATAAGACAGAGTTTTATGAAAGTCTTATAAAAGTCTTATAAAATTTATATGTACAAAACAGCAAAAATGACAAGCCAAATTTGTGCAATGATACAAAACATAGTAAAACGTGTTGACAAACCACTACAAGTCTGATATAGTATAAATGTCAGTTATGGCGATGGCATAGCTTGTGAGTTGAAATATATTTGTATTCTATGTGTAACTAATTAAGTTGCAAGAAAAAGGTGTGTTCTTTATGAATACACCTTTTTTATTTACATTGCAGTAAAATGATTGCCAAATTTATAGCTAGTTAAAATTATAAAAAAAGTTTGTAACGTCTTGACAAATAGATTTTTTTATGCTATATTATATATGTCAGTTGTAGTATTGCTACAGCTAGTGAGTTGAAACATATTTGTATTTGGTACGACCTAATAATTGGTTACAAATGCAGAAGATAAGGGTGTGTCCGTTGTGGCATACCCTTATTTTTTTTATCATTTTATTGCTATGATTTGAGACAAAATAGTAAAAATGAAATGTAGAAAATTTGATTATTATTATCATAAACTTTGTGTAATGTGCTTAAATAAAATCTAATGTGCAAATATTAAATTCGTCTTTGTTTGCCTGTAAAGTGTGTAAAAAGTGTGTAAAAATATATGAAAGATAGGGAAAAAGAGTGAAAAAGAGTGAAAGTTTTAGTGTTGGTATAAATATATTTTAAGACAATTAAGACAATAAAAAAGTTCCGCAAACCTAGTAAAATCAAGGGTTTACGGAACTTTATAGCTTGGTGCCGCTGACCGGACTTGAACCGGTACGGATTTTACTCCGAGGGATTTTAAGTCCCTTGTGTCTGCCTATTCCACCACAGCGGCATACAAGATATATTATAACACTTTTTTTGCAAAATGTCAACGCTTTTTTGCAAATTAAAAGTTGTTAAACAGAAATAAATGGTAATTGTGGAATGGCAACGGTGC